AGGCAGAGGCAGAAGCCGGCGTTCTGATGGGACGTACATGGGGTACGGTGGTGGTATTTACGACCATTACGGTATGCATGAGAAGATGAAGGAAATGGAAGAACGCGAAAACGAGCTGGAAGAAAGGGAAAGAAGGCTTGAAGAGCGCGAACGTCGTCATGAAATGGAGGACCGGGAATACCGGAGGATGGGTTACGAATCCTACCCGACCGATTACTATGGAGACGACAGATACTACGGTGACGGACCTCAGATGCGTAGAGGTCGCGGACGTGGCAGAGGTCGTTCTTATTGAGGAGCAGACGCAGAGGATCCAGCTTATCAGAAATATGTAGATACTTACGGCTACCATTTTTCTAATGCTCTCGCTGATGAGGCGGTAAAGAAGATGGTCAACGTCGATGGATCCAAGAGGATCTGGAAGCAGCCGGAAATAAAAGATATTTTTGAAAAGTGCGGAGCGAAGAAGCCGGATAAAGCGACATGGGGCGATGTCCAATATGTCTTTGCAATGTACTATTCGGATGGTTTTCCGAAGGTCTTCAAATGTGAGAACGAGTTGGTGAAAGCTACGTTAATGTATTTGGATGATCCGGATGCTCCCGAAGGAGTAGCCTTTATAAGATGGCTTGCCGTGCAAGATTACCTCGGCGAAAAAATAAACTGGAAGGATCTGACCTGAGATCCAGACCCAGGTCCTTCCGGTGGTGCGGGAGCCATAGTAAAAAATATGATTCCCGCATTCCCGTTTTTCCCGTTTGGAAAAAAAAGGAATAAAAATATTATACCGGTCGGCGGGCAATAGAATACCCGTGGCCGGTTTGTTTCACATAACTTTTTTTTTGGACATGAATATAGCACACGAATCTAAATCGAATAAAACCCCCTTGTATTTAATAGGAGAGTTGATTGGCGTACCGAATACGGTTATGGACTCAGCATTGCATGAACTGAAAGATAGAATAGACAAAGACCCTAAATATAAAGATGTTAAAAATTGGCTCGAATCTTTACCCAAGATCTGAACCTATTTTTCCCAATACCAGGCCCGATGCGATTTTAACGTATCGGGTTTTTATTTTAATTTATATTGTTTTATTTTAAATCTAATTAATTTATGAATGTCGTACTTTTGTTGAAAAAGTATTTTTTTATGGAAAATAAGGAAGATTACGTTGGTTACGAAGATCAAGAACTGTGTAACCGGTATTACAAAGAGGCTGAAGCCATGAGGCAAAAGCAGGACTGGTCTCGGCTTAGGGCTGCCCCTGCTCCGGCTAAGGGAACGCCATCGCCCGGCTGGGGTCAGCTTGGACGTGGAAATGAAGTTCGTGTCAAGTACGTTAGCATCAATTCAGGATTGGGAGGAGATAGGTTATGACCGTAGAAGAATTAGCCAGTAAAAGATACGGTGGCGAATTTGTTTTCATGTTTGGTCATCTTGAAGGTAGAACAAGATTCGTTTTTGAATGCTTTGATCCCAGACCTGATCACGAAGGTAAAAACACTTACATGGTTTCCTATTTTGAAAAGGGACTTCATAGAAGAGATGTGGTAGATGTGCCGTGTTATATGAATGTTTTGCCAAAATCATGAAAACACTACTTTTAAATGTACCTGTATTTTCCGGTAAGATTATTTCTCCTATATGGATTAAGGCTGTAAGAGATTTTCAATCCAGACCGAAGGAAGAAAGAGACTCGTATTGTTCGGTTTGTGGATGTACGGAAGGGTGTAACCTGTGCGATGATATAAGTAAATATAGGATTTATGAACAATTAAAATATTACAAATAATGGAATTAAAAGATTTTAAAGATGTAATTAGAATGATGACAAAAGAAGAGTTCGAATCAACAATCAATGAAGATATTAAATTCGTTGAAAGATTCAAGTATTTTTTTAAACATGATGATGCTACGAGGATATTGGAACACATCGAGTCCGTGTTAAAAGCATCAGTGGACTACTACTATCCTAATCATTCTAAACCTGAAGCAGAACCAGGAGACATGGGAGAAGTTTCTGACGGATACCATACTTTCAATGAATTGTATCGGTACCGTATGTTGTATAATGCCGCCTTCTTTAATTTATTAGCCAGAAACGGACAGGTTGAAGTTTGCAAATCAAGGAGACACAGCGACGGAGAAAGATGCTTCGGTTCTGATGACTGGTTTATTGTGATGGCAATGTTACCCACTGGTCAGGTGTCTAATCACTATGAAAGCAAATACTGGGATTTGTTTGATGTTCCAGAAAGAGAAACCGCTTTCGAATATGATGGCCATACACCAAATGAAGCCGCAGACAGACTTGAACAGTATCTTTTTCGAAAGAAATCGGGTTTAACATTTGAAGAAGCTTTTAAATTTTTGAAAAATGGTAATAATATCAAAAGGCATGGGTGGAAAAATGAACATCTTGATGCTTTTAGAAAAAGTGGTGTTAGCTCAATTCATGTGGAAAAGTCATTGATCATAATTATAAATGAAGAAACACGGAGGCTGACATCGTGGAATCCAAGTATAGAAGATATATCGTCGAATGACTGGGAGGTTGTGAAATGAGTTTGTTTGTTTGTTCACGATGTGGCTGTATAGATAATACAGCCACATCGTGTTACTGGGCTCTTACAAGACCTTGTAAGAATCGTATTTACGATAAGTCGCTAAAGGGATATGAAGGTAAGCCTCTTTGTTCTGAATGTGCTGCTATTGAATATGATAAGGAAGACCAACTGGTGGTGGTTCCTGGAACGTGGCACGGTAAGTTCAAGAAAGAATGGCCTACTGAAGAAGAAAAGAAGCATATTGGTAAAAACGGTATTTTAAATTATTGATTTATGTGTGATAAGGAAATCGTGATATGCGCGGCCATCTGGGTGCAGGACGGCAAGAAGCGTCCCCATCAGCCCACCAATATACCATCCGGCGCCGTGTTCTGTGGATTGAGACATTGTTCTATCATTTCTCAGTTTGCAGCTTATGGTATTGCTCATAAAAACCGCAGTGTTCAAGGATTTTTGACAAGCAAGAACCGGTTTTTAACAAGAGAGGATGCGTCTGAACTTGTTAAAAATAATAATCAGGAAATGGTAGTAGATAGGAGTGCCATTAGGGAACAATTGTATTCAGAAGATTTATATTAACAACTAAAAAAACAGAATAATATGGGATTTGTAATCAAAAAGTCAATCACTTATAATATGATGGACGGCAATCAGTTAGAGTATGTATTTGACAACATTAATTTAGATCATATCACATTTAAAGGTAATGGTAAAGAATCTTTTTCATTTAACAGAGCCCTTGTTGAAAATTTAATTGAGACATTTGATACTATGCAGGATATATACTCTGATAATTACGGGATTAAGGTTTATACCGGTAATTGCATAATTCAACTGAATGTAAATCCAAAGAACTTAAGTGAATCCTTTTTTGACGTATATGATAGAGATGGGATGAAATTGATATATAGTATACAAAATAGTATTTTGAAAGAAATGTTTATAATATGATTACCAAGCAGGACATACAAGCAGCAGCATCGTATATTTTCCAAAGTAGTTTTGTCTCGGAGGACCAGGCAAGGAAAGCGATGGTAAGAGCTGGCAATAACGCTACCAAGATCCTCATCAAGACCTTCAGAGGAAAGTTGTTCAAGAAAGCTTTTGGAAGAGCTCGTAGAGGAAAGGATATCAGTTCTTTTGAAAGACAGGAAAAAGAAAGTGGTTTCAATTTTCTTTACAATTCTAATAATGGTAGTATGCAAAGCGGTCATGTAAAAATAGATGAAATTGGACTATTTAAACAAATAATAAAGTCGGGTACGTAAGTTATCCGACTTTTTCATATATTTGTGGCATGGCACGAGGTTATTATTGGATACCGCAGACAGATGAAACGTTAAATGGCATAAGCTATTACGTGACTAAGGTAGTAGGAGATATCACGTTTGATACTAAACGAAAAAGAATAGTGTTTCAAACTACCAGGTATTTCCCAGTAGGATCCGTATTCCATTTTACTCACAACTGCTTTAAATACGTCATAACCTGCCGGCTCCGTAAGCCGGGGCTGTGGTATGAGGCAAGGAGGGAAGACTGCGGACCTATTGGACCGGATGATGTGGAAAGGTTCGAATCTGGAAGGTTTATTCATAGAAATGGGTACAAATATAATGCATAAGCGTAACTTGACGATTTACGTCAGATTATAATTTTTTTTCATATTATTTTTAAGCCATCAGACTGAGAAGTTAGATGGCTTAATTTTTTATGATATGCTTGATTTTTAACTACCTTTGTCTTATAACAAAAATGTTTTACTATGACATCAACGTGTATTATTAAAAGAGATAATAAAAAGAAAGTTGTTTCTGTCTCTACCAGATCAGGGGACAGGTCTATGTTGTTTGATAAAATAGCATCTGTTCCTCTTATGGAGAACAGGGAGCGGGCTACTACTGTTTTTAAAACCGTATTTTCCAACAAGTTCTTAAAGGCTTTTGGCGACTGGAGAAAGAGAGTGCCTATCAACAAACAGGCTTATAATAAGGTAAAATCCAACATCGATCTTATCCCAGAAGCCTATAGAGAAAGGGTGCTGGATAAGGCTTCTAAGATGAGTAATCCTGTTCTTGTATCAAAATCAGATGCAACTTATGGGATTCAAGAATCAGGCTTCGGATTCTATAGCCAAGATCTGGGTGATAATATTATGTTGGTGGATGCTATGATCCCATCAAGTATTTCCGTACCGGAAGAACCAGGAATAGACGCCGGGCAGTATTTACAAGATGCTATATTTTCGGACTTCACTCCCGTATCTGTGGTACAGGATAAGGGTGTTAATTATATGGTTATAAAAGACGGTCTTAAGATATTTAGCCCAGAAGAGCTACCAGAAACAGATTCTAATCCTGTGGGTGTAACGTATCAGACTGGAGAGCCTCGTTTGTTTTTCATGAACGATCGTAGTCAATTATTTGAAGATTACGGAGAAGCTCTTCGCTCTGGCGGGAATGATATCAGAATAGGGTTCTTATCAGGCACCGTTCAAGAATCTACCGTGGATGGCGTGGCAGACATTACTTACAAAGCTGGAAAGTATGTTCTTAATAATCCCAAATCTTTTATACCGGTCATGACCGCTTCTGCTTCTACTTCTTTATCAACAAAAGGTGGTATAATTAACTACCTTATAAAGAAAGGTCTTTTGTCCGGATCTAAGATATTCGATCCTGAAACAAGAAGCTATTATCTTACAGGAGAAGGTCATACAGGACAAATTAGACTTTTCAATTCAGCCTTATCATACACCGAGCTCCGTAATCATTTTGGTTCCGATGTTTCCATGAACGACCAAGGTATGATAACCATAAGCTCGTTGGATAACAGTAAGGTAACTATGAGACTCGCCACCGGAGGAACGGAAAGGATTAGTAGGGAACAGATAAAGAACGATCTTAAGTCAGGAAGATACAATGAATTGGACGCCAAGTACGATCATTTTGATGCGCTTGTAGTTTCATTCATATTAGAAGATAACGATCTTTATGCTGATACTAAAGCTAAGATCGTATCAGATTATAGCAGGCAGGAACGTGACCAACGAAATTCTATTGTCGAGATACTGAAAACGCTTGGCGTTAGTGTCATAGGTATGACCGACTATATAGAGAAGTACCAAACCAAATACGGGCACGAACCTTCTGCTAAGGCATTGGCGGATATTGCTAATAACGTAATAGCAGTTGGTGAAGATGCTACTTTATCTGATTTAGTAGAAGAAACAGCCCACTTTCTTGTAGAGGCATACAGAGATCAGAATGCTGTTGAGGCTGTTCTGCAAGATGTAGAAGGTACGGAAGAGTGGAACCAGTATGCAGGTCAGTATTATAATACATACGGTAAAGCGTATGAAGGAGCTGAGCTTGATAATGCTGTTAGGAGAGAAATTCTTGGAAAGATCCTCGCCAGGGAGATGCAGGCCGGCACAGCACAGGCGCCGGTAGAGCCCACCTCCTTCCTGGGGCGCGTCCGGCAGCTTTTCTCTGGAATCGTAAGCTGGCTTAAATCAGCTTTATCAACCCAAAGACAAGATTTGAATAACGTTATTAAAAACATTCGTGATCTTGCCATTACTGACATAGATAAAGGATTTGACACCTCTCTGTTAAAGGATAATGACTTTACATTATACTCCCTTTCTTCTATGAACAAGAACAAGTTTCTTGAGTCTAAGATCAGATCACTAAGAAAAACATTAAGAGACTTACGTCAGATAAGCTCTGATAGGGCTGTAACTACGTCTATGACCCTTGCTCAGCTTAAGACCATAGAAGATAAGATAAATAAGGTAGAGACCGAAATAGACAAGAATGAGATGGCGGCTGCCATGAACAGCATGATCTCCACAGCCGAAGCTCAGGTCAGATACTTAAGTAATGTGGTGAACACCATCCTTCATGGTGATACCAAAGACGGTAAACTTCACTTCAATACCAATGATCGAAAGAACGTAGATATTATCAACAATCAGGTTCTTCCGATCATGAACGATCTTCGAGGATATATCCGTAATAGAAGTACCGAATTTGATGAACGTGAAAAGCAGGATTATACAAATAGGATCAATACCGTCATTGCCGACATCAATGGTATTCAGTCTGATATTAAATCAGTACAAGACCTTGATGAAAGTACGTTGCTTGATAAGTTAATGAACGAACTTCATGTGCCGGCAGATAAGGTAAAGAGAGTAAAAGAATTTTTTGACAAGGTTCAACATGATGTTTCTTGGATAAGTAGGTGGTTTGGTATATTAGAGCATTCTTCCAGTCCGTTCAATAACGCTCTTGGAGCTATGATTGCCAAAGATAATTATAATGCGATGGTAAATGCCCAGCCCGCTATATCTGACTTCCTGGCATATACTAAAAAGCATGGTTTCAACAAATCCGAATTTGAAAAACTACTTCAGAAAGTAGATGGCAAAACTTCCAATTACCTTCGTAGTGCTCTTGATATGGCTAAATACGATCGTAATAAGAAGCTGGCACAGATGCGTGCGTTTGCAACTGCCATGAACATAGAAATATCAGAAGAAGAAATCAATGATGTGGTTGACAATAATCGTAATTACGTATTTAAAAGAGAAGTAGTTGACAAGGACGGAAATACGGTTACTGAAAACGCTAAATTTAAGCCCTCATCTGACAGGGTTAATACTGATATTTTCACCATCGAGCAGGAAAAGATCTATACAGAACAGATGGAAAAGTGGGATGCTGAAAATTCAGAATTGGAATTTAGTGAAAGTTATGCCACAAGAATGGAATCCATATACAAAAAGGCTGAAGAAGAATTAGGGCATCCAGTTTCTCAAACAACTAAAGAATATCTTAATGCTCTTTCCCGGCAAAAACGAATACTGAGGCAGCCTTTTATTGATAGCGGTGGTAATTTTGATGAGGTTGATTACTATAAGAGTAGTAACTACGAAGAAGAAGGACTGCTTCGTAAACAACGTAAGGAAGCAGCTTCGGAATACATATATGTTGGTACCAGACGTGTTGAAAAAACCGGCGACCAACTTAAGATGGCTAAAGAAATACAAGCCATAAATGAAGTTTGGAGAAAAGAATCAAATAATGTCACTAATGCCGTATCAGAATCATTTTTGGAAAGATTGAGAACGATTCAGCGTGAGTCTGGAGGAGAAGCTGCGCTGAAGACACTTATGTTGGGAGGTCACCTGTCATTTAATGATCGGTTTTGGAATGATGTAGAATCGGAACAGTCGGCACGTACCGAATCAAATAACAAGGCTTCGTATCTCAAAATGGCGCATGATATCATTAGTTCTACAACAAGTGATAGAGATGCGACTGACGTGGATTCTATTGTGAAAGATATAGAAAAAAATAAGGCCATTATCAAGGAAATAATCGGAAACAACCGCGATGTGGCTGATATCGGAGAAATTAACGAAGCGACATTTACCTCATCCGAAAGAGATGCTTTTAGGGCCGCATCTGAAGCTATTGAAGCCGATTACGCTATTTTGATAGATTATGCTAAGATGGTGGGTCTTGAAGATATTGATAAGTACCTTACTAAAAGCAGTAAGGCTGAAAACGAAGTAAATCAGTCTTATTTAAATGCTCTTGCTGACTCCAAGGAAGTGGAATGGAAGTTCGTACAACGTCATACTACGGCGAAGAAAGCAAAAAGGATTCAGGCTTTAAGGGATAAGCTGTTTAAGGCTGCTGATAACCGATATCTGTTTACCGTATCTGAAACCAACTACCTGTCAGAAAAGCTTGGTATAAGCAAAGAATTAGACGGTAGAGATTTCAGGAATGCTGTTAATGCTAAGATGGCCAGCTTATTTTTAAATAATACAAGAGAAGAGGGTATAGAAGCTGACATAAAAGCGGGCATAGAAGAAGCTAATGCTATTGTTAATGAATTTGCCAGGAGCCAGGTTTTTTCGTACTATAAACGCATGGCGCCTACCGGATATGCGGCTATGATCGACAAAATAGGTCGAGGTGAGATAGATGTGGCGCAGATGGTTAAGGACGTACAAAACGGTACATCCACCCAAGATTATGGCATGGACATATCGTACCTGTCTTTCGATCCTGCAAGGGCATGGGTGGCTGAATCTGAAGCCGAAAATAGCGGCCGTAATCCTGATTATGTAAAAGATCATGGGTATGGTCATCGCATGCCTAAGAAAAGCCTGTATCGTGACGAATCGTATTTCAATGACTTTGGTATCAAGTATGATGCTGACGGTAATGAAGTTGCTACTAAAAACGTAGAGCAGTGGAATATGATTCAAAAACTCAAGGAAATAAAAAGACAATCCCTTGATCTATACAAAGAGCAGAGCCCGAACCTGTATGCTATTCCACAGATATCAAAACAAGACATAGAACGTATGGAAGGATTGGGTATTAACTTCAAAAATACGGTTCGTAATTTTGTATCAGATCTGTGCCTGGACAGAGTAGACGATTCTCTATACGGTAAAACCAGGCAAGGAGAAGTATATGATCCGGAAGATAGACTTAGGTCTATACCTAAATACTACATATATGAATTGGAGAACCAAGATGATGTATCTCACGATTTTGGCTACTCTTATTCTATGCTTATGATGCAGTCATCGTTATATAACGAAAAGCAGAAGTCTATAGAGCTTGCCCAAGGACTGGAGCAGATGTTACTGAATAAACAATTTGAAGGCGGTAAGAAGGCTGAAGCAACCCAAGCATATCAGATGTTCAGGGACTTCTTCAACGATCATTATTATGGCATTAGGATGAACACCAAAAAACTTACGGTGAACATCGGAGGATATACGGTAGACCTTACAAGAATTATGATGGCTGTTGAAAGATTTATGTCGGTCATGAACTTGGCACTGTCTCCGTTTGTGGCAGCTACCGGCGCCTTAACAGGTCATATCAACCTCATCATGGAATCTGCCGTAGGACAGTATATAAGCAAAGACTCCCTTAAATACGCATCGGCTGAATTTTCACGCCTTGCTCCATCTTGTATAGCAGAAACCGGAGACATAGATAGGAAAAGCAAATTATATGTCATAGGTGAGAGAATGGGGATATTCAATATCCGAAATCGTATGTATGGTGCCGGATACAATAGAGCGGCCAGGACCTTAATGCGTTCGCCTATGTATGCTTTTATGGAAATCCTGAACTACCCTCTTGATCCGCAGGTTATGATTGCTACTATGGACAATGTTCGTTATTACAAAGGTCGGTTCTACACGTTCCAAGATTTCAAGATGGAAAAAGAACGTAATAAAGAACAGAGTACCATAAAAAGAGAATGGAACGCATTAAAAGATCGTACTTTATGGAGTATGGTAGACGTCGTGGATGGGAAGGTGGTTGTAAAGCCCGGATCAGGTGTTACTGTTGAGGAAGTTGAAACCCAGATGGCTATAACCAGGAATCAAGTCCGTAGCTTGTCGCAGATATGTAACGGATCTTTGAATGAAGAAAACCGAACTGCCGCATCGCGCAACTGGATAGCCAGGTTCATGACCGCCCACCGAGGATGGTTGGTGCTGGCGGCTCAACGTCTGTGGAAAAGACGTGGCTTCAATTTCCAGACAATGCAAGAAGAGGAAGGGTTGTCAATTACGTTAAAGAATATGATAGCCAAAACATTTAGCCTGGCTTCCGAGTCTGGTATGAAAAACATCATAGATGCCTGGAACGAAAATAAAGACAATATGAATGAGGTAGAAAAAACTAATCTCAAACGCCTCAGTGTCTATGCCGGCACGTTTCTTATCATGCAAGCCGTATCTATGCTTCTTGCCGGATGGCGTGATGATGATGAAAACGAAGAAAGTTGGCTTACTCAATTTGGATCCTATGTCGGATTCAGAACCATAAACGAAATAGCTTCACAGATGCCGTTTATTATGGAGCTTAACGTGGTAGATATCATTAACGATCCGTTTGTTATGGGGCGAAAACTGAAGGATCTTACCGATCTTAGGAATTATTCACTTGATAAAGTAACATCCGGTACATACAAGGGAGAGTCTAAGTTATTTAGGCAACTCGCCAAACAGACGTTTATCAAACAATGGTATAACATCAAGACGCCGGAAGACGTAGCGCGCGCCTATAATTGGTGGCAGCAGACGAACAACAAGTCAATGATGTTCTTCATCGGCGCTACTCCTGATTCGGAAGGAGACGATGATGTTAGCTACAAGTAGACGAAGAATATCGGACTTGCATTGTTTTTGTATGATTCCAATATGTTATATTAGCATCGTCAAAGAGTAGATTGTACGTTTTTTGTTCTTACTTGAAAGATTATGTAGGTTAATTTTTTTCTGAAATTGTTTTCTTACCGGTTCTTAGTCAGAGATGATAGGGAACCGGTTTCTTTTATGTTGTCAATTATTGCTATCTTGCAAACAAAAATCATGAGACGAAGATTTCAAATAGGGATGGGGGTAAATCCCTCGCTTATAATCAATAAAGGCATATACATCCAACATGTAGATGGAGGATTATATACGAAAGAAAATTGGTCTAATAAAGGATATTCCAATGATCTATGCAATGGAATAGCTCTTGTAGATAAAGTGTGTTTTGTTATAGCCACCGAATATATTGGCACATTTCGTTGGGGTAAGGATGGAGAAATAGACAATATATTTGCACAAAATAGTTCTTATATGGAGACCGTTAAAAAGGATTATTGGGGGCGTGAAAATCAGAATGCGTATCTTGAATATGATACCAGTAATGAAAATTACGCTTTTAATAAAGCTAATAGCTATTTATTTAAAAATGGTCAAAATGGATATGTAGGTGGCGCCGGAGAGTTTTTTTTGATATCATTGTATGCGAATGAAATAAACGAATGCCTTTTAATGGTAGGAGGTACGATAATGAGTAATAGAATGTGGACATCCACTCAATCTACACAATTTACCTATTCGTGGTATTATGATATAAACATCCAAGGAGATCATTTGAGTACAAGTACAAGGAGTAATCCACGTTATGTCCGTCCTTTTACTGAATTAATTTTATGAAATTATGAGAAGAAGATATCAAAATAATGCTAAACTATATGAGTATAAGATAGTTAGTAACTGTATAGGGGGGGGGTGTTATGTAAACAATGAACTTATCGGAACTGTCCCTGATGGTGGTGAGCTTATATACCAATCTTCTAAAAAACGGTTGGATACTGTGTATATTCGAGGAGGTGTTCCAATAGAAGATAGGCAAGAGATCGATAGTCAGGTTGATACGACAGAGGAATTGCTTGAACAGGATTCGGTGGTTCTTGCTATTGCTTTAACAACCTCTCCTTATTATGGATTTAGAGTAAGTGTGATAGCACCTGATGAGTTTACGCTAAGAACAACCAATAGGATTAATAGAACCTTTTTAATAACAAGCTTTACTCCACCTGCTGCTATATACGGTGTAAACTTTAGTGATCCTATTGTCCTTAATTATGATAGTTACCAATATGAGATGCCAGATCTTGTAATTGATGGACCTCATGATAGAATAGTTAGGGCAGATCCTAATTTTACTTGGGCTATAAGATGTACAGATGCCGACTTTACACCTTTGCCATATCCAGAATCATGGTCTGGCCAAGGTTTAAATTCTATGTTCTTATCAGAAATGAAACGTCTTACTCCTGGTGATCATCATGTATCATATACAGCTTATATTAATTTGGACTTGATAGATGATGGCGGAAGTAAAGTTCATACTGAATATCTGATATTAAAAAAAACACTTAATTTTACGATATGACAACAATCCCCAACCGTACGCCTATTGTATGGTTGGGGATTGTTGTAGTTACCATCTTTTCTTGTATAAGCAGAACATGAAATAAGTTTCTAAGCATTAACTTCATGACCTCCCCTATCCGTGAAAACTAAACCAATACCTTCTATAATATATCCTACTACAGGGGCTTTGTCAAATTCCTCCTTCGTAGCCCAAGTAGCATTATCAGGCATCAGATCCTTAAATGCGTCCGAAACATCACCTTGGCACCAGCAGTTATTTGATACAACAATGCCTTTCCCTTCGATATTGATATACATCTTTCTTCCACCGCATCCAAGGCTGTTCCATCCGCTCGGTACGTTTTTCACCATAGGCTTAAGCACCCAGCTTTCACCGTCTATCCTAACCCATCCAGGATCGTCTTTGTGCTTGTCGTACATATTTTGCCAAAAAGAGCATTCGTAGCACCATCCCCTGTCTTCCATGACCGTTCTTATCTCACACCTTTCAAATCCATCTGCATCCATCGTGTGCGGAGAATGAGGCTGGTGAGGGGTGCCACATTTTGGACATACGAGTTTCAAATTATTTTTCATATTATTTCACTTTTACGATTTTAATAGAATCTCCTATATTGTATTCCCCTTGGTATCCAACGAATTTTATAAGCCTATTATTATAAAATATTGAAATTCTTTCGTCTTCACCATAATACATTATACATCCATCTTCTAAAGGACGTAAATCATATATAACCCATCCGTTATTAACCTGACTATCATCATGCGAACATGATGATAACACAAGTGCCATCAATAAAACAAAATACCTCATGTTATTTTCAACATAAAAATTTATAACCTGGTTTTACTGCCTCTGCTTCTTCTCTCGTATCAAACATTAATGTAGTAGTTGATTCTGTACCTTCACAAATGTAAGATACTTCCACCCACCACCTAAAAATCCCAGAGCCATAATCATCATAGTACGGCTCAGAAAGAACTTCTTCTACATACCCATCCAAATAATTCATGATCGCTCCTCCTTATTTTTAGATTCTGATTCTTCGAGTATGCTAATTACCTTATCGACAATATCCGAATCAGACATTTTCTCAATAAAAACATCCATTGCCTTAGTTATGTTATTGGCTTCTTTTTCTTCAAGAGCTATTTCTCCACCGGTAATAGCATCAGACAATGATGTAGATAAGTGTCTTATCTTATCAATGCTCATAAACGTAAATGGATTACCACCTTGACCTCCACCCATTTCTTTCATGATCTGATATCCACCTGAGATAAGTCTGCCTGATGTCGTAGCCAAGGAGGATACGATTAGGGACAGTACCGCCGCTTCCGTCCGCTCCTCGGACACACCCCTCGACCACACGGCTGCCCTTATAGCGCCGGCCAGGTCGTCTATGTATGGCATGAGGCAATCTTCCATCGCTTGTGTTATATCAGCTATAACCTCACTACGCTCTTTATTTATGTAGTAGATAGAAGCATTGTACCTCTTTATCTCTTTGTCCATATCATTCAAAAATCGTTTGACATTATGTTTGTACATAGGACCACCCTTAATCACTTCCTTCAGCTTAAGAATGTAATTATAAGCCTGGTCGTTTACGAACAACGTCATGGTTTCAACCGTCGAATGAAGCGTGTTGAGGCTGTTAAGAATCTTATCGAAATTGTTTATCAAATAAGCTTTTCTGGCTTTTGCTGCATAGTTAATCATCGTATTCAAATTTTAGATTTTCAAGTTCATGTATTTGTAACTTAAGAGACTTAATTAAATCCGTTCTCTGTTCCTCTGCATGTTTTAAAGCCTCTTCCTTGCTTTCAAAAGCACAATCCCCTATCTGATAAGGGGTGTAACGACCAGGAGTGTCGGCTAATAAAAGACCACCACAATCTTCTATTCTGGCTTTTACCTTTCTTATTTTCCCATCTTTTAGACACATGTCCGTAACCCATACGAATTTACCATATAATTTATCATACTCTTCTAATCTCTCTTCTTGCAATTCATACCATTTAGGCTTAGGAAATCTTAATGTGAATTTAACCTCAGTATCTTTTTCTAAGACATTAATATCGTATGCTTCCGGCCACAGCTCTTTTATGCTGTCTTCGTCTTCGGCATACGCTACAAGTATGAATGAATCATCGGATTCACCACTACACCAATATGGATATTTTATAGGCCATTTGACTGGACGGTAGTCGTTATCGCAGTCGGATTTTTTAATGTAAAATCTTGTTCTAATCATGATTCTTTTATTCTTTTAAGTATATGTTCAATCACTTTAATAGTCCACCCGTTTCCCAACATCTTGTACTGTTGGGTTTCGCTGCATTCCCATTTATACCAATCTGGTACAGTCTGTAACCTGGAGCACTCTGTAGGGGTTAATCTTCTTATTCTGAAATCGCCATGTAATGTTCTCTGTATGATAAAATTGTTTCTATCATATGAATTACAAGATAATGTTGGAGCCTTATCTTCATGAAATCCACCTTTGTTAAATCCTCTTGGTATTTGTAAAATAAGATTATCTTTCTGAACTGTTTTAAGACCAGATTCTCTACATGTAGGTTTTTCTGGATTCCTACCTCTCATTGCTACACAAATAAGATCGTACATGTATTTACCCTTTACGGTAACAGTATTGGATTTTTCATCTTTTGTTTTAATATTAGCTCCATAATAATTCCCCTTGTCGTGATTTCTTTTCAAGTGAAAAGCTAAATTGTTTAAAACTTTTTCAGATAAGTAATATTTTTCATCTACTTCATATTCAGATATATCACTTATGGTCAAACCCTCGTCTTTAGGCTGAGGGATAATGCCGCCTTGAATATTAGTCCAATAAATACGTTTCCTGGTTTGAGCGGAAACAAGCGCTGAATTAATATGATTGCCTTTACACCCTATAGCATTATCAAATACCGGCTCCCATTTCTTTCCCATCTTAACGTTCTCAAGAAGAAACAACACATCGGGATTAGTTTTTCTTACATCATTCAAAATACGGATAAACTCCCAGAATAAGTAAGACTGACCGGAAAACTCAAATCCTTGTTTTTTTTTTAATTCAAGATACTCATTAAGTGATTTGATTTCTATTCCTTCTACGGTAGACAACCCTTTTCTTTTTCCAGAAAAGGACATATCTGTACATGGGCTGCCGGCTAAAATAAGATCTATGTGTCCAAGATCTTCTACATTCAAATCCCTTACATCTCCTACTTGTATAGTATTAGGGAAATTTAATTGCGTTTGTTTAATAGCAAACTTATCTATTTCTGATGCATAATATACTTCAGGTGTAATCCCTATTTCTTTTAACGCTATTTGACCACATGACATTCCGTCAAATAAACTTAACACTCTCATGGCATTATACACATTTTTCAATTTTAATTGATTTTGATGATAGATACATATTCCATGTTCTTCTGCCTCTGTCACCTTTTTCGTTTTGTTTTTGGATTGTCAAGTACAGATCTCCGTCTTCACATACTTCAACTTTTTTCAAGAAGCCTATCATTTCATCTCCTGTTTCGTGTAAAATACGGATCTTATCTCCTTCTTTTAATCCATAATTGGAATCAAAATATTCTTTTTTGATTCTATCAATATTGTCTTTATGGTTTTTTATAGCATAAAGCTCTTTTCTTAATAAATAATTTAGTTGTTCTATTGTCATTTCTTTTCCTCCTTATTTATTGGTATTAATCCTTTCCCGTGCTTGTCATACCACAGCATAGCTATGCAGTTCCATGCACATTGTGCAAGATGAAAACATCCTGTATCTGAGTCTATTCTTTCCCCTTTCATGTATTCCATTAGGTGTCTGGCAGCCGCAGCACGATACCGTTCAAACCCGTTGTCAAGGTTCTGCCATTTATTGGGTCCGTACTTCTTTGCACCAGCATGATAGACTTTTACAATGTCCTCAATCTCTTCCATTGGAAGTAAATCCCATCGTAGTTTATCGTCAATGATGTCATTTTTCACCGATTTGTTTTCTCTGGATACTTTGACAGGAATAATACCCATAATGTCCGTTCCTACGATAAACGTCTCTCCATTGCAACAAACCTCAGCATATTCATCATCTACCTCTATGTCTGATACTGCCTCCACTATAGCTCCTCTGGCTATTTCTAATTCGGAACTGATTACATCACTTTCCAACATGCGAAAAATAGATCCTTTTGGATAAAGGATGTTTTTAGTATTATTGTCCATCTTTTCCATTGTTTTATCGTTGTTTTAATTATTTGATATAATAATATAGTCCATCATTTTTCTTTTGCAAAGCGGTCAAATTCTTCTCCGCTCATGACAATGCGGTTAATGATAATTATGCCGTTATTGCTATAACTATCATTTTTAACTCCCATGTCATCAAGCTCCTTCTTTAAATCTTCAAATGTAGGGCCTTTCTTGTCTTTAAAAAATAAAGTAGCATGCACAACCCTTCCGTTGTTTTGTTTTATTCTTACGGTATAGACATACCCTTTTTCATCTTCATCCTTTTTGTTAATACCATCAAGGATGCTATTTATCATATCCTTGTCCTTACGTGATAGGTTGGATATGGCTATTCTTCCCTTTAATCTAAATATTTCATTTTCGTTCATGACTTTCTGTTTTTATTGTTTTCAAAATATTGTCTTACGGCTTCTATGGCTTTATCATCATCAAAAGCTTCTTCAAACTCCGTGTAGAACCTATCTCGCTCCATGCAGAATGTGTTTTTTCCTTCCGGTATAGGACGGAACACAACCACCCTCTCTTCGGCGTGGTTGGTTCCTATTATATTGTTATCCAATATAATGGAATACCTTCTTGAACTTTTGTTGATAACAACATCATGTTGAAGACCATACAATTTAAGTATTTCCCTTAATTCATTTGTTTCCATTTATATTATTCCTACTAAATTTACTTTTATAGAACCATTTATGGTTTTAATGCTCCCATCTATGGTTGAAATCACATCATCTAAATCATTTATAATACCTTCCATGTCATCAACCACCTCCTCCATATCAGTTACAGCCTGATCTGATTCCCAATATCTTTCTGAGTCTTGTAACGATTCTGGTATATTATCTCTCGCCTCAGTCTCTTCGTCTAAAATCATATCAACATCATCTTTGGCTGAATTTATGTTGTGCTTCAACTCCGACAACTTTGATTTGATGTATTCAAAATCTGTTTTATACTTATTTACGTTGTTAATAACATCTGATATTTTTTTTCTTCTCTTGTTGTTCATGCTTTTATCCTATTATAATATTCGATAATCTTTTCTTTTCTGTCTCCTGGTTTTACTGCCATATTCTCAGCCAAGAACCTAAAATACGACACCGGTATGTCCTTGAATCTAATTCCTTCATATTTTCCAAACCACATTATTATACTGTCAAGATCGTCTTCTCTCCTACCATCTCCATTCACAGATTTAAGCGAGGCTGCCCGACGAAGGATCTCGTCTTTGGTAATAATATCACCCATCCTTATATTAGACAGAAGTTGATTGCCGGCAAACATACACCAGCCCTTAGAAGGGAATTGCTCGATTGTCAGGTCTTCTATCCGACCGAAACGCCTCATGTTGTCGCAGCAATCAACTATCAGCGCCTCTTTCTTGTCAGGATGGATGCGGACACATCGACCGAGCACTTGGTAATATACTGAATATGAGAAAGTTGGACGTCCAAACATCACACAATCAAGTTCAGGAAAGTCAAATCCGGTAGCAAGCGTTGAATAATTAAAAACCACCTTCAACTTACCTTCTTTGAAATCGGATATGATTTGTTCTCTTTTCTTTTTGGTTGTTAGCGATGTCACGACACCGGTTATAGCTCCCATCTTGGCATTCATGAACTCTGATATTCTATTACATGATTCGATAGAATCCATGCAAACCAAAATGGCTTTACGTTCGTTCATAAGTTGAAGAAGGCGCTTGTAGATAGAGTTGTTTAAGCCGTTTCGTACAATACTTTCTTTAATAGATTCGTTGGTGTATTCAGCCCCGGTGCTGTTTAACATCAGAGCTGATTCATCAAACGACCATCGTTCGTACTTAAGTGGACACCAAAACCCTTGAGAAGTTAGTTCTTGTATTTGAGTCACATGAACTATTTTCTTGAAGAAGTTATGCTCGTCTTTCGTCAGCATATTGAGCTTGCTATAGTTTCCTTCCAGCATGGAACTGTAGGTTCGGAGGCGGCAGGGAGTGGCGGTGAAGCCCAGCACCTTCGCCTCTGGGAACCCGTTCATAAACTCCATAAATTCAGAACCTTCTTCAGGAGAATATCCTGAATGACATTCGTCTATCAATAAGGTATCTATCCCTATATCTTTCAACCTTGCTACGTCTTTCTTTATGCTTTTAAGTGTAGCATAAGTCATAGCCGACAGCTCCTTTATACCACATGAAGCAGAATATATAGTAGGTTTAGAACCGAATGATACGGCCTTTGCATAATTCTGCTCCAGAATCTCTTTTGAGGGCTGTAATACTAATGTCGGTCTATTTATTTCATGTGCTATCTTGGATATCAGAAGGCTCTTTCCACATCCGCATGGGGCTACGATTATGCCAGGCTTCTTAGATCTTCCTGTAAGAAACTTAAGCCCGGCATCTACTGCTTCTTTTTGGTAAGGTCTAAGTTCAAAGCCCATCGCAATCTATTATATTATTTTTTGAAAGTTCTATTATCGCCTCTTTCAACATCTCCCTTGCTTTATTCTCATTATCTTCAAACAGGCATACACTGCATGTAGCACCTTTGGAGGGGTAGTCTCTGTAGGCTTCTGCTCTTTCTACAACGTACTCACAACAATAGTCGTGACTCATGTCTTTTGCTATACTTATAAAATGATCTTCTCCATCCATCAACACGCAATATTCAGCATCGTTTTCGCATGCAATAACACCTTTGTTTTTTAAAATGGATAGCACTTTATTTCCAAAAAGTCCAATATAGACCCATATATCTTTCCCTGCATTTTTGTAAAAAATATCCATTCCTTCTTTGATTGTGACTTTCTTTTCCATAATCCCTTATTTTATATCAGTAATTAAAACATATATTTTAGCAATATCTTCAAGACTCACAGAAGAACGTATATATAGTTTTTCTTCGTACTCATATAGAGCGTACCCTTCTTTTATGTCTAATATCTTAATCACATGCTTGCCTCTTTCAAATGGATCCTCAAAGTAGCTCTTATGTTCGTATCTTTGACCTACTTTGATTTTGTCAGTTTTCTTCTTCATCTTATAACGCTCTACTGCTCTACCTGTTTTTATGAAAGCTGTCGTGAGTAAGTATAATAAAACTAAATACAAAAGGATCGCTACTCCACATATTAGATCTTCTTTCATTACACTCCTTTTAAATAGTTGAACCATATATCCTCCAGCTTCTCCTGAAGCTCAAACGCTTTCTTGAAATTCCCGCATCTTACAGCAACGTCTCTCATGTATTCTACGTTTATAACTTTCGGATCTTGCCGGTATTTCGTTCTTAACTTTTGAACATCCTCGTATTTCATCGTTTTATCTTTTTAGACGGATCCCAATCTGAAGAGAAAGGGCATTCGTTTTTGTTATGTAATCCAAAGTCACAATAATAACACAGCGCCGACGGGCAGGGTAGCTTGTTTTGCGAAACAGGCTGGCTTAGGGTGGCGCGCCGCTTGCTATACCTGGCTTCTTCTGCTCCCTGGATGTACGCTTGAAATGTTTTTACACTATTATCTTCAAAATCATACATTTTAGACAAAGTGTCATTTAGCATTTCTATAGATTTTGTTTTACGCTCTTCATCTATCTTAACCTTTTGGTACTGCCTGGTTCTGGTAAAGAAATAGATGTTCATATCTGGCAGAACTCCACCATATTTTCTATAGATGTAAAATGAATATATAGGATGCTGTAAATTCGTTTCCAACTTCTTAGAATCAAAAATCTTATTCCCTGATTTCCAATCTATGACATAATGGTGAACTACGTTCTTGCTCTTTATAGCCAGATGAAGGTCTACCGATCCTACTATGTACACATGAGTATGAATTACTCCATTTATATCAACAGGCTTAGGAAGACGGTACGGCAGCACAAAATCTTCTTCGACTCCAACTATAGCGCCGTGTCTGATAAGTTTCTCACAGGGATTAAGATCACTATCAGCTATCATAAACCTATTCCCGTCTTTTTTAAACAGATCCACAATCCAAGCAAGAAGCTCCCCAGATTGTTTCATGGCTATCATCATATTTTCCGGTGATAGCCAAGGTATGTCTTCTTGGTAAGCATAGTAACTTATTGCTTCTCCAAGGTCTTTACCAGAAGGCTGTCTTCCGTTCTTAAAGAAGTATTCCAGTGTCTTATGGATAACCGTACCATAAGATGTAGCTTCTTGTTTTTCTGTAGACCTTTTGCCCTCTACGTAAGTTTTATACCATTTCATTGGACAGGTAAGAAACGTATCTATCTGGGAATAAGATATGGCAAGACGTTTCACACCATTAAACTCCTTATATAGCAAATGCGTTTCCGGGACCATCATAAGTCATTGTCTTTAAATCCTTCTGGGTAATATACGACATACTTCTTACCGTCTTCTGGTGTCATGGCAAACTGCATGTAGTTATTACGATTACGATGCTTGCCATCCAATCCTCGTTTCCAATACAGGATACCGTCTATATCCACATAAGATCGGCCGCGGTCGGCTCTAACCACGTCCGTGTGTAGCAGATACCCGTCGGAAGACACAATCCACACTTTATCCCCTTTGCTTAAATAAGATATTCTTTTTCTTACAACAACCCTTTTCTTATTATCCAATACAAATTCCTCGTCAGTCATACTCTTCATCCTCCTCTTCTTCTGTTTCAAAATCAATTCCATAATACTGATCATAATGCTTGGTCAGTTCTTCTGGTTCTAAATCTTGTCCAAAATCCATGTTAAAAATATCGTAATTAGTAAAGCACTTAAAATCACTGTCCCTGCCGGCAGGAAATCTATGAATGCTGCTTTTGCTTCTTCAATTAGGCCCAAGTGTAACCTTGGGCCATTGTATTTATTTTTTGTCATCTCCTTTTAACTTCTTTAAAGTATCTGCAATCGGAAGCTGATCAATGACTCCCAATGCCGGAGCGACGGTCTTGACAACATTGTTAAGGAAATTACCGGTACTGTTCTGACCGCCGTCAAATACCGTGATATTTCCGAGGTTAATGTGCTCAAATGCCTTAACCTGTTCTCCGGCAATTTCTTTCCACTGATTAACCATCTTGTACTGGATGGCGATCTGAGGATTGGATTCTGCTGCTTCCACCATAGCCTTAAATCCGTCGGCTTCTGCCATCAACGATTTTTTCTTACCTTCGGCTTCTGCCTCCAGCTTCATCTGAATAGCTTTTGCCTCCGCCTCAGCTTTTGCCAAATGTGCTGCTGCTTCTGCCTCAGCCCGGCGTTTGATCTTCTCTGCCTCAGCATCAGCTTGCAAGATAGCCTCTTCCTTCTGGGTTTCAGCCGGCACAATCTTTTCAGCCTTAAGCGCAGCCTGAACTTTCTTAGCCTTAGCTTCTTCCACTTCTTTGTCGGCAAGCTCTTTTGCTGTTTTTACAGCCGCTTCCGATTTAACTTTTTCTTCTCCGGCCTTCTTCTCTGATTGAGCTTTGATGATCTGTAGTTCTGATACTGATACAGCAACCTCCTTCTGGGCATTGTTGTATCCTATAGACGCATTTTTCTCAGCCTCAGCCTTCTTAATCTGAGCTTCAGAGTCTTGTATTGCTATAGCTGCTTCCTTGTCAGCTTCAGCCTTATTCTTTCCGACTTCTTCCATTCTTTCAGCCTCGGCTTTATTTACTTCAAGTTCTGCCTTAGATCTTACGATCGCCGATTCCTTGTCGGTTAAAGTTTTTGCGATAACCGCAGCCCTGTCTCTATCTGCTTGAGCTACACCGATCTGTTTCTCTTTATCGGTTAAAGCTAAAGCTATTTCTTTTTCTTTCTTCGTTTCAGCTACTATTGTCTCCTTTTCTTTTTCAGTACAAGCAATTTGAATCTCTTGTTCTTTTTTGGTATTAGCCACAGCCGTTTCTTTTTCCTTCTGCTGTACAGCAATTTTAATAGCACCCAGCTTCTCCTGTTCTTCGATATTAGCCTGTGCCTCGTTCAGAGCCCTACTTTCAGCTTCCTTACCAAGGTTCATAATATAACCGGCTTCGTCTCTGATGTCACTGATGTTGATGTTCAGGAGGTAAAGACCTAACTTGTTAAGCTCGTTATCAATGTTCTTTCTCGCCTTATCCAAAAACTCATCCCTGTCAGAATTAAGTTTTTCGATTGTCATTTCAGCAATAATCAAACGCATCTGACCGTAAACGATGTCCGTAATAAGATTTTCAGTAGATTCGGTATTCATCCCCAAAAGTCTTTCTGCCGCATTTTGCATGATTTCGGGATTTGTACTGATAGCTACTGTAATGGTCGTAGGTACATCTACTCTAATATTCTGAGATGACAAAGCACCGGTAAGCTTGCAATCTATTTGCATAGGCTCCATTGACAAAACATCATAGCTTTGAATAATAGGCAAGACAAATGCCGCTCCACCATGATATAATTTTGCCGACTTCTTTTCCCCACCTGTCTTACCGTAAACGACCAAGACCTGATTAGGCTTACATCTACGATACCTTGATAAGACTCCGATGATTGTCAAAATAATCACTACAGCTAAGATAGCTGACACGTACATGATTGTTGTCATAACTTTTAAAATTTAATTGTTGATAAAAAAATTAGATACTTAATTCTCCTTCTTCATATTTTATATTCGCCTTGTCGCCGTTTTTGTAGGTTTTTCCAGACAAGCATCTTACTCTCATTTGCTCTTGTCTTCCATTTTTAGAAATATTTACCATATAATGATTCTTCCCTGATCTAAATACTATCTCCACTTCTCTTCCGTTTAAATCTTCCGGACATTCGTACACCATTTCTTGCTTTAACTTAAGAAGTAACTTATATACGTAAAACAAAACGATAAAGAAAAACGACCCTATCACAACCCCTACTAAATGGGAACCCGAAAAGTAAGTAGTCCAGCTATATCCAAGAATGAAATGTGTTATGCCCTTGAATGATATGATGTCCGACAAAGACATGCTTAAATCAGAAGCACTGTCAATGTCAATATCCGTATCCAGATCAGATCCTAATATCGACAACAAAAACTGTATAACAAAAGCAAATGACGCTATTAAAGCCATGCATAAAATTATATCACTTCCCATATCCTTCTGTTATTGTTTTGTAAACAAGATCAGTCATATCTTTGATGGTCTCCATATCATAATCAATAATAACAATATTGAATTTTTGTTCCACCATCATTTCAAGTTCAATTTGATCAAGAGAATCTAATCCAAGTTCTTTAAACGTCACATCTTCTTCATGAACTATATCCATTTCTGAATTAAGAAACTGAGTAATAATTATATCCTCTATAATCTTTCTGATTTCTACTTTTTCCATTGCTTTCTAATTTTGTTAAATAAATACGTTTTTATGTTTTTCAATCTCTCTTTGTCTGTTTCAGAACTTCCGGTAAACAAATAATCCGGATTGCCTTTAGCCGGCGGCGTAGGCAATTTAGATACGGCAAACAACCAATCCATTTCCTTATTCTTCTTAGACTCCAAATAAGGCTCGGTAGCGATCTTGAATTTTTCAGCTATTAAGTCGAAGAGCTTTGAGTTTTTAAGGTTCATATGGACTGAAAAAGCCTGAGAAGGCGGTTTCCATATAAAGTTACATAAGCTCATTGTATAATCTCCTGACTCTGCTATATAAGATTCCGTTACCTGAAGTATGACCTCTTTCTTGAATGAGGTGTTACCCATAAACCAACACAACCTGGATTCCGCTTCTTTTCTGCTGACACCTATGTCTTTTGAATACGATTCGTACATTCCTATCATAATCTTCAACGTTTCCAGAACCTCGTCTGTCATTTCCGGTGTCTCTATATAATTTACAAAAGACGTTCCTTTGTTGGTTAATCTCATCACGCCTGATTTTAATTTCTCAACCAGGCCAAGCTCTATATACCTCCCAGCATCTTCTTCCGGCATGGCTTCGATCATAACCGTATCCTTCTGTCTTATGGCAAGAAGATTAGCAAGATCATTAGGGGTCATGTCTGATGCTGCAAGTTGTCTGAAATTGATGTACATTTTTAATCAGCTTTAATAAAAATAACATTCTTGTTATTTTGTCTATCAACATGTCCACATGGACCAACAATTATGTCTGTACATGAACAAGAATCGTAATCTTCGAATATACACCTATCGCATGTATCACCTTCCACACATTTTAATCTTACAAGTCCGGCATCAAATACTTCTCCTACTTTAAATTCCTTCTTTTCCATATTCCCTCCTTGTTTTTAACTGTTGTACCCTTCTTTAATAATCGAATTTCTACCGGTAGATACCGACTGGCGAAGATCGTCATGTACAGAATCTACCGTAGAATACTTGTTTCTGGTTGTAAAAATCACTTCCAACATTTCCTTGTAATCACCTAAAGCTACTTCGTATCTCGGATCTACTTTGGCTTTTCTTTCAGCCTCGGCATTACTTTTAGCCAGTTCTCGATCAAGAAGATCTTCTTTGATTCGGTCAGCAATCATATCAAGTTCTTTTTTAATAACTTCTCCTGCTGCCCGAAGTTGACCTTCTACGTCACCAAGCTGGTCTTGGACGGTTCCTATTTCTTTCTTTAGACGATCGTATTCGTTAATCATACCCATATCACCAGCATAGCCAGAAAAGTCCTTGATTATTCTGGTTCCTTCTTTAAGGAGCTCAATAACTCGTCTTTTACGTTCTCTGCTTATTAAAGACGGAAGACGATAATTCATATCCGCCACCGCCTTATCATGTATGGAGTTGATTAAAAACATCTCTCTTTCATCCCCTGCAAACTCAGTAAGAACCAAAAGGAACTTACTTATCAGGTATTCGTTTTCTTCTACTGTTAGTCTCATGGTTCTTATTTTTTTTAATACAATGACTGTTCTTCTTTTGTCTCTTGTTCCTGATTGTCCGTAACGTCTTCCACAGTATAGAGCTTAGGCGGCGTCGGCGGCTGGTTGGGGTTCACGAACTTCGTCCCGCCCTCCCCGTACATCCATCCATGTCCCGGCAGTATCTCTGGGTGGATTGTATTAGTAAGCTCTTCCATACTAACTTGCCTTACCTTCAGTATATGATGAAACACAAGTCCGGCTGTCCTGAATGATGTTTTGTTTTCAGTTTTAAACCTATCAAGAGTCTGATACCAATCTTTCCCAAATATCATATACTTATCCAGCCCGTACCGACGAGGATTATGCAAACCTATCATTAACGTACATAACTGACCCAGTGTATCAGATTGGTAAAAATCAGAAAGACGCGGAGGCTGCTCTTGTGGACTTTTTATCCTTCCTTCTATCTCTCTGTTGAATTGGGATATGATGAGGAAAAATATGTTTTTATATACTAATTTAGCCTCATTCATAACCGCCACCAAATCATCTATAGCCGACTTAGGATCTAATCCCATTCTTTTTATCAAAGCAATATGATCGACTTTAAATATTATAAGACGTTTGTCTTTATGTTTGGTAGCTATATGATACACAGCCGCCTCAAACTCTTTTACCGTACACGGAGCATCGATGTATATTATATTATTCCTGATTTCACCTTGAAGGATTTCAAACATCCTCATCTCTTCTACTGTATTAGAATCTTGCCTTCTTAATATTTCAGGAGCTCGCTTTTTCATATCCTGGCTCATTCTGCGAAGAAGAAGATCTTGAGGATTCATTTCGAACTCGCAATTAACAAGAAAATAATCTTCTGCTTGCGGGTTGATCATCGGATTCATCACATTTTCCAATATCTTTTGGGCCACATACGATTTACCTACAGATGGCCGGGCTCCTATGGCAATAGCGTGCTGAGGAAAAATACCTCCAAGCAAAGCCTCATCAATATAATCGTATCCGGTTTTAGCGGGGATAAGCTCTCCCCGCCTGTATTTCAAGATATTCTCATACGCCTCTTCCATAACCTGTTTAGAGGTTTTGAATATCCTTCTTATATCTATTTTATTTTTCAGATCCTCTTGCATTTTTGTCACCTTTCGTATCCGATTTGGATCCCCTATTAGCTTTTACTGATTTATACCTAAGACCGTTCTTGGTATGAGAACAATCCTTTCCTTTTCTCCAGCCCTTACCCTTCTTCTTGTCCGTTTCGTAGTTTTTACGACCAAGCTCTCGGCGTTTGGCTTTCTGTTCCGGTCTGGCATTTATCTCCTTGTCCTTTTTAGCCTTTTTCTTCCTGGCTTCGGGATGAGTCCTGTAGTACTCTGTTGATCTGCCCATATGCTTATATTTTTTTGATTAATAATAGCACAAAGATAGGCAATTCGCGCCCTATTTCAACCTGCCGTAGCTCATATCAGGATCACACCAGACATATCCGTCTTTCTCATCATGAAGATACTCAGGACATCCTCTACATGCGCTACTGCCTGACACTATTTGATTGTTTTTATTAGGGCACTTATCTCCAGGTTTATGCCATTCTATTCTCGAACCTGATCGTTCTTTGTTTACATGACAGAACTGAAAGATTTTTCCCATCGTCTTCTCGCCGAACATACCTATATGTGTGTATTCTTCCGGTATAGAGAGAAATTCAGATAAATCTTTATACATCCTTTTCCGTTCCTCCGGCGTAGACCATAGTCTGTCAAGTTCGGCATGGACTCTTATCTTAAGAGATCTCAGTGATGGCCCCGCAAGCCGGCCTTTAGCTTTTCCCTTATTCGGCCCTGATTCATGAACACCGACATAAGCGTTGCATGGTTTGCACATCATAACCATCCCTAAGCCTTTTCTGCTATATATTTTATCGGCATTTACCAGCTCAGTTTCTCTTCCGCAATAAGGACAAATTTCGCCTCTTAAAACCCGTTGTTGGCGCTCATTAAGTTCCATACCCTATTCTTTTGTTTTTCTTTAAACTTTTCATACAAACTGCTTTCAGTTTCCATTTCTGAGATCTCTACCTCTACGTCCTCTCTTTTGAAAATTACTTTCTTGGCTGTCGGATACGCGCATTTAGAGATACGAATAGCATTACGAATAGCGTAAACAAAATACGTTTCTGGTGACGATTCGATCACCACTACCTCGTTTAAAGTGTTTTTGTAATTTTCCATATTATCTGCTTGCTTCAATTATATAACCTGGATTATCTTCACACGCCTCTTTATATTCGATAAGAAACTTAAGAAATGAATCATAAGACCCCCATCCGTTTTCCGGCTCGTATCTCAAAAGACTTTTTCTCTTAGAGATCATAACACATATACCTTTTGTAAGTACATTCTTCATCTCATTGGTATATATTTCTTTATACAATTCTTCTGGTCTCCAAACATAATCGTACAGCGTTTCTTTATTTTTTGATACGAATATTCTTTGTGCCATCTTGTTCATGTTGTGGGTGATGTTTGCAACCCATTCACGATCCTCTTCTTTCTTCTTGTTCTTAATATAAACATCCAGGCTCATGATATTTCTCTTTTACCTTGTTATTAATTATCAAATCTGCCACATCATCTCCGTCTCCTACATTTTCAACATTTTGAAGATAGTCTGATACTTTTATCCTTGACTTCATCATCATCCCATCTATCTTTTTACTCCATGTCTCAAATGCTTGTCCTTTGTCCGGAAAAGCTACAGTCTTTCTATCTTTTAAAACATCTATCACTTCCGGCCTTAGATTCTGCAACCCACCGGTAGCCACAAATAACTCATCTGGTTTATTCACAGCGCATATAATAGCCGTCTTTTCTGATTCCACTAAATTAACCACCTTATCCGGATACTGGCTTAGAAGATGTTCTCCAAACAGGCATTGTCTAAACAAGAAGTCTCTTGCATGCAACGAGTGATAAAACATGACATGAGGTCGCTCATTGTCACCGTCTTTTTCCTTCACTCTTTTTACATCAATCTCATTCCCCTGGCTGTCGGTCTTTATACAAAAGTCCATGATCTTGCCGGTTCTGCATACAAAATCTTTGTCTATCTGCCAGAATATACAACACCCTTTCCATCCCCATAAGTCCATTGTTCCGACATGATACCTCCTGAATACATCAGATACCCTTTCTTTTCCCCATAGAGACGATAAAAATCTAAATACGGTGTTTCTGTCGTCTGGAACCACAGTCCTCTCAAACTCGCTAAAAGGTATGTAATTTACAACGTCAGGATTTACAGGAGGACGATAAGCTCTTATACACTTGTTTCCCGAAATCCAAAGATCTTTGTCGCCCACATCCTTGCCGGTAGGCCGTTTATCATAACCGCAAGTCCGTTCATGATCGCATCTTCCGAACTCGTTTCCAACAACCTGACCGGTCGCCACATCAATATAAGGAGTAAGGCACCGGCTTTTTCCGCAAGCCGGGCAGGTCAGCTTTAGTCGGCTCCTGCCAGGCCTGCGGTCAAGTTGAAACCGGGGTACGTTTTCGTATCTTCTAAAATCAAGCATAATGCTTATTTATATTACAAATCTTTTAGACATTTCCTCAGCAATATCATATACAACAATATGATCCTCTTCATTGTATGGCTTATTGATATTCAGCACTCCTTTTCTTACCTTAAACCTCTTATCTTTTCTGATATGATTCAACATACCTTGTTGGAATACACAGTCTGCCTTCTCCATAGCAGCATTTTTATCAGACCATTCTTTTAGCGTATAACCTTTACTGTTCGTGCTTTTTGGAGAAAAATTCATAATACGTGCATCAATTCCGTACCAGTTTTTAACCATTCTCCTTTCAGCCTCCAATTGAAAAGCATGTTCATTTCGTATGTCACCCGATTTAAAATCTAAGATAACAATCTCTTCTTTCTCCACTTCTCTCACTTCCTTCTTCGGATCGCCTTTTTTGAACTGCCCCGTAGCCCTTTGATACACGGCTCCAAAATAACCTTCTTCTTTGTATTTGAATGTCATTTTAACCATCGCATCTATCGGCGTAGCTACCAAATAATCTTCTAATGACAATATTCTTTCAATCATCATCGGCTTAACCTTATACTCCGAACAAAATTTAGCAAACTTCATAACTCTGACAATCATATCGTCAAGATCATCTATGCTACCAAAGAATTTGTCAAGATTCTTTTTCGATATCTTAAGCTTGCCTTCTTGCACTGTCTTAACTATAAAACTTCGATTTAAGACCATATCTCTACCCGTCAAGTACAATCCGTATAGGTAGTGCATGATCGTTCCTTTATCTGCATCATATTCTGATACTTCTTCCGGATTGCGACCAATCATCCTCATCTCCTGTCTCCATTCTTGAAGAGCCGTCTTGTCATCTACGAATCCGTCTCTAATCATGGTTGTTACCGAGGCGTATATCTTGGCTGTCCCATCGTCCATCTTTCTTACATAAAAACGATTACCGTCTAATGTCAATCTTACGAATTTGGGAGTCTCGATCTTCTTTAACTCATCACAGATATAAAACGGCTCTAACGTTTCCTGATTTTCTGTAAACGGATTCGAATCTTCTTCTCCAGGGTTAGGAGCGGCTTCCTCCGCCGGAGCTTCCGGTTCCTCTCCCTGGACCGGCTCTGGCTCAGGCGCCGGCTCTTCAACTACTGGAACCTGTCCGCCTCTTTCTGCTATGTCTCTGTTCTTTATTAAAGACATAACCTCCTTCTTCAACTGCTCTGGTGTTTGGTTAGGATCTGATACTGACATCACAACGTCGTTCATTCTAAACAACGTATTTCCTTCTCCTTCCACCATAGGTACAAACCCTAAATCTATTAATATTTTAATCTTTTCTTCTATCATACCTATCAATTATTTCAATAATCAACCTACCTCTTTCCTTGATCATTCCTCTGCTTTCCATATCCAGTACCTTCTTTACCGCATACTTCCACACAAAAGGAAATTCTGTTTCAAGTTTATCAAATTCCATCCGGTCAAGATACATGTCGAATACCGTATGCTCCGATTCATGAAGGAAAACTATATTATCCCTGCAAGTAGCAACCGACTTATATATCCTTTTCGGAAGTATGTGACAGACGTTACATACTGTAGGAAAATGAATAGCCTTACCGGTCATAGACATCCGACTATTATTTAACTCTTCCAGCATAAGACGAAAAAACCCGGATAAATCCGGGTTCTCTAACTTTTTCTTCTTGCTGCTGTTTTTAATGGATGTAATTCTGTCTTTTTTCTTCGGAGTCAACTCTTTACTCCTGCAAGCCTGGCATAAGCCATGACTTCTTATCATCACTTTTCGTCCGCATCTTTCGCAGACGTACAATTTCTTTTCCACTCTCTATATTTCAATACAAGTGATATAATTGAAAAGGATACTGCCGTTAAAGATAACGTATATGGTAAGTTCATTAACCATCTCGGTACTTCTTCGGTCTTAATCACTATCAGCAAAGTAGCACCTGCTACTACCAATAATACAATTGCCGTCGCAAGTGCTACACGGGAAACAACATCACTCATCAGTTTTCTTTTCTCCCAATTTTTCTACACCTTTTTGCAGATCGTATTTAAACACTTCAATGATCTTTGTTTCAGCAATAGACTCGCAATTCCAGTCTCCCAACGTACCCTGCATACCTTTAGTCAACACAGCTTCGGCGTCTTTAGGATTGCCGGCTTGGACATACATATAGCATGGCGTTTTCTTTTCTTTACCTTTCTTTTCATTCAGTGTAATGTAATTCACCTTGCACTTATACCAGTACTCAGCTTCTCCGTTGAAAAAGATTTCTGACACTTTAATAGGGTTAATTTTTACAACCTCGAAAGAATTGTACAAATCCTTAAAGATCTCCAACGATCTTGATTCTGCCTCTGTATAAGACAAGGCATCCACCAAATACTTTTCAGTTACTTTCTTTTTTTTGCCGTTCTCGATATTATCAATCTCGGCTTTTACCGTAATTTCAAACCAGCGATTCATTGTATTAATATTTAATTAGTTGATTTCTTTCCTTTCTCTATACTGTTTTTAAATCTTTCAGAACACCACTGCAAAACATCCATCATCATCATCTCATTATTAGATAAGATGCCTTTTATAATTAACGCCAATTGATGCTGTGACATTCTTAGGCTCATATCAAATCTTCTTTCCTCTTCATTTACTATCGTGGCTACGAAATACTTACACCCCTCTAAGTGCGTCAGGGCTTCAATCATAGCTTCTTTTATCTCTTTTTCTTCCATTTTGTTTGTTTTTTTGGACAAAGATATGTCTTTTGATAATAAAAAAGATTCAAAATGATTTAATTTAGCTTAATTACTACTCTTTTGATTCGTCCGGCATAGGCATGTCAAACTTTTTCCTGATAAACGATTCTGTTTCTTCATTGAATGGATAGGCCTCCTTAATAAAATTCATAGCTACCTCCATATCACCGTCTGCTATATCTTTATACCTTTCAAAGATACCAACCAGGTCATTGTTATATGAACGCTCTTGTTTTATGTTGTACACGTATTTCAACACCCTGTCTTTAATTTCATTGGCATTTTTCAAAGTGTTATTGAAGGAATTTATACTTTCCAATTCTGGATCTTGGTTTTCCTTGTTTACCTTATCAAACTCTTCTTTGCTATACCCCGCTTCCCCTTTAATAGCCGGGCAAACACTTTCTTTTATGATCCAAAACTGTTCATACGATCCTGTCAGAAACCTTGATTCTATTTTAAATGCATTATATTTAACAAGCAAATTAGCCACCTCAGTTGCACCTTCTATGGTTCTAAAACCGATGCCGACATCTTTTAACATAAATACTGGAACTCCCGTTCTTGGATACACGACTTCTTTTTCGTTCTTTATATTCCAATTTTTAGCTTCAATTGGAATACCCTTACCAACAAGCTCTTTGTCTATATACAGACTTATCTCTTCGTCTGTCAATGCCACAATCTCATCTCTGCTTAAATCAAAAACTGTTTTCATTTCTTTTTATTTATTAAATTAAACAATCTACCTCTTTGTTCAGGCTCCGTATATTCCACCCATATATCGGCTGCCACATTTCTAAGAAATTCCATAAAGTCTTGATGATCCCTGTATTCAACAGAATCAACTTTTCTCACAAAACTTAGAATTTCCTTTAACATCTTATTGTTTTCTTCAAGAAGTTCTCTGTCGGTCATGATCTCGTGAAAATATATTATTCAACATGTAATAGGCAGTAAATTTTCGATGTAGGCCCATCTTACGATATGGAAAATTCTAACAGCTATTTTCCAATTAGAGTTATTTGGCCCACAGACAATAGGAGTTCCATCTTGTTTAATAGCAATCAACATTCCACTGTGTTGTGGTGTTTCGCTTGCATCATGCCACGCGCTGCTGATGCTCCATTCTGCACCTGCCATGAAGTCTTCATAGCAATTATCCTTGCGTAAAACATAATCGTCTGCATCCACTTCTTTGAGAACGTTTCGCCGAAAATGTGTTTTACCTATGGTATAATCTTTTGCTGCTTTTTCAATATCTTCTCGTTTCATTTCTTTTTAGTTATTCGTTAAATACAATTTGTTCGATATGTGTATTCATCAATCATATCATTACCGATAATCTCAGGTAGCTCAAAAAATCTTGTAACCGGACAAACATGTGCTTCAATCTCCACACAAAGACCGTCACCCGGTATATAGGCACAACCTACGTTATTATTCCAGTTTATATGCTTTTGGGCTGCTTTAGCTACTTTATCGCAAGCTGATAAGTATTCAGTATATTTACTGTTAGCTCTTTTTATTTTCCTGAATAGTATATCGTTCATTTCTTTTTATATTATTACCAATCTCCGCCATCATTCGGTATTCCATCAATGATGGTTATACTATTTTCAATGTTACTGCCTCCATATTGCGTAAATTCCGGTGTGGGATTATAGTTTGTATCTCCATGCATCATTACATGTAATGTTCCGCTTGCTGAATAATACTGCCATAATCAGATCTTTTTAAAATCAATTCGAATAAATATAATACATTCCTGCTTCATATACCTTATGTACATCAGGGTCATTCTTGTCTTCCGGTTCCAATTCACTCTCTTCACAAGTATAATCCCATTCAGAGTTGTAGTACATATTCTCATTTGTTTTCTCCAAGGAGCAATCTTTCATCAAATTCAGATATTCTCCCCAAACTGCAACTTCCTGCTGTTGCTCTTCTTCTGTCATAAGAGATATTTTGTCTTTCAATTCTTTCCAAGTCATAGCTTGATTTATAAAAGGTGATTACTAATTTATTCCACATCAAAAAGTTGATCCAATACCAATAATTCTGCATTCATATCTTCATCTTTTTGGAAACGAACCTTTATGTTTCCGAACTTAGATGTTTTAAATAAGATGTAAGGATTCATATCTTCGGCAGTCACCGGCTTATACTCCTTAACTTCCGACATCTTGAGATACCAGTCACCTATTTTCACAAATTTGGAGAAGACAGAACACAAATGCGCTTTCACGGACAGTATTTCCCTTTTATCTTTAAAGGGTATAATTTCCTCCTTCCCTCTTATCCTGATTGATAGGAAAGGACGAATGTTGTCTGTTTCATTTTGGAATCTGAAGCCTGTTATGGCTTGCTTTGGGATTCTTCTCCCCATTAATACAAAATAGCTCATTGTTGAAAATATTTAATTAGACATAAATATACAAGTTTTACTAAGATATCCTTCTGTCATCTCTATGAAATTCACACAATCTAATTTGCTTAACTTGTAAATCAATGCCGGATTGTGTACTATGGCTATAATTTGTGTTTGTGGTTTATGGAATGACAATACATTATAAATTTGCATTATGTTATCAATATCAAGATTCCTGTCTGGCTCATCCATGAGAACCGTGTATTCAAAACTGCTTTTTGTTAATGCTATGCGGTTTCTTTTATAATACTTCAACAGGTTATCAATTCTTTTAATCCAAAACGCATTTGATTTTTTCTTGTATTCTACAAGATCTTGTATTGGAAACGTACAATCCTTCTGACTGAACATTAAATTGAAAAGCGATTCCAATGATAACACCACTTTCTCTCCATAAGATTTTCGAATATTATTCACATACAAATCTAAATTGCTGATGTTTTTCAATATACTATCTCGATTCATCTCCGCCGATGGCAATAAACGGAATACTTTCCCTGCATAATCGGATGATATGTCAATCCCATCAAAAACCTTATCATCGTCATCAAATATAGGTGGAAAATCCAGTGCCTCGGTCGGCATTTCAGAGCACATGGATTTCTCGCATAACGCATACATTGATATGATGTTAAGCAAGGTTGATTTTCCGCTACCGTTTTTACCTATAATTACATTCACTCCTGGCTTGAAAATAAATTCTCTGCCATTTTCAAACGCTTCTATGTCAGAAGCATATTCAAAAGGAGTTTTTGTATTGTCTTTTATTTTTACTTTATATATCATTTTATACTGGCTATGTTATAAAACATACGGATGTTATTTAATTTCATATTTTTCTTCTCTAACTTTGTTTTACTCAATCGAATCATATAGTCCCTTGTTTCGGACAAGACGGTTGGGTAAAAGAGGTCTTTGATATAAGGTTTTACCCTAAAAAAATATTCGTTGGGTAAGTAAAATCAAAAACGTTTTGTTTAGTAAAAGAATCCGGTGATCTCACTTTCGAGCAACCGGTAGAGGGTATTGGTGATACCCAGTATGAAGTTTCATACAAATGTATATTGTTTTACGCTTTTTTGCGTAAAGTGGTGTATAATCACCTTGATGTTATCATTGTAATCCTTTTAAAAATCAATTACCGCCCGAACCATGTCTCCGATGTGCTTGTTGCCAGTGCCCGTGAGGCCACTGGAGAAGACCACGTACCACGCGACGGCCTGGCTGCTCTCAGTACTGGACCAATACCACGTCGAGGAGAGGGGAGATGCCGAAACATAAGCGAATGCTTTGTTTAGTTCGTTCATATAATGGGCCATTAAATTTAATTGACCAAGAGATGGTATATACTCGCCATCTTCCAGCAGATTTCTCAATTTTGGATTTCTGGCTACAAGGCGTTCCGTATTGCCGCGTCCGTCAATGTCAAACAGCGCATCACATTCACGTTCGTAATATGTCCCACTTCCGGATTCTTCACGGCTATCATCGTCAAGCAATTGTACGATATCATGCTCCGTCAGTGAGATTGCAAATGACATGTATCTGTGCTTCAACCCGATGTATCGTACACAATCTTTGGAGTTATCGCCGGTAAACGGCTCTGCATGTCCGTCTTCGTAGATTATATACAGTCCGTCAGTTGACTCTTTCTTATCCTCTTCGGATGGTACTCTGTTTTCACATGTACATTTCTCACTTTTGGATCTTACGATTATATTCAATTCATTTAATACATGATTCCTGATGACATTCTCGCACGCTCTTCTTACAAAATCATGATCTCTTTGTTTGAGTTCATCATTCACCATGCATCTGATCCAGTTTTCTATCTGGTTGTCACCTCCATATGTATTAACCATGTACCGTTTTACGTGTTTCTCTAATAACAGCTCTATGTTTTTGATTATATCTTCTTTGGTAAGGTGAAGTTCATTTAATATATAGTTCCTTACTGCCTTGTATTCTTTACTTGTGCTCATAATATACCGATTTAATATTGTGAATCATATTTTCTTTCTCTCCCGCTGTCTTCCCCTATCGGATTGTCCCATCCATATTTTACAGCCGTAGCTTTAAATAGAGGGAGTCCATAAAATGCATAATCATCCTCACCCCAGCCTTCAAGACCTTCTTCCAGAATGTAGTTCCACATCATCACACATTCAAACATCAAACTGGCTGATATTCCTCTCTGATTTAATGCCTTTTCAAAACCGAATCTTACGTCTTCTTCAAGCTGTTTCAAAACATTCTCCCTGGTAAATTCAACTACAGTACTGTTCCACCTTTCTTCGTTATTGTATTCTTCGTTCGGCTCCATACCGAAATCCTTTATCATGTTATATGGGATAAATTTAGCCAGTCTGTTAAAATCTCTACCGTCTAAACATTTTGATGTTAATTCTTTAAGTTGTTCTAATGTTTTCATAAGCAATTTTGTTTTATAGGTTAATCCCATCCTCCAGTAGTGTACAAAGATACATCTTCCTCCTCTACGTTTACACCTTTAAGAGCCTGTAGAAGTTTTTTCTTTGTCTCCCGGCACATATTGTAACCATATCCTTTATACCGATATGAGCGTTCCCATGTGCTTACTGGAAAAGGAATATTTTCATCAATGACCAGCCTCTTCATATGAAGATGTTCAAAGAATTTCTCATGGTAGAGTAGTTTGTACTCGTATGCTACTATACTTGCAGATGAGAATGGAAAATAATCATCTTCCTCTTCTTCGTATTTAGGCTCCTTGTAGTAAGCCATTTTTGCCACAGTAAAGTCGAAGCTCCTGAGAATCTCTTCAGGCTTTCCGAACTCTGACTCTATGAACTCTATCCATACCCTTTCTCCCTCTTTATGGAACGCACATACCTTCTCATTCCTGTACTTAAATTTCCATCCTTCTTTCTGATGTTTTTCATCATTGAACAAATCAACAGCTTCCTGAAAATCGTCTTCGCTTTCAAAGAAAATATCAATATCTTTTACTTTTTCTCCGGAAAGGATATTCTTAAAACATCCACCAGCTATGAACCCCTTGTGACCTTCCATATATTTGTCAAGCCATCTTATTTGCCAGAAATTATCTGGAGTATCTATTATAAAATTGTTCATATTGTTTGTATTTTACTGTCACCAAGCGAGATAAAAATTCCGCTTTACTATAACACAGTGGGTATAGTTATCCAGATCAACCCCATTTTCTTTGAATGTATCCAGAACCCTCTTTTCCACATATTTCAATTTTACTATTATTCCCTTCCTAAACTCTTCTATTAACTTCCCGTTACATTCAATAGGCCCAATAAAACAGTACCTATTTGAAGAACTGTCACATATGCAATATGTATCACACCCAAACATATTGCTTAAAATATCCTCGTTCATAATTTCTCTATTGTTTTAATAATGATACTCTTTATTATATTTCTTCTTCACACCATTCATCCTCCCCTATCAATTGTTTATAATATTCGCTATGCTCTATCGCCAAAACATCTTGAGACAAATATTCTTGTAGCTCCAATTTGCGCATTGGAGCAAGGCAATCCAGATGCTTAGTGTCCATTTCTTGCCTATCTTCATCTACCCACACCAACGTGTCGTATCCATAACATTCTGGACATTGGTCAGCTCCACGTGGAAGAAGCATTTGTGCTCCACATTGAGTACATCTCACCCAGTCTCCATGCTGCACCCCTTTGTATGTTCTTGTTTTCATATTTATTGTTTATCATTTATAACATTTACTTCTTCGCTCCACAAATGTCTCTTATATATCGGAGTGATGCCGATCAGAATACCACTATCTTCGCCCCAATACTGAAGTGTTTTAGGCTCAATTTTATGATGCAATTCTTGTATTCCTCCTTTGTTTTTGTCATAAGGAGAAAAATCAGATAACTTTACCGTTTTCATTTTTCTGGATTTTCAGCAGTTCCTAAAAGATATTCATTGCCCTCAAAAGGAATGCAATAAACATACACTGTTCCATTCAAGCATTCATATTTAGTCTCCCCATCCTGATCGTCTGTAATTGTTCTTATGAATAAACTGGCCTCCCAATTATCGTCCTCATAATATTTTGCTAACACTTTGTCAAACGGCTTAAACTTATATTTCGGCCTTTCTTCAATTCCGAAGAAGCGTTTTAGATATTCTTTTGCTTTAGGATTTTTGCTTTTCTTTAACGCTTTAATCATCCTCTGTTTTTCCGAATCTGTTGCAAGTCTATAGCGTTCTATTTCGTTATTACATGCAGAAAAATTATCCGATATATTAAGACCTACTCCCGCTGCAAGACTCGCATAAAAAGATGTTAAATATTTCCCATGTATATTTAAAATAAAAATAAAACTTCCATCTTCGTTGCTTAACACCTCTCCATCTTTAAATGTAATATATTCTGGAACTTCAAGAAGGAGGCGATTTTCGCTGCTAAGTGCTTTTCCTGTAGCAGAAAACCAATCCGCTGATACAGTAATCGAATGAATTACAACCAATAACGGACAACTTGACGAATTGTCTTCATATACTATTTCTGCTCTATTTCGTCCTTTCTCTGTCACAATCCGACCTACTATTCCCCCTATGTTTATTCTTTTCGCCGTTTCTAAATCAAACGGAATTGTTGCTGTTCTCTGTTCCATGATCTTATTTGCTTTTATTAGTTCCTAAAAGATGCTCATTTCCTTGGTATGGGATACACTCTTTGTATCTCAAACCTCCCAAGCATTCATATTTATATTCTTCTTCTCTTACTCTGGCAAATAAGTGTAGATTCCAATTTCCCAAATTGCTCGCTCTCACCAAGACTTGATCGAATGGCTTAAAATCGCATTTCTTTTGTTCGTCAAGTAAATATTCGTACTTACTTAGATATTGTTTTATTATTCCTGCTTTTTTAAGGTTTTCTGTATTAGCAATTCTTTCAGCAAAAGATTTTTTCTCTTCCTCTGTGGCTAATCTAACATACTTGGATTTATCCTCACTACACACACTTGTCCATATTGGAACTTCTTCAGATATAATCTCGCCATATGCCGATATGCCATATATGCATCCCATATCTCCTTCTCTATTAATAATACCATTATATATAAATGGGTTCCCAAGCGTGCTTATTAATATATCTCCTTTCTTGAAATACGCTCCAGCCTCTACCCTCAATTCCAGAGTGGCGTCAGCAAAAGTACAACCTTCTGTGTTAGCATATATAGCGCTTATTCCATATCCATCTTTTTTTACAAAAAGCAAATTATAAGGACTTGCACAGTTTTTCGACTCATATACAAATTCTATTTCAATATCATTAATTAATACCGAACCTTCTATTTCTCCGCTTTTAATTTTTCTCGCCGTATTTAAATCAAACGGAACAACAATTGGATTTCCCATATCTTTTCGTTTTTAATTGTTATAAAATAAGATGGGTTACTTAAACCCATCCCAGTTGTTTTGCTATTCTCTCCATTTCGTTATATTCTATCCTATGACATCCAGCGGTTAGCAAATCGTTTTCGTACCGATTTAGACTCCACTGGTTACCGGTGACGTCCTCCACCAGACCGTGCCGAAACTCGGCGCCCCGGTGCATTGCCGACACAGCCCGCCACAGTTTTTTGGCTTCTGCTATTCCAATCTTTATCTGTTTACTTGTCTCAATAATATTTCCTTTTATACGGATCCAGGCGTTAGGTTTTTCATCAGGAATATAGAAAGGTGTATTCAAGAAATTGATTTCTCCTGACTTCCACTCTTCCAGTTTTTCATCAAAATCCTTGTAACGGGCTTCTTCTTCCTTTCTTAATCTCTCTAATTTTATTCTTTCTCTTTCTTCCTCACCCTTTCTCCATCTTTCAGATCTTTCTGAATACTTAATCCATGTACCTTCCCCGCAAACTTCATCTACAATCACATTAACGGTTCCAAGGACTTCCAGTGCTTGATGATTCAACAAGATCTGGAAAACACGTTTCAATTCACGGACATGCTCACGTTTAATCTTATCTGATTTATATGATAATTCATGGTTAGTTCCAAGCCATTCGTTTGCGCTCTTTTTAAGAAGACGTTGGGGAGTTTCCATATCAAAGAACTCAATATAATCCATAATATTTTTAAAATTCCCCCAAACATCCCGATAAGACAATTCGGTTCTGGCTTTCTTGTATTTTTCAATAGCATCTTTAATGGATTCCAACATATTGGTAACAAAGAGCATGTTACCGATACAATATGATATATTACATTCAACATAGAACACCTTTGAGCCAGTTGGTATTGCTTCACGAACATAATATTGATGCTTGCTTGTAGTAGAAGAATAGTATGTATCATTAATCAAATACGCCTTTTCTCCACGCTTGTTCCGTACGATTCTTCCGATTTCAAAATGTCTTCCATAGGAGTAAATACTTTCACCTTCAAAATAGAAGTTACTACCATTCGCTGATTCTTCTTGTTCATGAGCCCACAAGTGAGCGACCATTAAATTGTTCATATAAATATCTTTTTAATTGTTCAACTTACCTTTATCATATGACATTCTTTTTTCGTATTTTTCAATACGTTCGGTTATCATATCGCAGAAAATTTGCCCCTCTTTTTCGGAACCTCTGAAGTAACCAATCATCTTCAGGATATTCCCGTTAAACTCATGGACAAACTTATTGTAATAATGTTCTCCCATAACTTTCCCGTATTTTTCTATGAACAAATCCTTGTCCAACGATTCATCTTTAAAACAACGGTTGTAATCCCATATTACGACACGAAGTAACGTTTCAAAATCCAACCTTTCCATATCCTGTATTATTTAAGTTCAAACTTGATGCCTTCCGGCAACTGAGAGCGGTCTACGTTATTCACAAAATCATCAAACTCTTCCTGTGTGATTTTTCCTCCATAATCGTTCCAGTTGAAAAATAAAGTGTTCGTGTGAGGATAATATATAACATTATTAATTGGCAATCCATAATCAAACACACAGAGTATTATCTTCTTTTCTGCTTCTGCTTGTCTGATTTTTTTATCGTATCGCTCACAAATTTCAGCACGTTTTGCCGCCATCTTTGCTTTATGGGCTTCCACTCTGCGTTTCTCTATATTTTCTGAGGAATAATGCCCGGCTTTAATACGCTCTTCAATAAGAGATCGTTCCTCGTCCGTTAGTGTTAAAACAAATCTTTCTTCTTCCGGCTTATATGGATTAACCCACTTCTTTCCACACAATTTTTCAAGTTCCGCAATAAGCTCTTCTGATTCTCTTTTCCATCTATCCACAATCCCAAGATTGAAAAGCTGATACTTGAAATACAACTCATCCTCAGAGGCTTTATATAATTCTGCGCATTCTTGTTCTGATATACGCAAATACTCCATTGCTACAGACATGCCACTTCTTCTAACGTGATATATGTCATTTTCCACCGGATACATAGGAGCACCATAATGGTTACAAAGATGCAACGATATGAATTTTGCCAATTCCGGAAAATGTTTTGCAACTTCATCGTGACAGCAGCCTCCCATATACTCCTTGTATTGTCCACGTTGATTTTTCCATCTAACATCGGCTGTTACTCTCCAGTCACACATATTGTTATGACAATCATCATCTAAAGATACTGTGACTGTTATTCTGTATTCTTCTTTGTTTTCTGTAAAGAATTTTGTACTTAAATAAGTTAGTTTGTTTGCAGTTTCCATATTATTTTAGTTTAATCATTACACTTATGAAAAATAAAATCTGCACACTCTCCGGGAAGTGTTCCTGCGTCATTACAACGGTAAAACCCTTGTGTTTCCAAATCTACATCTACCGGATAACCTTCTGCTTTTTTCAAAAAAGCATCTATTTCCTGTATTTCTTCTTCAGACAGTCCTGAATAATCACCGTTTATCAGAGCGCAAGCCCAATAAATCGGAAGCCTGTATCTTATTATTTCTATCATACCACCTTCGTTTATACGCATTCTATTATATCCACATCATCAATTTGAGCAACCTGTACACCTTCGTCGTTTTCTATGATATATACATTAACTGCAAAAGGCGAACAGAAACCATTTTTTGATTCTCCTCCAGTGATGGGATTATTATCCTCATCTAACCCACCCCATACCTCAAAATGATATTTTCCGAAATCAAAATAAGAGAACCAGACATTATTGTCTTCATGTATTTCAATCTCTTTTTTATCTATTTTGTAATTATGTTTACACCCACCATATTTAAATGATATGGTTATATATTTATCAAATTCTTTCATTTTATATCTTCATTAGTCTGCAATTTGCATCTTCAAATACCGGAATCATCCCTTGTTCTCTAAAATAAGCAGTGGCCACTTTAAAAGCATACAGCGGATTTACTTTCTGGATTTCCCGCTGTGATTTGTAGAAAGATAACGGTTGACATACATAGAAGTTTTCATTGCCAAGACTCCCAAAAAGCCAATCCATACTACCTTCATCACAATTAGTGCCACCCAGTATTATTAAATCACATCCGGTCTTTCTGGTTCCAAGAATAAATATCTTATTCTTGTTTTTCGGTTGCATAAATATCTCCTTGTCGATTTTAAACCAGTCACTCTGGCAACTCTCCACATCCCGACGAACGATTTCGTCAATTTCACGGGCATATTCTTCTTGTGTTTTCATAAGATATGTTATTAAAAATGATAACTAAATATGTTTCTTAAAAGAAACTCCAACAAAATGTTACGATAAATTCTCCCATTCCGTATTCAGCAAGTTGCTTAAACGATTCTATCCCATTGCAGTAACAAAAAACATCATCATTGTCATCATCGTTGATGTTCAATGATAGTTTCATTGTCTTTCTTTGTTCATCTCCTGTCTCTTTCCGTACAATCTGACATTCTACGTATTCAGGCTCCTTCCCTGTTCTTTCTACAAATTCATGAAACCTTAAATCAATTTCATGTTTGACTTCTTCAATGTTGGATATTATCACCTCGTTTTCACAATTCGAGCAAATAGCATGCATAAAAGATCCATCAAAATAATCTATTATTTTTCCGGTATTCGGATTTACTATGGCTTCACAAGCAACATTTGTTCCACCACATCTTGTACATATATATCCCATAATTATCTGTTTTTAAAATGTTCAACAATTTCATCTACTGTAGCCTTACGCCACGCAAAGCAGGCCCCGTCTCCCCTGAACCGGAGCTCTTCGCACTTTCCCACCTGTCTCCTGTGGCGTCCGTCACTATCAGCCATTATAACCTATTCTTCTAAATCATTCTCTATCATAACTTCCTTTATCAATTCATCTGTCTCCTCGTAACATCCCCAGCAAGAATCAACCTCTTCCCATTCTTCACAATCTTCATCCTCTCTTGATTCGTCTTTGTATTTCTTGGTAAATGCTACCTTCTTTTCAAGAACGTACCCTTTTACATCTCCCCACATCCACATACCTATGGACTTTACTTCATTATCTATAATTTTGGCACAATCTTCTTTCCAGTCTCCTTCCTTATCGCAGACTTCATTATCATATTTTTCTTTTGTAACGTATGCTATCCCTTTTATATAATCACCTTGACTATAACCCCTTGTTGACCACTCTATAGCCACCACATCTTTTCCATATTTGGATATGATATCTAACAAATCTTCGTCATCCAGATCCTCTATTAATTCCCCTCTGCAATCAAAGTCCGTCAAATCACTTGGAAAAAACTCTTGACCTATATATGGACTTGTCTTATGCTTCAACTCCCATACATTGCTACCTCTGTTGTATGTGAATGAGATCCCATTCGCTTCCCCTTTCTTTAAATATTTTACAATGTCTTTCTGTTCTATATGCTTCATTACAATAGCATCAATAACATCTCTAAGATTATGCTTGTTATCGTAGAAGAAAGTTTTCCAATTGCATTCATCATGCAATCGATGCATATCAGAGTATTCAAAAAAGAATGACCCAAACAAACCCCAATTAGTTATAGGGCATTCTGAATCATGGCAATAATACACTTTAATGCGATAATCGCCTACTTCTTTTGTTGTAATAAGATCGTCTTCCATGTCTTTATATTTTAAATAGTTCTTAATTTTTCTTCGATAAATTCATCTATTACATCATAGTATGAGCCATCAAAATCCCCATATTTCTCTGTAAACTCTTTAGCCCACTCTTGAATGATGGCAAATGCCTCTTCCCTGCTACATTCTTTTAATCCCATTAGATCATCCACGGCTATCACCGACATCTCTTGCAGATTTCGTAAATAATTCAAATCTATGCTATATGGTAGCTTGCCTACTTCTATACATACATAATGACCTTGTTTAAAGGCATCCTGCAAGTCTTCAAGACTCTCTATCAATGACTCAGACTCATCATCTATTCTTATCTTGTATAACTCAAAATCTTCATTTTCTGCCGACACCCATATCTTATAGGCTTTTTCGTTGGACAATCTTTTCCAAACAAATCCGTCACTGAATACAATTAGGCTACCTGTTACTATCGTATTTTTCATAACCACTTTTAATCTGTTATTCTGTAATAATAATCAAGTTCTTCTCCCTTAAAGTTGTTCATGGCATACTCGTCAGCTTCTCGCCACAACCGGTCATACAATGCAGCCAGTTCGCGATCACCTTCATAATGCTGCCAGATTTTATGATTCAATACAAGCGTTAATTCCGTGAAAAACTTATAATCATCTTTCCATTCATTAAACGCACGTCTGTAGGTATCCTTGACACCTGCTATACCATACTTGTCGGCTATGCTGAAATCTTCCCAAAAGGTAGTCATTAGGTTATAGCCCACTTCTTTCATAAATTCTTTGAATGTCATAAGCTATTATTTTAGGTATATAATTACCTCATTAAATTTTTGAATTGTCATATAATTCCCCTGAATATGGACTGTATATTGTTCCGGCTTCCACCGCTCCAGGTTCTACCGCCATCAGTCCTACACCTACTTCATAATACAGTTCAAGATCTATTGGCTCCATCGCCATCCTCTCAGCTTCTTTCTTGCTAAGACCTGAAAGCATTAAACATTTCACCTTATTTGCGTACGCAATAGGATACTCTTCTGGAGTTAATCTTATTAAGACTACTTCTGCTTCTTCTGCGCTGTTAAGTTTTAATTCGTTTCCCATTTTATGCATTGTTTTCGCTGTTCACTATCTGACTAATGTACGGTCCTGGTCACGAACAGCCAGGCCGACCTCATGGCAGGGCAGGCGTCGCCTTACCCTGGCTGTTCTACCCACTCCCTGTACCCTACATTAAAACCAATAGGATCATACCTTTTGATCATAGTGCCATAATTCTCTCTACCGCAATACCTGTTCTTTCCTCCAATAACCCATGCTTCATCGTCTCTATCTGGAGATATGGAGTTAAGAAACTTCTCATAATCTTTTCTACTCTTTCCCATCTTTGTCTTGATTTAAACAATAGTTAATAAAATAAGCAACCTGTTCATTTTCCCCTGTATTATCATAATCACCTAAAGTCATATCATCATAATCCAGCAGAACTATACGAAAATCGTTTTTTTTGACATACACTTCCGTTAAATACATAGGAATCCCAGCAATTTCTATTATCACCGGAAACTGATCATCGAAGTCAAACGCATCATTAGTTTCTTTAAACTCTTTAAATTCTTTGAATTTTAGCTTTATACTTCCACCGTTCTCCACTAATGCCTCTTTGATGTACTTTAATCTTTTTGCATTCAGATCAACCTCTGCTTTTTCTATTTCTTTGTACAATTCATTCAGATCCATATTCCACTATATTTATGTTGTCAAATTTTTCTTTTATAACATCCAAGGCGCCACACTCGTTTGTTACCATAGCATACTTTCCTGGCTTCATTCTCCACAGATTAAAATATCTTGTCACATTTATAATGTTGTTAAATAATGATATTTCGTATCTTGTGTTCCCATTTTCACCATGTCCCGCTTTTTTAAAATAACATAGGGTCGGCTTGTATTTGAAATAATTAAAAAGCCTATACCATCCCTTCCCGTTACATGTTTCACGATTCCATATTCCAGTAAGCTTCCTATATCCCCTTACTGGTATTTTCTCTATTTCTTTTGGTACAATCTTGACATACTCTCCTTCTCCGATTGGTATAGTCATATTGCCTGCCTTTTCCGTGCAAAAGTATTCTATTTCAGATGCCATGCCTTTATATACATAGAACCGGTATAGGTTCCCGTCAGGGTCTACCCGATCCATGTAATATAATATCACTTTGTCTACTTTTATCTTTTTCATTCCTTTATTCTCCTTATCTTTAAATCGTTATTCCCACAGTATTCCTTCAGCCAACTATCCGTTAGATAACGATTAACTCTATCGTATTTCTTTTTCGGGCCCTTGCTCCAGAATTTCCATTCTTTTGTGATATTGTACCCATATTTATCAAACCAATAGATATAATACACTACGTTACCGTATAAATCCACTCTTTTTCTTTCCTGTATGACTACCTCGTAAGGCATCTTCTTGTCTCTTTTCTCCATCTTTGTCCTCCTTTCTTGAATAAAAAAAACGGCACCTATCTTCGCAGACCAGTGCCGGTAACTAACTTACATGGAAAACTACTTAACCTCAACTAATTCTACAGAGTTGTAGAATTTAGTGAAGCTACCAACAAATTCTCTTATATTTTTATATTCTTCTGGTCGTTTTCTGTTACCGTCTTTTATGTAATTCACCCACAGTCTATCCTCTATGTTCTTAATCGCATTTTCTATAGTAAATTCGTCGCTGACACACATTAAACACGAAGATCCGGTTTTCTTATGTGGTTTATACACCCTTGAAAAAGACCACATTTTTATCCTGTCGTATATATATCCGTTGTTTGGATAAACGAATCCTATCCGGCTGTCACCTTCTTTGGCATAAAATACACCTGGCTCCTTCCCGCCCTTTCTATATACTACGAATCCTTTTTCTTTTAGGATCTTAACCACTTTATTTAATTTATTTTCTACGTTCATTTTCATGCAAAAATTTAAAAACGACCTTCATTACATTTCCAAAGTTCTCCACCTTAACCCACTCGTGAGCTACTGCTCTAAGTACGGATGTTTCGTATGTCGGAATATCGTCTTCTTCAACCACCTTACAAGAAGCCAGAACTCCTTCAGTCGGCTTTAGTCCGAGGTCATGCAGCTCGCAGAGACCGCCCGGCTGGCGGAATGCGCACCACCCGTCTTTCTCTGTTGGCTGGATCATCGCTATTGGTTTTTCTTTCACTGCAAGATACCCTACCATCCACATTGTTTCTTTTAACCTGTCAGCGTATCCGGCATCTATGATAGCCTCTATGTCTTTTGGCGTACCAATACAAGGAACTTTACACATGTTTTTACATTTATCACATGTACAAGGTTGCTCCCATCTGTTATGATCTATGCCTACCAACTTCTTTATCCGTTCTACTTCTTCTTTCATATTATACTATCTCTGTTAGTTTTTCATAATACAACTTCATTTCCGGTGAAGCATATTCCATGAATGCTTCGAATAAGTAGGGTACCTCTATTATCATATTCACATTACAACCTTCTGCCTGTGAAAGAGATTCAAGATCATTGCTGTATGAACACGTTACATGAGCTCCTACATTAAACACATGTAAATCTAATCTTACATATTCCATACATAAATCTAACGCTTTAAACAAGTTTTCTACCTCAATCTCCTGAAATAGGTCTATAAACATCCTTAAATCCATCATTTTACTACCCTTTCTATGTGTTTAATTAATACTACCGCCATTCCATTGCCGGTTTTTATCGCACATTCCGATCCTTTTATCCATTCTACACATCCTACATACTTTTCTGTAGAATGAAAACCTGGATTGTATTTTCCAGATGTACTGAACTCTACCGTATTCCCCACCTTCAGATCATCAAAAGCAATAGACCATGTGGTCCAAATTCTATCATGTCTCCCAGGCTGAATAGCTCCGATTACGCCTTTTTTACGACCGTTTTTTATCGCCCTTAGTATTATCTTTCTATCACCTTCGATAAGGCTGCAAAAGCGCCCGTAAAAGGTCAAATCAACCTGTTTTCCTCCTATTTCTTCTCTTATTTTTGTTATTCTGTTCATTTTCTGATTTTGTTTTATTTTTTTCCTTGTTTTTTCTATCTTCTATAGAAGATGATAATAACATTATCTTTTCTATGTTACTTTTTGACTGTAAAAAAGAATCGCATTTCATTACTACTACCACCTTCTTAAGTTCCCCATTATCGTATAGCGATACACGCATCATGTTTTGCACCTCGTCCACTATCAGACCTGGAGTAGTCTTAGCCATTTTGCGTAGCTTATTATACTCCGGTCTTTCCATTTCCTCTGTTTATTACTCTATAGTATTTATCCTTATCCCCTTCTTTCAACTTCTCCAGATAGAAAATTCCATCATGTAAATGAGACAAACAAAACCTGTATCCGTATTTCTGTACTCTTCTTACATGATCCCGCAGTCTTATCTCTTCACTTTTGTCTTGTACTTTGATTTTAATACTGTCTCCTTCTTTGATTGTGTATAAAATAGTTTGAATCTCTTCTTTTTTCATCTTATAAAATATTTTAACGGCAGCACCTATACTCACGCACCACTACTGCCTTATGTTTAACAATTAAATACTTAACTCTTCAATGGTCAAGCCTTTTTCTTTTGCCCACTTTAGCATCGCGCATAATTCTGTTTCTGACTTATATTTCGGATCACGCCACGCCCATCCGAATTTATCCAGGACATGATGATATAATTCGTCGGCCTTTGCCGTGTAAATGTCTTTGAATAAATGCTCCGAACCTTCCGGTATAAGCATCTCTGTTGTTGCAAAATCGGAATACGATAAACATCCGTAAGCATATTCTGTTATTTCACTCCATGCTTCTCCGGCTTTAAATCCAAATTCTTTTACAAAAGCCAAAGTTAGATACATATTTAATAATATTGTTACATCATATCCGGAATCCGACTTTCTTTCTATTATTTCCTTTTCAAATTCCTTTAAATCTTCAGGTCCTAAAAAGATGTATCCTGATACCGACCGGTAATTAGTCTCCGCATACTTCTTGCATTTATCATCATTGACAATCTTACTAATGTTAGATAACATCTTTTGCCTCCATTCATCACAAAACTCTACCTCTACGTTCATCCAATCAGTACCATAATTATATTCTTTCGGATATCCGACCGATGTTACCTTTATACTATTCACGCCATATCCGTAAAGGCGTTCACTTACCTCATTCGCCCATTCCTGTACAAAAGGAATAAACTTATTGTAATAAGAATCAAAATCAAAATCCGATTCCTCCTCATATTCTGGCATCTCTTCATAATCCTGTTCAAAGAAATGACGAGGATCTGCTATTGTTTCGTAGAAACTTACGTTAATGAAACAAAACTCGTTGGTTGTCGTTTTTAATATCATAACTTTTTGTATTTACGTACATTTTTCTTGCCATAGAATCTACACATGGCACGAATCTGACTATAAAATACTTTTGTCCTCCTGGCCTCAAAGTATTTAAACATTTCTTCATTCTTTGTTTCCCAAACGTAATCCGTTTGGGAACTCATGCGATCTTTCTCCTTGCGTGAATAATGGTAATATGATACCACAACACGTTTCATACCATTCTTTACAGGTACGATATTTACGTCTATACTATTCTCTGTCATATTATTATTGTTTTATGCATTATACAAATACAAAGAGCGCATACCTTCACAGGCCGGCGCTCCTTTCAATAAAAATGAAAAAACTAATATTACATAAACATATTGTTTTCTACTCTTTATTACAATACTTTTGTTCCGCAATTATTATATCTTCCGTACTCTTTTTTCGTATCATTCAAGATTTCAAAAACCATCTTCTTGTGATCTTCGTTTGGTAACCTATCCTTAACAGCCGATATTACGCCCGCTATAGACGTAAAGCCTGAATCTGTTATTGAACACAGCAACACGCCTCTGTCGGCTCCGGTGCTTATTGCTGACGCCTTTATAATATCATTCTTGTATATTCTCATAATCTTTTGTTTTATTATCTACAAACTTATCTATATCGTCTCTTATTCTTTTTAGCACTCCGGCTATAATTTCCGGCATCTCTCCTTCGGTACGGTTCAGAGTTTCTATCACCCCATCAATCCTACCAATTTGACGCCATAAGAAATTGGCGTCTTTCGCATTAAATTCCCCCATCATGTCTTATTTTACAGTAAACAACTTGCTTTTTTAAGCACCAGTCTTGCGATTCTGAGAGTGAACACCGTTCGGAGTTGTTAAAAAATATACAATCTTTGCAGAACATAAGAGGATCTTCGTCGTCACCAACTACTTTGACATCATACTCTATGCCATACAATTTTAATCTAAATACATCTCCTGCTTCTTTAGAAGATAAATCCATGTCTGGACTGAATGTTATTACTTCCATATGATTATGATTTATTGTTTGTGAGATTCCTGGAATCGAACCAGAACCGACACATACATACCGGCACGCCGCGCCATCCCTCTATGATACAGAAATAGGCATGCCTATTCTCACGAACCGACATGCCAAAACCCAAAACTTAATTTGATGAATAAAATAGATTAACAAAAATACTATTCTAATTCTTTTATAATGTCTTTTACGATATTTAGCCTCACCTCCTTCGTTTCTGGACTAATACTGCCAAACCATCCATATATCCTCCATTCTTCTTCTGGTTCTGTAGCCATACTTTTCTTTTCCTCCAATTCCGGGAAATATATTCTCACCATTTCGTCTGAACGAAACTCATAAATATTTTTATGTTTTTTGAAATACATAAACACTACATTTCTTAACGCAACACATATGTATTCCCCATCCTCTTGCCAATCAATCATCTCATATACCTTTTTCCAAATGAATAATCGCTCTTCTTTTGTAAACATATCTTTCTTTATTTTTGTGGTATTATTTGACTGTACGCAGACTTTTCCATGTACACAACACTATGTTCCTGTCCAGGTATTTTCTTTGCTGCTTCTTTCTTTATCGCACAATATCTCCCTGTACGATACGGATTCTTTTGATCTGATCCATCCTCGACTTCGATAATAAAACAACCTCCGTCATCTATTATCTTTTTGCAATTGTCACATACTCCGCCCGTGCATATATGATGCGGCGCCTGCCCTTTGATGTTATTCCCTAATAAAGCAATCCCCATCTCTTCGCCACATATCATGCAGACTTCTATAGACGGATTCAATCCGTGTTCTGGATGTAATGTAATACCATCTTTCATTTTCTTTCCTCCTTTGTTTTTAATGTTGTGTGAGATCGCCGGAATCGAACCGACCTACCGCACCATGAATCCCATAAAGCAAGTGCTCCGATCTTCGCAGACGGGAGCACTCTGTCTAAAGCATAAGAAAATTAATGAAGAAATTTTTCTCACTTACGCCATAGCATCTAAAATAGCTATCAGCACTATTTCTATGACAAACATAATAGAAAATATCTTAAATGCCTTTTTCATATCGCTATCTCCTTCTTCTTTATGTTTATAGTTCTTCTATACAGGATCTCTCCGGTCGTAATATCCTGTGCACTTACACTAATACGAACACAGTCCTTTAACCAACTCGGTCTGTATTTAAGCAATTCTTTAGCACTCGTTCTTAATATCATCTCTTTGGCATCTGATACCGGCATAGACCTGTTGCTTATTAGCCTACTACTTTCCGAACCTGTAGAAGATACCCAATTTATCCAAATATAATGTATTGTCCTTTCCATCTTTTTTCTTTTTACGTTCCACAATAAACTGTCCTGGCTCTGCTCCGACCTACGTTCCACCTACAACCGCAGGCCTTAGCCCAAGGCGCCGCCTACTCCCCCTCTATGGCAGCCTGTTCGTACCTACAACATCAGTCTCCATCTATACAACTATTGCTATGTGATAACAAACATTTATTCTTATAACAATCATCAAAAATACACCTATCACAACTGTAATCCTTAACTTCTACACAGTTAACTACCTTAGCATATACTATACCATCACTACCTTCTATTCCTTTCACCCCAAAAATAGAACCTTCTACCTCCTTACTCAAATCTAAGTCAGGCGCAAAGTCATATACGTTCATGTTGTTTATGTTTTAATTGTTATACATTCCGATTGAAAAAAATACTCACATAATACAGTCCTTAACCCTTACCTACAGAATACTGTTTTAAAAACGCTGTAAGTCTTAATTTTGTTGGAAAATTCTACATTATGCTGTTTTAAAGCACTGCAATCCTTAATTTTGTTTGAAGAACCTACAGAATGCTGTTTTAAAACGCTGATCTGTTGAATTTTGCGGGAAGAACCTACAGAATGCTGTTTTAAAACGCTGATCTGTTGAATTTTGCGGGAAGAGAGTGCCCTCCCTCTCCCCCTCTCCAACCCCGTCTAATCCTCTGTCTTTCCGCATAGAACCTGCGCTCTCGGTCTCACTACAGGCATACGGAGAGCGCTACAAGCTTATACTCTGGCATGAAGTATGGGGTATTTAGAGATAATATCATTCCATAGAGAGAATAGAGAGCCTTCAGCCCACGCCCTACCGCCTGCTCCTCCTATCAAGATAGATATTTAAGCCTATAATCAAAGCCAATAAAGAAAAGCAAAAGACCATTACAATATTATACTGATCCGGTCCGTACTCCAACATAGAGCGAATACCAACCGACAGAAAATACAAGTCAGCTACTAATAAAAACCACCACATAAAATAAAAAAAATACAATAAGTATGTCCGAAAATACGGGGATTATAAAACCTAACTAATTGATAATCAAGCATACATAATTTTTAAGAAAAATACAATAAGCCTAATTTTCAATCTATAGAGACGAAAAAGGCGGAATCCGGAACCCTATTTTTGGCCAGAAAACCGCATAAAGTTTCGTTTTAGACCAATTTTAACGACATGATATAGACAAAATACCGGCATTATATCCAAACTATCCTATTTTAGTTTCGTTTTAGACCAATATAGCTTACATCCGCCGTTCACTCTCAGAATATCCTACCCGTAAATAGAAAGAGTAGGATACAAAAATAGGGCTGCTCCGATATTCGAAACAACCCTACTCCTGTTTAAATACTGTTTATGTTTTCCTTCACGTAAGTTCGTGATGTATGGACTTTACGTTTGCATTTGTCCTTTCCCGTATCGGCATGATACGCTTCTTTGAGATCACGATACAACATAAATTCCCGATACGCTCTTTTCCGCTTTTCTTTAGCTTCTTTCCTGGACAGACCGCGGACGTCTACCATATAAGATTTAAATTTCCTTTCCATTTTCTTTATGCTTTAATTATGATTAACTCCAGCGGTTAAGAGCTTCGATATAGAAACCCTCCGCCTCTTTATACTCATTTTCACTGAGTGTTTCCACCGTCTCGATATAGTTACGCAATGTTATTTTTACGCAGATGTTTTTAGATTTATTGAACGCTTCAGTTAAAGCGTTGATCATTTCTTTCTTTTCCATGTTATTATATTGTTTATAATTTAGAGGTTGCTCCGGAATCGAACCGAACGCGCATTCCTATCCTGTACGAATTTTATGCTACAACCAACAGCCCGTAATTAGTACGTAGTTCTTGTGTACAGGCCCGTACTATGTTGTTATTATATTTTCCGTCTGCTACACAACTTAGCCACAAATAAAGGCGATTGTGTCCTTGCGTTTTGATACGGCACGTACCTACATGGTAGGCTACATGCTTGTACCCTGTAATTTAATCTACAGCCTTGTTCTATTTTTCGTGTAAGCAAGTAAGACACGTTTCGATCTGGAGATAAACCTCGTACAACGGCATGTTTTCCAAACTGTAATCACATACCTAACATAAACTATACCTATTCGGATAGTCCATGCAGTAATACCAGCCCTTTAATTGCCAACGGCAAGGGCAACGGTATATCTATCTCCAATATGTAAAATAACTCTCTATTTTGTCAGCTTCAGTCTAAAGCATACGCGGGACGTGCACCCACTGACAACGGCGTACAGACGCGTTTAACGGTACGCGTCAAACCTTTGGAGAGCTTAACGGCGCTCTCCGTGCCTTGTTACTGCTGGTTGCTTTCATGTGCGAGGTATTCACTTACACACTTTGCAATGGTACGGATTGAATAAGATTTGATCTTAACAGCCACATAAGTAGATTTGTACTCGTCGGTTTCTTTTACCAACCATTTAGTACTTTTTTTAGTCTCCAATGATTCGGCAGTAGTAAAACCGAATGCTTTATATTCGCTACCGTAAACCACATTCTCGGCGCACCAATCAGCCGTTTTAGCTTCAATTCCTTTTTCTTTGTCCGCATTGGTATCTTTATACACTTTAGAGTATAAAGCAAATTTAACAAAGGTATCGCCAACCTTTGGCAGCATTTGACTACACACTGCAACAAGGCGTTTTTTATCCTTTGCCAATGCTGCTACCTTTACGGCGTATTCTGCCGGTATTTCCAAAGCCTTGCAAACAGCCTTTAGATCTGCACCGTTGGCGAATAAAGCGTTGTACAGTTTTACCGCGCCAACTAAATTTGACGCGTTTTCTTTTATAACAACGTTTTGCAACCTGTTAATGTTTTTTTTCGTAATCATGTCAATATTTATTTATTTGTTAAACAATATCATCTCTATTTGCAACCTATTTACAACGCAAATAGGTTGCGAGATTTAACCATTATACTACCAACGGCGTATATATAGTATATCATCACTTAACTGTTTTCATCTCTCTCGATGACATTGCAAATATACTACATTTATCATTACTACAAATATATATGCTATCTTTTTTTTGTTAACTTGTATTAATTTCGATTCTATCATCTGATTATTAGCAATTTACAAAGCACACAAGAGCAGTATTACACGCGTACATTAATATGTAGGATATATGTTTGCTTAAATGGCTTACAATCAACGAGTTATCGTAACAAGCTGATTTACAACAATTTAAATAAGTGATTGATAATAAGGCAGTTTGTAGGTTTGAGGTAAAAACGCGTTTCCGGTTTTCCAGCGAAGGGGGTGTGGGGGAGAAAACGCGTTTCGGGGGCGGGAGGTTCGTGATAGGTACCCCCTCTCTCCCATCACATAAACATCTTTCATATCCCTCATCACACAAACCTTTTTTAGCTTCTCTCCTATCACATAAACATTCTTAATCTCTCTCCCATCACATAAACATCTTTCATATCCCTCATCACACAAACCTTTTTTAGCTTCTCTCCTATCACATAAACATTCTTAATCTCTCTCCCGTAACATAAACATTTTTACCTTTCTTCCTCATCACATAAAAAAAAGCAGGGAAGCCTATTTAGGACCTCCCCACTTACTACAACCAACAATATTTTAAAATTACCTCACTTACTTTCCCATATTAATTTATCTCGTACTTTTCCTTTCTTTACTTCTTCACACTTTCCTGCCACCCATCCAACGAGGTAGCAGAAAGGTTCTGATTGCATTACTTTTTCTCCTAAGAAATCAAATGCATTGAGAGACACATGGGCTGCCTCGTGTGAGACTGTGTTAAAATCAATAACGTTCTTATTAATAAACCATATCAAGAATCCTGTGCAAGGATCTAATTTGCATCCTCCATACGGTACGGTTATGGTTGCGCCCATACTATTATCTATGTAACTAAAATCGTTATTGAAACACTCTACCATACCAGAAACATCTTTACCTACATATATCCACAGATTAAAGGGATAGACTTGTGGGGAAAATTGATACAGTTCGCACTTCATTGTGATATAAGTTTATGTTTTTCTATAAATTCCCTGAATCTGATATCCGTGACATCAAGCACAAACCCAGCAGCACCAGCATGTCCTCCACCACCGAATCTCTTACTTACTTCACAGCAATCCGCGCTGTCTTCCACGCATTCATAAAGAGAGAACCTAACCTTACCACCTGGCATGATACAAAATGGCATAAGGGCTTTAATTTTTCTACCGTCTAACCAGTCTCGTGTAAGAGAATCAAATACTTTAGAACTAAATTCCGTGGTATTCATCGCCACTACCTTCACCTCATCGACGTAAGCTTCAAACGAATACGCACTTACCTCTTGTTCGTTTTTACCAGCCATGTAATTAATTATAGCACGTCCTTCTTTAGCGAGATCATAAAAAATAAGATCAATTTCATTGTCCTTCATATCTTCTTTAAAATGGTCATACAAATACGACAATGCTATTAATACATTGAGTCTTATTTTTGATCTCAAGGCATACTGGATAGCTACTACCGTATCCCAACCTAATTCAGATTCTTTATTCCACACATCGTAGTCTGACAGGCACCGGACGATCGCCGGCACCTTCCCCATAAGCAGGTCCGAAGCCAGAGCGCACGCACCGACGCCGACTCTCCTCAACCCTGGAACTACGAACCCCCATGTCTTACTGTCCTCAATAATTCCCTTATGGTGATCTATCCACATCAGGCTCTTTCCTTCATCAAGCCACTTTTTGAAAACCGTTTTAGAATCGGCTCCGAAAGACACGTCAAGAACATAAACAGCATCTAAGTCACGCACCTTGCTGGTAACTTTCTTAACATCATCTTCATACGAATACGGGATATAAACAACATCCTTGTTTTTACTGTGTTCATACATAGTTGCGATGGCTGCCGACACAACGCCATCTAAATCCGATTTATGATAAACTATCGCTGTTTTCTTTACTTTCATGATATAAGCTTGTATATTTGATACTACCGTCTTTTAATGTTTCTATTTTTATAACATCACTATATGAATTGAAATTCTGATCTTTATCAATCCTTATATTCAGCACATCATCTACGGTTGCAGTTTTTCCATCATCGGTTTCAATCTTATAAAAATCTTTTAAAGTGATTTTTATATTAAGACCAACCCCATATGGATTTTCAAGGATATATATATGATCGTTGTTTAGAATAACTATTCCTTCACTTGTATGTTCTTTGGACAACACATAATTCAAATCAAGGTCTTTACCAACAAACGTGATAACATCCATATATTCAACGCCGGCCTTCTCAGCACATACCTTATCCGAATCAGAGAACTGCCCTGGTAGGCCACTGGCGTCCCCGACCATCAACGAACATCCCTTAAGTTGACTAAAGTTCATACCACGCATTACCGTGTCTTTACACTTCATAAGAATATCATCAATCATGCCAGTGTTAGGCTTCCTCATCGGATTTTGTTCGTCATTTGAATAACACAACCTTTTTTCATATAGGACGCCTCTTATGCCTCTCTTTACCGCCAGATCATGTACGGACCTCAGTACGTATTCTATCTTAGCTTCAATATCAGCTCCAGAAACAAACCCAGCTTCTACTCCTCCTTGATTGCTTACGATAGCAAATACCTTAACACCGTTCTCCTGCATGAGGTCAAGAGCCTTATTCACCACATCCATCTTAATCCTCATATCTGTCAAGTCTGTAGCGAACGTATTCCCAGAAGCGGTTTCTATAAGCGTCCCGTCAAAATCGAATAGCAGTATTCTTTTGTTTTTAATATCTACATCGTTCATAATTTTTCACTCCTACTCTTTTTTATCACCCTAAGCTGAAGACGGAATAGATTACTGTCTTCTTTTATAATATCATACACAGCATAAGAATTTTCTCCTATATCCCATCCAAGATAATCGAGCAGGTCTTTTAAGTAAATCCTCTTGTATTTTACACCAAGGTTATTTACCTTAAACGATCTCTCGTCTTCAACATCAGAAGCAGCCAGATAAAAGACCGTATTTTCAACTCCTTCAAATATCTTCCCTTCTTCTAAGCCGATAACAACCGCATCCGTTACCCCCATCCAATTCAAATTATAGACAGAGATAGTCATTATCTTACTTTTGCTGATTGACAACTTCCGGATCTTGCTTTCTTTAGTTTTAGATCCTAAAAAATCCTTACTGTTAAAAAAATCCACTTTCATGGTTATAATATTTTATATTGATGTTGCAAACATACATAATAAATAATCAGCGAAGAAATAAATAGGATTAAAATATGATAAAAAAACCATAGCACTACGTATTTAATAAAAATAAATCAATGACGTAAGAGAATAAAAATAATCATATATTTGTCGGTATCTTAATCAATTAAAAATAAATGTCATGGCAGAAATGAAAATAGGTTTTGTAACCTTCAATCCGGGATCAGGTGATGGTGATCAGGCGGTTACCGTATCAGGTGAAAAATACGAAGGTCGTGTACAGCGTACGTTACAAGTAGAATTTGGTGCCGAATCCGGTGGTGTTAAGAAAAGTGCTACCATAAACCAATCTGCGGTAGCTGAGTTTGTAAAAATAGATCCTACTGCATCAGTAGGAAAAGGAGGTGGTACTGTAACGATCAACGGTACAAGTAACTCAACTAAATTAACGTTCTCCTTAACTCCAGACGAGTCTCATCCTCTGGCGCTGGAAATACCAGCCTCCTATCAAGCAGCAGGCAAGGCTACCAACAACGGCGCTGTTATTGCCGACGACCCTGGTGCAACAGGGGGCTTTGCTTTCAGTATCGTATTCTCCGGTATTGCAGCGAACACTAATATAAACGATCTGGTAAATACTCTTAAGGTGACGGCCGCTGGTGGTCAGACAGCTAATACGGTTATTACCCAGACAGCAGGTGATCCGTTCTTGGAGATAGACAAGGAGGTAATTAACTTGGATGCAAACGGTACTCCTCAGACTATCAATGTTAATGCAAACATCAGGTGGACTATCACGCAAGCTGTTTCTAAGTTGGTAAGGAAAGTAATGAAATAACAATTACTTACAGAAAAAGAAAAGGTGCGTCTATTTGGCGCCCCTTTTTTCTATGCATTGTATGTAGTATTTATCTTTTTGCCTACTGACAAAAATCTTTTTTAAAATCATCTGTTTTCTGATATGGACTCTTTTCCCGTCATCTAATTCCCTCCATATTTCATTAAAGATCAAATCTATTAATTCCATAACCTTCTTATCGGAGACAAGATTCTTCCTACCGGGGCTGACCCATCCATCATCAGTCATCTTACCGGCTATCCTATTAGCTATCCTGCTTAATTCACGTGGGGTGCTCATTTTAATTTGTTTTTAAATATTCTACCTTTTTCACACTGAAGTATGCAGTCTCTCATGGGATGATCTTGTTCGTGATCGTCACACATCGGAAATTCTTTTCCATAGGGGAAAGCAATGTGCGGGCACTGCGCCCTGAACGCATCCCAGGCCGACTTCCTCACAGCCTCAGCTCCGGCACGCACGCCTTTCTCTCTTTCCTTGGCTGGGTCAGCATACACGTTTGAAATAGCTCTTTTCTTCCAAGTAAGCATATTGTAGTAAAACTTATCCACCAGTTTCCTACCCACTACATCAAACTTCTGTCTATGAATTAAAGGTGCTACCTTAACGACGTTCTTCCTATTTTTACTAACATCGACATAAATCAGCCCGGCATAAGAAGGGACTTCACTTACGTCAATCATATTAGGCGGACAGGCGTAGTAGAAATAGTTTGGAGGATAGCTTATGACACCACCTACCTTAATAATGCCGTCTTTAAGAACCTTATGTTTTTTATCCTTTTTGAAGTCGTTAAAGAAATCTTGTTTAGACATCTTGACCTCTACTTCATAAGCGTACAATGATCTTGTTATGGCCAGGAAGTCAGATTCCCAATCATATATATGGAGATTGTTAATAACATACATCGGATTACTTAACAGATCCCTATTAAGGATCTTAAGCATTTGTTGCTCTGGGTAGTTCATTGTCTTACTTTTTTTAGAGGCTTGTGGCGGAATCGAACCGCCATACGAGGTTTTGCGGACCCCTGACTAAACCACTCATCCAACAAGCCATGTAGCCCATGCCTGAATCGAACAGGCAACTTTTGATTAGGACTCAAAGGTTTTATCCATTAAACTAATGGGCCATTTAATGTTTGCTATGTTCACACACCGCAAACACTGAGATAATTAACATTTCCACAAAAACTTAATCGTTATCCAAGGAAGGATCGAACTTCCGCTAACAGAACCAAAATCTGTTGTGCTACCACTACACCATTGGACAGTGGTCCCGGAGGGATTTGAACCCACGATCTCGATGTTATGAGCATCTTGCTTTCACCACTAAGCTACAGGACCTTAAAAATATGCAGGAGCCTTCACAGACGCCTGCATATAACAGCTAAATATTAACTAATAATTATCCTAAAAACTCTCTCAACGCAAAGTTAAGTACTAACCCATAATATGGCAAACATTAAAATATAAAAAGGATTAAAATACCTACTTCTTTTTTTTCTTCTTCTTTTTAGTGTCTTTTACTCGTTCAGCTTCGTTTTCGGGCTCCACAATATCACCGGCTTCTTCCTGAATCACATCCGTCTCAGGAACAACATCAGACTTCTCTGGTTCTGCCACATCCTTATCTGACTCCTCATCTTTATCCAATTCCGGCTCAGCGGAATCGTTTTTGTCTTTACCGATTATACCTATTTGGTATCCTCTTAATTCTACTTGCATTAATTTCAGCTTCGATTCTAACTCTTGTATTGTTTTGGACCCAACCGAAACCTCGTTTTCCAAATCTCCGATTCTGATCCTGGCTTCAATCAATGCATTTGATTTCTTTTTTAATTCAGATGAGATACTGTTTTTCTTTTCTTCCAAGTTGCTGATTTTGTAATTAGCCTCATCAAGATCGGACTTAGCTTTGTCAAGATCAGCCTTGGCCGCATCAAGTTCTTCCGTTTTCTTCTTGACGCTTTTTATCAGCTTTTTCTGATTTTCCTTCAAGGCGTCAATCTTTTCCTTAGACTCAGAAAGATCTTTGCCAATAGATAAAATCTCTTTATCCTTTGAAGCTATATCTGACTTAAGTTCTGAAAGCCTTTCCTTGTAAAAATCAGCCTTATCCTGCATTTCCTCAATTTCTTTTGCAAGATTTTCGGATTTAATAGCTTTCTCCCTGTACATTGACAGCTTGCTGTCTGTGATGAATGTAAAACCTAACATGCTCATTTTCAAAATATTTAAACATTACTTAACTCCAGAACTACCAAGACCTTTTTCTCCACGTTCATTTCCGTCTTCTACCTCAATATCTGTCACCTCTTCCAATACCATTTTGTATTGTGGAACGATTTCCATCTGAGCTATTCGATCGTTTTTATGGATTACGGTCGGTTTTTTATTGATTTTAGTAAGATTAACCATATACTCTCCTTTGTAGGTAAATTCGCATTTACCGGGTGCGTTAGTAACTACCACTCCCTCGTCAAAAGAGAATCCTGATCTTCCTTCTACATTCGCACACCATCCTTCTGGGATATTCAACTTGAAGCCGGTTCCGATTCTAACAGAATAACCTTGATATAAGGTAATTGATTCAAAATCGGAAGGAACATCTATTTCCACTCCCATGTCATTCACCATCTTCACCACTCTATATGCACGAATATCACAACATGCATCTCCATCATGTTTGTATTCAGGTACCACTACATCAGGATAAAGTTTCTTAATACCTACCTGCACAGTCTTCTGATAACCTGGAGTCAAATAAGATTCAGGTATTTTATTAACAACCTTATCTTCTTTTTTATGTTTGTTGTTCTTTTCAGAAACAGTATCCTTCTTGCTATCTTCTTTTTCAGAAAGAAGTCTTTCAATATCTTCCAACTTGTCCATAATTATATTTTTATAGTACAATAAACAATACCTTCTTTTTTTATATCCTTCGTTGATTCATAGCACTCACGAAAAGTACTTATGTCTGCATCATTAGGATCATCGACCCACTCATCTCCTTGCTTATATTTTTCTCTGGTTTCTGAGTAGATCATACATAATTTATCCCCATGCTTCGCCATAATCCTTTCTTCTGTCACTTTCCTACGAAGTTTAATAAGGGGAAATCTTGTTACTATTTCTACTATCATTCTACACAATCTTTAAAAGCCCAAGAGATGTTATTCTCCTGGGCTGATGTTTATATTAAAATGGAAGGTCTTCTTCTTCCATAGGAGGGAAGTTCGGCATCTGTGCTTGCGGCTGTGGCTGCGTCTGATGCTGAGGCTTGGTGCTCCTTGTAGTAGGCGCCTGGGCAGGTGCAGCAGGCTGAGCCGGTGCCTGATACTGTGCTGGCTGTTGAGCAGGCTGTTGGTAATTTTGATACGGAATAGCACTCGGAACAGACTGAGGTTGTTGAACCTGTTGAGGCTCGGCCGGCTGCTGGGTATAAGTCTGAGGAGCTGTAGGCTCTTGCTGAGTATTTCCTCCTAAACCTAATTTAGCCATTATACCGGCTCTGATGTCTTTAATAGAAGCATTGAACCTGTTTGAATATTCAGTAATCTTCTGATAAGTAAAGTTGTTTTGAGCTGAATAATCGAGGCTTTTCTTGCCATCAAATCCTGTAACTTCAACAGGGTCAGGCCAACCATTTACGCCTTTTTTATAAAAACGTTCAACAAGCTGATCTTGTTCTCCGTCTACTCCGGCATATGCAATAATAAGTTCCGAAGATCCAAACTCGTCATCTTTCTTCTTCTTAAAGATATTGAAATAAATTTCACGACTGAAATCGATATTTTCGTAGTATTTTACGAAGCTCTTAACAAAGCCCTTGATATTTCCTTTTTGATTGACGAGAGGTATGGAAATACAATAGTTTTCATTAAGCTCGTAATCTTTTAATACGATAAGGAAATTAGTAACAGTATTTCCATTAGAGAAAGTACTCGACTTTAATCCAATGTAGTTGATGTACCCAACTACTCCATTATAATACTCTTTCCAATATCCTGCCGGCTGACCGCTATTAGGATTTATGTGCTGAACAAAACCTTCTTTTGGTTCGTTACTTTTTTCATACAAGTTACCATCTGAATTAATATACAAATAATAAGTTGTACCAAAACTTCTGTTTTCTCTAAAAGCCATATTATTATTTTTTTTATAGATTATACAATGTTTGATTTAAGACGTATGTTGATTCGTATTTAGGATTGAACATCTTTATCATCTTATACTGATCAGACCAATCCATGACAGTATCTCCTTTTATAAGTGATTTTACGGAAGACAGTATATTTTCCTTACCGATAGAAAAATTAAAACACGGGCCCTCAAGCGCATTAAAAGGCATTGATTCCATTATCTTTTTTCTATTTCCAAAATCCTCAGACATTACCGTTATGCCGTTTTCTTTATCTACCTTAACATTGACAACATTATCCACTAAAGTCATGGAATTAAGAACCGATATAAGCAAATCCCTGTCGAACTTAACCCTTGAAGATTTTTCGAATTTGTTACATACGTATTCGTAGTTAGGATACTGTTGTTCTACGTTCATATCCGATATAATCACATTATCAAAGCATAAGAACGTCCTAACACCATCTGTGGAAATACTGATCTCCGTATCTTTATCAGATAGAAAGCGATATAAGATGGAAGCCGCGACCTCACTTAGCATAATCGACCTTTCTTCTACTGCATTAGCATACTCTTTCCTGTCTATAAACAGACGGAACATATCAGTAGAAACAATGTCAATATAGTCCTTCTTCACATTAAGAAGAATCGAGCATATAGCTGGTCTAAATTCATCCGATCCAACAAACGCAAAAGATCTTTTCATAGACTGAATGAAAGACGAACTCATAACACGAATACCATCACCTACAGGATAAAAGAAATCAGGGAAAGCCTTATCCTCAATCCAAGTAGAAGAAAAAGATCCTCTATCGTATTTAAAAACGATACTGTAATCGCTTTTAATCTCTATCTCTATATCCTGGTTATGATTTTTAAAAAACGAAATAAGAGTCCCGGCATCTACTAAAAGAGAAAACTTATGGTCACAAGAAATATCAGTATTCACATCGAAAATATCATCCGTATATGTTATACGTTCGTTCATGGCTTGTATCCGGATATGATCAAAATATAAAGTAATTTTTATATTAGATGTGACACAATCCTTTAGAACCTTATCAAACATCTTTGAAATGTTTGAAAGTTTCTCATTCATTAGTATGCCAGGAACTCTTACTTTCATTTTTTTTAAAACTTACGATTATGATTATCTAACACTGCAAATGTATTATTTTAAAATCTAATTACGAATTAATTTGATTTAAAATGATTTAAAATAGATTAAATGGTTCTTCTTGCTGCTTCTGCTATAAGCATCGCATCAACTATACCGTCATGGGCTGTCTTACATCTTTCGTTTTTAACGAACGTATCGTTTGGCCACAGCCTTTTAGCGCAAGACAATGACGTTTTCTTAGTATTCACCTTACTGGCCTCCATGACCTTATCAGAATGCGTCCAAACCAATTTCTGCCATGTTTTAGGGGCTATGAAATTAACGGAGCAACTTATGTCCGTAAATGCCATACAGAGGGAGAGGAACAGCCCATGCAGTTGGCCTTTGTTCTCCATGAGGGAGGCTGTAGAGGACGTGCTGACCCCGTACAGTGCGTGGACGTCCTCTATGACAAACACTACCCTATCAGGATTGTTTTCTACGATCGTATCCCGGCAAAAAACATATTCTTTAGTCAAGTCTACCGGCCCTGAAGCTGATATTCTTGGAGTGGAGATTCTTGATATTAGTTTGCTGTCTTGATCGATGCAGGCTATAGCTCCATCTTTTCCTGGATCTGCTGCTATATATAGTACCATAACACGCTAATTTAAATTCATGTCGATTTTACCAATGCTATCGTCATTTTCAAAGCCTCCATTGTCTGTAAGTTCGTAATCGATAGCCACAGCACCATTACTAAGAATGTAAAACCCTTTAAACTTCTTTCCTATTTCAATAGGATACACAACATTTACATCCCTTCCAATATCCTCAAACGGCATAGCGATATCTTCTGTATTAGCATCCTTTTGTTTTGCTAATACACCAACGGGTATATTTTTACCTTTTATAGAGGCGTATGTAACCATATACAGAATATCGTTATTGACAAACGCCCTATCACTACTTACCTTATCCAAGCTGACATATATAATATGTTTTATAAAACCATTGATATCTCCACATATGTTAATAGCTTCTACTTCTTTAGGAATAACGACTTCCACTTCTTCTGATTTTATATTTTTCATTGCATTAATCTTTTCGTATTTTGTTTTACTTCTTCAACAAGATCCTGATCTTTCATCATTTCCTGCTTAAGTTTCTCATTCTCCTTAATTCTTTTCACCCTATCGGCAAGAATCTTCTTATATTTCTTATCCGATATTTTAATAAACCAAGGACAGTTCCTTGATGGAATCCTTTTGCATGGATAGTCAGTGAGACCGTTCGGTCCAAACTGCTCGCATCGGTTACATTTTTCTGCTCCTGTCATTGTAATTATATTTTAGGGAAACATTCTTCCAGTTCTCTATAAGAGCACTCTACTACAACAGAGTCTCCTTTAGGTAGAAATACCAAAATAGAATCGATAGAAAAAACACTATCTACTTTTCTTACAAGTTGGCCATGCTTGTAAGAAGACATGACCAACCTAATTCCATACGCATCTGAATAAGATCCTTTCCTACATGGAATTATGTTTTCAACAACATAATCAAAGCCTCCGATATTAACTTCATCTCCGGCACTGATTTCCATAATAGGAATCATTTTGGCTCTTCTATCTATGCTTATTTTCATTTCGCAATCTCAAATTTTATTTGCTCCTTCGGTTCATAATTCCATACCTCAAAATCATCAGCTACAAAATCATAAAACCCTTTCCCTTCCATACGGGACGAGATAGTAACCTGCGGAACCGGGCCGAAGAGAGAGCGACGGAGGAGCTCGTTTGCCTGTTCTTCGTGACGGTCATACACATGCATATCTTGTATAAAATGAGTGAAAACTGCGGGCCTTAACCCGGCGTCGTGAGCGAACATCATCATCAACGCCGCATATTGAGCTACATTCCAGTAAGAAGCTGTAATCATATCCTGGCTGCGCTGATAAAGCGTCATATACAACTCATCTCCTTTAACAGATAAATTGATCTGAAACGCACATTCTTGAAGAGGTTTTAGTCCATTGGTTTCAGGATCGAACATGGATGCTACTATTCTTCTTGACGAACGATCATTCTTGAGTGACCAAAGAATTAAGTCTGTTTGGTTAAGAAAACCGTAAAGACCATCATGGATATCTGTCATACCATCTGGAGCTTTTCCTGTTCCCATATAAACATGTCTGTTCACCATATCTCCATAACATCCTTCTATCTTTCCATTATCATCAGCCCACTGATCCCAGATATGGAGACCAAGTTCTTTGATGTCTACCGATCTTTTTTGCCAAATCCACAATATTTCTTTTATGGAATTTTTAAGATTAGTAGGTCTAAGTGAACCAAGAGGAAATTCCCGACGAAGATCGTACTGGTTACATACTTGTAGGATACGCTTCACCTTTACGCCTGTCCCGTCACCGTAGACCGGACGCTTCACTTCTTCCCACGGCTGGCTCATTATAAGAGCCAAATTGTCTTGAAATATTTTATCTACTCTTGCCATATTCTTATTAGGTACTTATATACTATAGTATCACCATCTCAAGGTTATGCCAACAAACAAGAATCATTAAAAATTCTAAGAGGAATGGTTATAAAGACGATTAATTTCTTCTTGTTCTAAACACGGACCACCTACAACTTTTTCTGTCGCTTTTCTTTGTCTAACAAAATCTTCAGCTTCGGAAAAAGTTGTAGCATAAATATATCCGCCATACTTTTCTCCATTTATCTCAAATTCTGTCACAAACTTCTTTTGTTTTTCTTCTTTTGTTTTCATAACTGTAATTTTTAAAATCGAATAATTGATTGATTTATAAAAAAAATAAAGCGGTGATAAACTAAGTTATCTTAACCAACAACCATCCAGTCATCAGCCAACATATCTGATTGCGAAGCTAACCATCCGTTTACGATATTATCGTTAGCATCTTTCATGCACAGATAAGCGCAAAATTTAATCATGTTGGTTTCAGTTACGTCATAATAATCGTTTACGTATTTTTTAAACGAATCCGGCAATGACTTTACTTTATTAACTATCATATCAGTAGACAACCAATCTTCCGGGCGCTGGAATACAAACATACCTTTACCATTCCATCCGGCACGTGCAATCAACGCACCTTTTTTTACTTCTTCTAAAGCTTCTCCAAATTTCATAACTATATTTTTTATAAATTAAACTCTGCAAAATCTATTTCAGATCCGGTTGACAAATTAATCATTGACTTTTCAAGCTCTTCCATTGGAACCGATTTCACAATACCTCCATTACCAAGAGTCCTTTTATAGAAGTTTATCACCACCTGATCGCTGGTTTTTACCGTCTTAGGAATAGGTTGACGAAGATATAATCCATCAAGAGACTTTACTCTTGAAAGAGCCGTATATAGCTGTCCTGTTTCAAAAGAATTAGATACGTCCATCATAGCCGCATCCAATGTCAGACCTTGGGCTTTATGGATCGTGATAGAATAACCTATTTTTATAGGATACTGAATAATAGCTCCTACTACTTCAGATTCTATCTTATATCCGTTTCTTACGTATTTTACTTTCTCAAATGAACATGGTGTTATAACAACCTTAGTATGCTCATCATCTTTCGGTTTATCAAGGACTACTTCAATCTCCCCCTTTTTTATAGATAATACAGTACCAAGAGAGCCATTGAAGTACTCTCCTCCGTTTCTTGTTATCATAACTCTTGATCCTTCTTTCAAGAAAAGAGTTTTTTCAACCGGAGCATCTTTAGGATAATCACCGTTTATAACAGCTTCTAATTTTCTTAAAGAGCCTGGTAACGATGATATTCTCATTTCGTTAATAGCCGTAGCTTTTGAGTTGGTAGTTACAATCTCAACATATCCTTGATTATTATCAGACTGAATACATCTGCTGTTTATTGTATCAAATACATCATCATCCATCTGCCCTTCACGCACCTTATTAAGGACACTAATAAACTTCTCATCTTTCTGGCGATATATTTTTTCAAAAGACACCATTTCCATACCAGAAGCCATAAGAGACTTCGAACTAAAAAAATAAGATGTATCGTATATTTCTCTAAAAAAATCCTCTTTAATCACAGGAGGAAGCTGAAACAGGTCGCCTACCATAATAAGTTTCACTCCGCCAAACGGGTCCTTGTCTCCTCTTGCATGACGAAGTATATCAGCTACGTTGTCAAGAAGATCAGGTCGAACCATAGAAATCTCGTCTATGATAAGATACTTTATATTCTGTAAAATCTTCTCCGAACCTCCGTTGAATTTATATTCGCAGTTATCCATAAACGCACCTTTTCGTATTTCAGGTATATACGGCTGCATTCCTATTCTAAAAAATGAATGAATGGTTTGACCACCTGCATTAACAGCAGCAACACCTGTAGGAGCTACAACAACCGCATTTTTTAATGCCGGTATAATACGCTTAAGGAACGTTGTTTTTCCACTTCCTCCTTTACCGGTTATAAACAGCGGTTTTGGTGACTTACAAATAGACTTAATAGCCTTTCCCTGGGCGACATTACCTTCGGACATAACTGAACGAAGAACGCACTCCATGATTTTTTTGTCGTAACTTATAGCCATCTTTTTTCTGATTTTGTTCTACAAAACAAAAGTATGAAAATAAAATAAAACATAAAATATAAAATGAATTAATTATGATTAAAAAGAAATAATAAGTTGGATAAGTTTCTTTGTGACAGACAGTAATGTGGTTTAGTATGGGTGCAGTAATGGCATAGTAGTGGCTAACGGGTGTTTCCGTTGATGTTCTACGAGATTATCGTTTTTCGGCTCTGTTGGCGACTACTAAGAACAGACCCTCTCTCAAGTACCAAACATTATAATGATGAGTACTGAGATGAAGGATAAAGATAGGTATCATTATAGAATGATAGTTCTTCAAATGGTATATCCTTGAATATGGATTCACCATCTAATTCTTTATCATTATCTACTGTTATACTAATATTAGGTAATGATTGGATCGATATATCCATATTCCCTATCTTTTCCTTAAACTGTTCTGCCTTAACATATGTATAGATGTCTTCGCTTACCGATCCCACCGCTTTAGCCATCTCGCCGGCGAACTCGGCATACATATCCCGTACCTCATTAAAACCTGCCTTTTTGTCAGTATCGGTATTGTTATAGGATTTCATTCTCCTACTTACCCTACCGCAGACCCCGGCAACGGACGTCCCCACCTCAGCACAGCAGGCTTCCGCATCAGCCATGCCTGCCTTTACTGTGGCTACTTTCTCCTTGCTCCATCCACTAACCTTGTCGTATGATTGTTTAAGACGGTTTAAGAACATGTCCATTCTTCGCTTCTTATCTTCTGCTATGATAGCGCGATAGTACTTTCTTATAATCTGGTTTTGTGTACTTCGCTCATATCCGTCCCAGAAGTCTTTGTGCGCTTCTTTAGCCATAACAGAAGCCAATGACCTTGCTTCTTCTTCTTTTGTCTTTTTACGATCTATGCCAAGGATTTCGCCATCTTCGGAAACAACTTCCTCTGCGTTTAGGAAACGTAGGATATGAGTATTGTCTTTTAAGAAGAAATTGAAATCGTCTTTCTTACTCACTTTTTCTTTTTCTCCTTTCTCTATATCCTTCTCTCCAAAATACCATCTGTTTGTTGCTCCTTTTTTATACAAGGTCCAGGTATTTGCTATTTGCCAGAAAACAGCTCCGTGCCTATATACCGGAATCAGCTTACCTATTGGGTAGTTATGTTCGTTTGCTTCAATGTAAGCACGAGGATTATCTACGTATGTTATAAATTGTATGTTTTCGAACCTTTTTACGAGCTTGTCTTGTATCGCCATACCGACAATCTCTTTCGCTTTTGTTAGTCCTACATTCAAGTACAAGGCAATTGTTTTATTACTTATCGTCGAATCAATTAATCCATAATACGAGTGGCTTCCTTCTACGAATTCCGCCTGAGAGTTTGTCTCTCCACTGTTCAGTACAGACTCATTGTTTCTGACTAAATTAACAAACATCGCCTCTCTTATCCTGTCAAGGACTTTTTCATGGTTTGTTATTTCATTTTTCTTTATCTTAATTAAAATCCTATTCTTTGGAATATTCACTTTCCCGCACCCAAGAGTAAGTTGTACGCCATTAACACGATATCTTCTTGCAACGAACGTACTATTCGTCATACGGAACAGTTCGTCAAACATCGGATGTCCTGTCATGTTCTTGAACTTCGAATACCCGATTCCAAGTTTATGAAGAAGATCTTTCTTGTTTTTGAATCTTATTCTCGAATCCCGGCGGGAGATTTTTATCATACAGTATAAAGCATACAATTCCATGAACAGCGAATCATCTGACCACTGTTCCAAAAGTCTAAGACTTATGTTAATATTTCTACCTAATTGTAGCTTCATAATCTGTAACAAAAAAAAATCGGATGGATTTTTGGGGATATCCATCCGATTTGTGTCTTTTTGCGGATAATCTCCAAAACCCCGTTACAGATGATGAAGAACAAGAATCAACAAAAAACAAGACACTTAATATTTTATATTCTTGTTTTTTATTTTATCTTATTTCTACATCCGTAACGTGCTACAAATATAGAAACAAAATTCAAGAATCAAACAACAAGAACTTATTTTTTTAATGTCACAGTGCAAATATCGGGACAAACCCTGAATCTATTGTCATAAAATACGTTAATTTTAAATTTATAAATCCTTAATCCTTATCTTTGTATCAAAACGATAATCTCATGAAAGAAAGTGATAATAAAGATGTTAGTAATAGGGCTTATAGGCTTTTAGTACCTTATTCCAATACGGTAGATATGGCTAAGAAGATACTTCTGTTTTATAACGGATACCTAATGGCTTCCGGCAATGAGAAGAATGTCATAGATGCGAGGCACTTAAATCTTCTTGCCTATTATTTTGTGTTTGGATATTCGTATGAGACGAAGAAGAAGTTTTCTCATTGTTTCAGTACCGATCTTCAATATGTATCGGTTTTGGATACGGAGATGAAGAAGCGTGGTATTTTGATTGACCGTGAAGGGAATTACAGGACAAGGTGTTTGTGCCCGGATATAGAGAACATGCGCCGTCTTTTTGTATTGGAGGGTTCAAGAGATCAATGTGCGTTGGTTTCTTTATTTTATAGAAAGAAAACTTTTGAATCCGATGCCGAAGAATGATTTCCCTATATCATTTGAGTCACATATTATAGATGATGTGATGGATAAGACCGGGGGCGTTTACGACCGAAACCAAATACGTGACGTTTTCAGAGCCAGTATTTCTTATGCCAATAACTTATGTACGTACACAGATAACGTGTCTGTATCGTTCCCGTATGTGGGTGATATGGTTTGTAATCTTCATGAGATGGAGAGGCGCAAACACAATCTTGAGCGTCTTAAATCCAAGGTAGAAAAATTATCTAAGTATCAGGAAAAAGAACTTCAGTGCCTTGATATTAAGATAAGGATGATAAAGGATGCTTATAACTCAGGTGAGATAAAAGGTGGGGATATGTTGATAAAACACAACAAATTATCTATCTTTAAATCTCGTAAGGGTCATAGTTTTAGTGAAATACAAAATATTCAAGAACAGGAATTTAACAGATAAGTTATGAAAAAAATTTTGCAAGCGGAAGTTATATACGATGCTTTTATGGATACGATATTAAAAAAACTTCCAAGAAAAAAAGAAGATTATCCCGATTGGTACAAGGAACGTCTTGAAAAGTGTGAGGGATGTAAATTCAATACCAAGAACGTCCCTAACTCTATGCTTCCTCTTTCTTTATACGTAAGCAAGAAAATAGGTAAAAATCGTTGTTCGGTATGTACGTGCTTCATCAAGCAGAAGGCCTGGAGCAAGACAGAGGAGTGTGCGCTTGGGGAGGGGCTTCCCCGTCCTTCGTGGATGGATCGTCAGTATTCTATTGATTTTTATGATGAGAAGTCAAGATGGAACAGGTTAGAACTTATTACAATGGATTCTGATGAATTTAATGTTATTTCTACAGATGACAAGCAATACAATATCGACCTCTCTAAAGACGGTAAATCATTTGAAATCATTTTCGAACCGGTAGAAAAAGGGAACAGTATAAGGTTTTCATTTGTTCTTGAGTCGAAGCATGATATGAAGATAACAGCATCAGAGACATCTTGTGGTTGTACGTCATCTAATTTGAATATCATAGACTCCCGTCACTTTAAGTTCAATATAGAGATACATACAGCAGGATTTGGAATAGGAAGATTCGTAAAGCACATGACTGTTCACTATCAAAAAGATGGGTCTAAAAAAGAGGAAAAAATTCCGTTTAATTTTGAAGGTACTATAATTCAAAAAAGTTAAGTTATGGGCGGATGTGGTAAAGCAAGGCATTTACAATGCGAGGATAAAAGGAAGTCCTTATTTTCTATGTTGCAGGCATCTTGTGACGATCTCCCTGATTATTCTGCCGGGGACATTCTCTATGCCGTACTTAGATCTTTTGCAAAGAAAAGAGGATTGTCTGTTTCTTTTTTAAGGACGTTGACAGACAGCGAGCTTTTTGAAGTGGCTGATTATAATTTATCAATGGAGTTGATGGACGTTATTATTCATGATAAAAAGGTTCTTGACAATGAAGAAGATTGATTTTGATTCAGATATAAAGCATCTTATTTCTTATTACAACCATCTACTGTCTGCGCAAGATAAGGTGGGAGAGGAGATGGAAGAGATAACTAAGGATATTATTAGGAAGAAGGATGAGGAAAACAACATAGAGTTAGAAGACTTTATTGATTTGGAGGAAAAGTCGTTTATGACCAACTTGTATCAACAAGAGATGCTGAAAGTATCTTCTTCTATAAAGGCAGTTTACAGGTTATCTATTAATGCCGGTCATGATCTTAACATAGATGATGACAGCAAGAAGGTTCTTGACAGGATAGTAAACGACGGAGAATCAGATTTTATTATGTACGTTGACAATAATACTGATTCTGTTATGTTCAAGGAAGAATCTGTTGAGGAAGGAATAAAAAACATGTGCAAGTATCGTGTTGATCCATCTTCTCTTGAAGACAGGTTTAATATGCTTAAGTCTCAGTATGAGTATTTTTTAAAAATAGTGAATAATGAAGGTAAGAAAGCCGACTAATGATGATGTCTCTTACGTAGATCGGAAACTTCTTGTGCTAAGGGATCAGATAGATAAGGCAGAACGTTATCTATCTGAAAACCCTTGGGATAAAATAGAAGATTCCGATAAGAGGGAGAAAGAATTTAGGTTTCAAAAAAGCTTGTCTGATAGCTTAATGCAATGGACTGAATCTTATATTAAGATGTGTGGGATAATGGATGTCTATAATCAGCTTGAGGCTGCCAAAAACAAGAAAAGCCTAAAAGGAGGACAAACAGTATCAGGTATTCAGTCTTTTGTTAAGAATGAAGCTAAGAACAAGTTTGATAAGTAGTTTTGTTATGAATTTTGATAGTAAAGAACTTTATATAAATATGGGTAACGATATTCCGTTATGGAATGACCTTTATTCTTATGAAGAGCAAGACGATGATGTCAAGCAATTCTGGGAGAATGAGGCTATGAAACTCCTTAACGGTGTTACCATAAATGGTGTATTTATCCATCCTTGGCTATATTGGCATATCAATTTCTGGAAGATGATGATTGACGTAGGAGATGATCGTATTCCTGGAAATTCTCAGCTTCGTGATAATGAATGGATGTTTGCCGAATTTCTAAAGCAGGCGGAAGAAGAGAATAAAGGAATATTCATGTTCGGGTGCCGTCGTTTTGGAAAAGCCCTTCTTGACTCTGAGATACTTTATCTTGAGGACCGGGAAAAGATGATAGGAAATATCGTTGTAGGGGATAAGATATATGACGATAAAGGGAATTTAGTAGAAGTCGTAGGTGTCTATCCTCAAGGAAAAGTAACCACCTACAGAGTCGTATTCGAAGACGGTCGTAACGTTATTTGTTGCGGAAATCACCAATGGCGTGTCAATCATGGCGGAAAATGGCATGTTAGGAGTCTTAGATCCATAGCTGGATTAGATTATAAGAGTATGTCTATTCCAGTAGGTGAGGCCCTGAACTACCCTACGGCAAAGCTGCCGGTTCCGCCGTCGGCCTACGCCTCGATGCTGGCGGCTTATCTTGGTGGCTATAGTGGGGATATGTTTTTTGATAAATACGTTTGTAAGAAGTTTTTAAGATCGTCCATAGATCAAAAGAAAGATTTTATAGAAAACTTCATTCGTTCTTTCAGAAACGTAGTAACCGGAGAAGAAGAGCTTACGTTGTCTCATATTGACATGGATGTCATAAATTTTGTACAACGTATGTTTTGGGCTTCAGGTTGGTATGCTAAATTGGAGGGGAACAAACTTATACTATCAAGGAATCGTAAGGAATTAAAAATAAGATCCATATCAATATACGGAAAGGAGCATGCTACTTGTATAACCGTTGATAATGACTCTCATTTATTTTTGACCACCAATTACATCGTTACTCATAATACGGCCATAATGAGTTCTCTTCTGGCTCGTAATGCTACAATGACGTACAATTTGACGCATAATGTTATTGGAGCAAGTAAAGAAGACCTTGCCAATATGGGAGAGTATCTTGAGTTTGGACTTGATAACCTTCCTCCTTATCTTACTATAAACAGGACTGGTAACGACTGGACTAAAGAAGTTGTTTTAGGTACAAGAAACATCAATAACCAACGTGATGTTCATGCCAGAATAAGAATCACCAACGTTGATGATGGAAAGACGCGAGGCTCATTGAAGACCGCAGGTGGAACTCCATATACGTCTATATATGATGAGGTAGGTAAATTTCCGGTGCTTGGAGCATGGCTTGCCGGTAGGCCGGCTCATATGATGCATGGTAGAATGAGGGGCGTTTGTTTGATGGCGGGAACTGGAGGTAATGTAGAAAAGTCTCAAGATGCCCAGAAAATCATGAACTCTCCGGACGAATATGGATTCATTATAATGAATTATGATATTCTAAATAAGAGAGTTATTAAACCAACATGGCGTATATGTAAATCCGGATGCTTTGTTCCGGCCCAGATGTCTCATGCGTATGAAAAGAAAGAAACGACTCTTGATAAGTATCTTGGAGTAGAGAATGCTCCCGGTCTTAAGAAGATAAAAATAAAAGTTTCAGACTTTGATAAAAATACTGGAATAATAAAATCGCGTCTTGACGAACTTGTCAAAAAGGATAGGGCTTTATACGTCCAGGAACGAATGGCATTCCCTTTGTCTATAGATGATTGTTTCCTTAATACGAACGTAAATAGGTTCCCTGTAGAAGATGCGTTGAAGCACAAAAGCCGTCTTCTTGAAGAAGGTAGGCCTGGTAAAACAGTGGATATTTATCAGATAGACGGCATGAAAATGGGGTATAATTTTAGCGATAAGCAGCTTGCTGATTATCCGTTTCAAGGTGGTAACATAGATTCTCCTGTTGTTATATATGAGGATCCACCAGAAGAAGGAGGTGTTTTTGATTACACTTATGTCTCATCGCTTGACCCCTATAAATCAGACAAGGCTGATACTGATTCTGTTGGTTCGTTTTATGTACTTAAAAGGTATGTAAAAATCAACGATCCATTTGCTTATTGCATAGTAGCATCATACGCATCACGTCCTCCATCTTCCGATGATTTTTGTAGGAATTGTGAAATACTTCAAGAGGCGTATGGAGCTAAGTGTCTTATGGAGAATGCCGACCGAATGTATGAATTTTATCTTACGAGACGAAATAAGCAGCTTATGTTACTGGAAGATGGCGAACGTCTTGCCGGTAAGATTATTCGTGCTGGCGCCCGTCAGAACAATAAGCTCGGTTTGGCTCCTACGGTTCCCAATCAGCGTATGCTTTTCAATACCGTTATTCAATATTGTTGGGAGGATGTTGTTGTTGGGTATGATGATGATGGTAATGAAATAACACAGAAAGGTATTTACCGTATCCCTGATATAGAACTTCTTGATGAGATCATAGCCTTCGGCCCCGGGACCAACACCGACCGTATCATAGCCTTCGGCCACGCTCTTCTTCTGGCTAAGTATTATGATGATATGGGTTACATGCCTGAAAGTACGACTCAGAAGGAGAATCAAAAGAAGAGAGAGCGCAAGAAGATAGAACAGGTCAAAGGATTTACGGTAAGAAGACATAACCCTTACAAAATGAGATAGGTAGAACAATTTACCTATCTTTGTGAAAAAACATATAGCTCATGGAGTATTTTAACAGAGATCAGGCTTTTCCGGCCAGAGGAGTATTTTCAGGTTTGCCGGTGCAGGCGATACCTACCAAGAGAAAAACCAAGGAGTGGTTTAAAGCCACTATGGATTCTCTTGAATTGATTGGTTTGAAGCAGCTTGATGAGAACCAAAAGTTCAAGGATTTTTATAGGATGATGGAAGGCAAGCTGTCATTTATGGAGCTGAAAGACGTAATTCCTTATCTTAAGGATGTTCAGTCTATAAGGGACAACGTAAACATTCCATCATTCTTACGTCATTATGATATAATAGGTACGATCGTAAACGCTTTTGTAGGATGGTTGGGCAACCTTTCTGACAAGTATAATGTAGTTGGATTGGACGAATCTGAAGTGAATCAGTATTCTGCCACGAAGGAAAATCTTCTTCATGATTATATTAGAGAGGAATTGGACAGAAGGGTTAGGCAAGAGTTATTAAATAGAGGATTGGATCCGGATTATAATAATTTTGCCAGCGAAGAAGAAAAGCAGGCTTATGCTCAGCAGATACAAGAGGTGAAAGCATCTATGACCCCTCCTGAGATAGAGAACTTCATGAATACAAAATGGAAGACTGCCGAGGTTATATGGGGTTCTCATACGCTTGAGGCGGACAGGGGGCGTTTTTACATGGATGAGATAGATACTGAGAATTTCATTGACTATCTTCTTACCGGTCGTTGCTTTAGAAATTACCATGTAGGATACGACTATTATAAGCCGGAGAGGTGGTCTCCGTTGAATACGTTTTATTCTAAGACATTAGATAGCAAGTATCCTCAATATGGGGATTATATTGGTCGTGTTCATTATTATACTGCCAATGATATTATAGTAAGGTGGGGGCATCTTCTTACGGCAAAAGACAAGCAAAAGCTTATAGGAGGTGCTGATAATTTCAATGGTACTTATAACAATGGTGATAATGGGAGCTATGTAAGTTTATCCAAATCGGCGAGTGTAGGGATGTTATATCAGAATAAGGTAATACCTTGGAAAGGATATAATGATTATGCTTCTATAAAAGCTTATGAGGATTATTACGGTATTCCAGCCGGCACATATACCGGATACGACAGTAATGGCAATGAATATCACAGAACCAGATTCATGCCAAATTTAGAGCATGGTAATTATTATAACCGCGCCCAGAGTTTGAGCGACGAGCATGTTCGTAGTGATTTGTATCAGGTTACTGAATCATATTGGGTATCCCCGGCTCAGGTGTATGTAATTACCTACCAAACTGAAACCGGATTAGTAACTACCGAAATGGTAACCGACGAGCTTCTTCAAGACTTTTTACAGGAAAATGGTATTAAGAAAATTACCAGGACCATGAGTAAGGGCATGGAGAACCCGGAGATTAATACCTATTTTGTAGATTACGTTCCACAGGTAAGGTACGGAGTTAAAATCAGTGGAGGTGCTCTCGCTCAGGACAACCTGTATCTGGATGGAGAACCTATCGATCATCAGATAAAAGGTGATAGCAACATCTATGACTTTGTCCTACCCGTTGCAGGATATATCGGTACTTCTATGGCGAACAGGATTCAGCCATATCAAATATTTTATAATTTCTCCATAAATCAGATAAATAATATTCTTGAAAAGGAGATCGGTAAATTCTTCTTAGGGGATATAAATCTGGTTCCAAGTGAATACAAGGATTTGGGTGAAGATGTGGCTGATATATGGGCTAATCTTCTTGATGTAGCTAAGTCTGTAGGTGCTTTGACATTAGATACCTCATCTCAAAACACGAAAGGCGGTGTTCCATTCAACCAGTTTGCCGTATATGATTTGTCGCAGACAGAGCAGCTTAAAACAAGAATGGAGCTTGCTGAATGGTCGAGGATGAAGTGCTTTGAAATGGTTGGTATCACGCCTCAAGTAATTAACGGTCCCAATAGGTATGAGACTGCCACCGGGGTTCAGCAGGGCGTTACGGCATCTATGTTACAAACACAGATATACTTTGATAACTTTGGTTACTTCAAGAAACGCGCTTTGGATCTTCATTTGGCTGTTGCTCAACAATGTCAGGAAGAAGGAAAGGATATTTCTGTAATGTACACAAAAAGTGACCTTACCAGAGCATTCTTATCTATAGGAACCGACGGTCTTAGTCTAAGGCATCTTGGTGTTCAGGCATTATCTAATTCCAAGAAAAGGGATGAGCTTGAGAAATTTAAAACTTTCATGTTACAGCTAAATACAGCCGGAGGCGATATTTACGATCTTGCATCTATCTTCACATCAGATTCTATGGTGGAACTTATACAGAATGCAAGGAATACTCGGGCATACAACGAGCGTCAGATGCAGCAGCAACAACAGAATCAGATGCAGCTTAACCAGCAACAGATACAAGCTGAAGCTGCTGAGAAGGATAAGCAACGTCAGCATGAACTTGCTTTGGAAGACAAGAAAGGTCAATACAGGATACTTCAAGAGAAGATCCAGGCGGCAGGCAGGGCGGCAGACGCCAAGAGCGACGCCACCTCCCTCAACTTCCTGGCTTCTGTTTCAGATCAGACCGTAAGGCAAGCTGATATAGAAAGCAAGGAAAGGATAGAGGATAAGAAAATTGAAAACGATTCCAAACTTCATGATGATGAAATGAGAATGAAAATGGAAGAGTTAAAATTAAAATCCAAAGAGCTTGCTCAACGAGCGAGGGAAGATGCCACCAAAAGGTATGTAGCCGGAATCAATAAGAATTAAAAATTAAATATCCCCAAATTTCATTAGAAAATCTCTAATAAAATTTGGGGATATTTAATTTTTAGTGAAGATTAAACACTTATAAGTTTTTTATCTGAAATATAGGTATTTAAATATTTTTGCAGTATGGGAAAATTAGAAAAAAATGGAATAGTAGAATTGGACGATATTTTTAGTATCGGTCCGGTTGATGATGTTTATAATAGGGAAGAAGATATTCTGCCTATTAATGGTAATGAACCGGCTAAAAAAGATGAGAAGCCTGTAGAAGAAGGTTCTCAAATTAAAGAAGAGCCGGTTGTTGATCCTACTCCTGATCCTAAAGAGGATAAAAAAGGAGAAGAGAATGTAGTTGATGTTAATCAGGATCAGGTAGAGACTCCGGTTGTCAATTACAGAAAAGTATTGGATGCCCTTTCTTCAAGGGGAATCATTCCCGATTTGAAAGATGTGGTGTTTAGCGGTGAAAACGGCGAAGAGATTACTATCAATGATCTTGATTTTAGTAAAGAAGATTCGTTGTGTGACATATTATCCACAGTCCTTGAAAGCCAGAAAGAGGACATTGTTAAGGATAAGATAGATGTTACCTCTGTTTCTGATATTACTAAGAAGCTTATCCAGGCTGATAAGGCCGGCGCGAATATCGTTGATATTCTTAAGCAATATGATACGAATGTCGCTCCTATAGAAAAGCTTGACATTGAAAACAAAGCAGATCAGATTAAGATCGTTCGCCATTATGTTGATCTTCTTGGGTTGCCTAAAGATGAAGCTGATGAGTTTTTCAAAGGCATTATCAATAAAGGAGAAGAGTATGTTGAGGCAAAGGCTATAAAGTATAAAGCTGAGCTTGATAAGAGAATGGATGATATTATCCAGCAACGTACTAAAGAGGCTGCCGAAAAGAAGGCGAAGGATGCAGAAGATTTTAGAAGGTATAAGAAAGACCTTAAGTCTTCTATCCAGGCAAAGTATCAGCTAAATGACACTATGGTATCTAAAGCTCTTGATTTCGCCCTAAAACCTTCTGAATCGAATCCCGGAATTACCAAAGCATTTAATAGGGTAAGGGAGATGATGATGAATCCGGAAGAAGCGCCAGATTTGATTATGTTTCTTATGAACCCAGGAGAGTTCATAAAACAGAAGTCGAATCAAGCTGTAGTTGATGAGAAAAAGAAAATTTATAAGCTCATCAGCCATACAAATAAAGACAAGAGGGTGGCTCCGGTAGATGATAAAGGTGATCAAGTTCAAGGTGTGAAGTTCGATGAAATCAGTATAGATTAAAAATTAAAACATTTTTTCGTTCATGGCTAATGTACTTTTAACAAAAAATTTCCCGGCCACCATGAATGGTGACACGGTGATTGGATATACCGACGCTAAAGTCGTTAAGCAAAGTATCGTAGAACACGATCTTAGCTCTTTAGAAGATTGGTACTACGAAGATCCGGATAAGAACCATCTGGGTATGCTTGAGTTGTTTTCTAACATTACAAACTATCCTCTGCCTATGTATATGGGTATGATCAAACAGGATGCTACTATTACCGTAAATGGTATCAATGGTTCATTCCGTTATGATCTTCCGGTATCAGAAACGTATGAGGTGGTTACAGTAGAAGACACGTCTTTGAAATATGCAAAACCTGGTATTGATGAAAGCTTCTTCGAAATTGTGTTGAATGCACAATTTAAACAAGGAGATGTTATTACTTACGATGTGATTAACGGTTGCCAGGCTCTTATCTCTACAGAGCGTCCTCCTAAACAAGAAGGTGAAAACTGGAGATACTGGTGTAAGCTGTGGGGTCGTTCTCGTGCTAAATACTTCCCGAAAGACATGCTTCGTGCCGGTATTAAATACTGGAAGGTAACAAACGTTCTTGGTGAGTTCTCTACTCAGTTCTCTGGTGTAGGAGGTGCTTCTAAGGCTGGTTCTATGACTTGTGAATTTACGCTTGGTGGACACCGTGGTGTTGAAGGTGAAACGACTATGTACGCTGGTATTAAGTCTTTGGCTTATGCGGACGAACGTACACAGAATTTCATCGACAAGGCTTACCAGAAAGTTCGTCAGCTTTCTGAAATCAGAGGAGGTGATGCAAGTTATGCTATCATCGGTTCTCGTCTTGGTGACGGAAGCATTGATATGCGTAAAGCTCGTGTAGCCAATACAGTGTCTTTGTTCTGTTTGGCTGAATTGGCTAAGATGGAAGCATACGAACTTATGTTCATGCGTGGAGGTAGAGTCAAGGGTCATAATGGTGTTTTGATGAAAAACGAAGGTTTGTACCATCAACTTCGCCGTGGTTTCGTTATCTCATATGCACGTCCGGGCGGTATCAAGCGTGAACACTTCCTGGCTGCTGCCGACTATATTTTCCGTGGTCGTAGCGATATGCCGATTGAAAATCGTGTAATGAAATTCAAGGTAGGTGCTATGGCTTATAAGAACATCGTTGAAATCTTCCGTGATGAGTTCTTCGCTCAATTAGGTGCTTTGGCTCCTCTTATGGGTACAGAACGTATCATCAATAACCCGGTAACAGGATCAAACGATGCTCTTGAATTAGGACCTGTAAAGATCAAGGGTGTTACTATTCCGGGTATTGGTAAGGTCATTGTAGAACACGAACCTTCTTTGGATTACGTTGATATGGTAGATAGAAGCCAGTTGGTAGACGGCATGACTCCTATCACATCATATTCATGTATTATGGAAGACTTGACCGCTCCTGAATATTCCAATGCATTCGCCGGTATTCCTGCTTCATCCGAAGCTCGTATTGGTAATATCAACAGCAACGTATTCTACGTTAAGCCTGATATCGGTTCTATGTGGTGGGGTTACGAACAAGGTAGATGGTCATCCAGAGTATCGGCTCAAGAAATTGTATCCAGCCATCCTCGTATGTCAGAACAATTCTGGTGCCACTCTGTATCGGCTTGTTGGGTAAAAGATACCAGCCGGTTCGTAACAATTGAATTGTTACCAAGTTCTTTGTGATCATAACTTTTAATATTAACTTGCGGTCGGCTTTAAAACCGGCCGCAAATTTTGTTTTCATAGGATATATAAAAGATGGGAAAAAAGATTTTTAAAGAAAGCCATGAGTCTAAGAAACTGCTGGCTACCGTAGGAGGAATGAAGATATATTCCGACTCTATTTATGTTATAACAGGTAAGATGGATGAAGAAGCTCCTTCCGGATATCAGGAAAGAGGCATTTCCAAGACTCCTTTCCCTGGGAACAAGACAGTATCTTGTTGTGGATGGGATAAGGATCTTAGGGTGTATGATACCGGTTTCTTCATCAATTCAGCATGTTATAAAGGTTACTCACTTGAAGACAAGAAGAATGAAATGGATATGCGTATTAAGAATATTCGGTATCCGTTTGAAGAAACTGTCAATGAGGACCTGGACCAAAAGAATTTCGATTTCTGGGATTCTTACAGAATAGACTTGTATGATGGTCGTTTGTTCTACACTAATGACGTTCGTGATTTATTTGAGTTGTATATAGCTATTTTGTCCAAGTCTCTTACTCCTAAAGAGGAAGATGGTAATCCGATGTATGTCGAATCTTATTATTGTGTAGAAGACAAGACTACGGCCGTAGATATCAGGAAACAACGTCAGATTGATAAGGCTGATATTTTATATGAGTTCATGAACAAACTGAAAGGATCTGAGGCTGAAAGAAAAAGCATCTACGATCTGCTTTTGTATCTTGACATCATATACAGCGTAGAGCTTGATCAGAGCATGGTTCAATACATATTCACTAATTGGATTGACGCCAAGAATACGAACGTTGACATGTATAAAGAAGCAAGCTCAAGGTTTTTATCTGACGACGAATCTTCCGAAGGGATGCAGGTGATTAAATTCCATCGTATGATCAGGGAAATGATTGAGGGCTTGGCTGTCACCGTCAACACCGACGGACTGTATCTGAATGGCGAGCTCCTGGGCGCCGACGCCATCTCTGCATCTATGGCTCTTGCTTCCAATAAGTCGATGTTAGAAACTAAGTCACGTGTCCTGGAAGCGTATAACGCTTTAAAGAACAAGCATAAAAAAATAGAAGGCACTAAGTCTGACAAGGAGAAAAAGGAAGATGAGAAAGGTTTCGATGTTGATCAATACGCTGACAAAAAATAATAATTTATGAGAATCGTTGATTGTTATCTCCGGGCCTTACAGAAGGCTGAAGAAAACATGACCAACGGTGGTATAAAACTTGACAAGGCACGTTTTGTTCAGCTTTTTAATGACGAACAAAACCGCCTTGTTCGTTATATCCTTGATAAGAAAAATGAAGAGGATATACGTTATATCCAAAAGCTGGTTGTGTATTCGAAAGAACTTGATGATAGAGGAGATAAAGATAATCCGGAAAGCATTTTATTTTCATTGCCTTCTGATTTCTTCTCTTTTTCAAACATATCAGGCGTATTTACCAAAGGTGAATGCACGGTCACTGATTTTACCATGTGGGAGGCTAAGAACGAAAATCCGCATGAGCTTCTTGCCGACTCTTTTAACAAACCTGATTTTGATTTTAGGGAAACATTCTATACAATAGGAGAAGATTCGGTAAGGGTGTATAAGTCTGGTTTTGATGTAGACACCGTTTACCTTACATATTACCGCTATCCGAAGGAAGTTGACATCGAAGGATATATTAAATCCGATGGTTCTAATTCAAATGATATAGATCCTGAATTAGATGATAAATTAATTGGTATTATCCTTAACATGATTGAAAAGCAATTTGCTTTGAATGAAAGCGAATACGGACGTTATCAAATAGATTCAAACAACGTCCAATCTCCTTTGTAGCAGAAGAAAGGCATATCCTAAATTAAAGACTATCAAAAAGCATTAAGAATTAATTAATTCATAATGCTTTTTGTTGCTTATATGACTATCACTATTTTTGAGACAGATAACAGAATATTAATTTTTAAAATATTATAAGGCTATGGCTATCCATAAACCGTATGACAGACACATTATCTGTCCTCCGCACGCTAAGTTGGCGGACGTAGATTCTTTGTTGCTTCAAGAAGGTCAGATCGCTATCTATGATTTGGATGGTGAGCAGACTAAAGATGGTTTGAAAGCGTTGAAAGACTTGAAAGGATATCGTAAGGACGAACAACGTTTCCAGATCAGAATCGGACGTAATGAGATGGTGAACGACCGTGTATCTGATGATAAATCATTCTCTACACCTACGTTTGCTATTGATGAAATTATAGAAGTGTACGCTTCTGCTCCGAAGAGCAAAGAAATTAAAGTAGATGAGGTTATTTTCGGTTATAACGGAATTGACGACAGTACCGCTATTACAGCAAGGAAAGGTGATCGTATCCCTATTCATATTAAGTTGACAGGCCGTTTGTTCGAGCTTCGTGGTTATCCGATGGGTGAGGTGAATATCGATGATTACATCATTTTCGAAAACTGTCCGGGTCGTGAGGATATGTGCTCAGAATGTGATCCTTGCGAAGATGTTGATATTTTGGCTGCTATTCTGAAAACAATCGAACGTATCAAGAATCAGCCGATTGCAGGTGGTGGCAAGGTAGGTGATTTTGTAGAAATCCATCCTATCCATTCTTGCAATGAAATGGAAAAAACTCCGGTGGAAACCGACATGAATTTCTATTGCATGGAAATGTGTGATACCGGTGATGCTTATGCTCTGGCTCAGCTTAAGGCTGCTTATCCTGGTTTGGATATCAAGAGAGTCGGACGTCATCTTTCTACATCTAAATATCAGGTGATGAAAGAAGGTGGTAAGCCTTCTGATTATACTCAAAAGTTGTCTTCTATCATGAAAGGCTGCGAAGAGTGCCCTGACGGATATACTAAGGTAGACGGCGGTTTGATTTATGCCGTAACGTTAGAGGATGATGGTGTTGATCAGTCTACTGTAGTAGAAAGCATTAAGAATGCCGTTAGTAGCACTGCCGAGAAAACAGCAGCCCAGGATGGCGGCGTAGGTATGTACACTGTGGCCGTAAGCAAGAAACTGACGAAGGCTGATATCGATGCATTTGTAGAAACCAATCCGACTGCCACAGTAACGTTCGTTGCTAAAACAGCAGATATGTGTAGCAATCCTACTGTTACTACTGTTAGCTGGGAAGCATGTGGTTCTTGTAAGATTTCGAAAGAAGCTTATGAAATCACGTTGCCGGATGATGAATGTGGTAACAGTGCTAAAGAAGAATTGCAGGCAGCATTCCCGTATCTGACAATCGAAGATTATGGTACACCTGGTGGATGTCAACATAAATTCAAAACAACGGTCGTTACTAACATGGTTTGCGACGAATGTGATAAAATTTTCAAAGACTTCTTCGTATCTAAAGCTCCCGAATCTTATCGTGGACGTAACTGGAAACGTTTGGGTGCCGTAGCAGGAGATCAGTCTATTATCGCCGATCCGATTCCTAAGAACTGCAAATGCGGTATCTTGTTCCGTGGTATTGACTACATGATTTCTCCGTCCGACTGTTTGATTGACCGTCTGACATTCCAAGAAGGATCTGTTCGTATTGCTGTAAATGGCGGTTATCCGGATGAACAGCGCGAGGCTATCAGCACGTACTTCAACCCGATCCATACCGAATACAAACAGCACTGGGCTCCGCGTACTCACCTCGGCGCTGAATTGCTGGATAAGGAACGCGAACAACGTATGTTCTTCGACTTCCGTAAGACTCACCAAGAACTTATGGAACGGATGTTTACCAACGAAGAAACCCGCTTAGACCTGTTGGCTCCGTATGCTGATTATTCAGTAACGTTGAAGCCGGCACGTTATTCTAACGGCTTCGGTAGGGTAATTGATGATCATATTACAGTACACTTCCATGTACCGTATGGCGCTCACGAAGGTATTCAAGACCTTATGGACTTGTTAGCTGCTTCGGCAAATATCAAGCCCTGCAAGATTTGATTTTCCTTTTTTCTATATATCCCAAGGGGGAGGAGGCTGGTCCTCCACCCCCTTTTTTGTAATAAAACAATTTGAAATAAGTTAGTTTCATATGAATGGCGTGGATTTTTTATCCGGTGCCTTTGGTAGGGGCATTGATAAAATAACCAACATAGTTGGAAAATGGGGTTCCTCCCAACCGGTAGATGACAGCAAATCCGGTATAAAAATAGGGGACAAAATCTACCAAGTGGTTGTGTCCTTAAATGGCTGTTATTGGTATCTTGACGAAGAAGGCAAGAAGCATCCTGTTTCTGGTATTCCGGCCACAACCGAATGGGAGTGGATTAACATAGCTGAGAAAGTTATCAAAGATTTCAAAACCTGTTGCCGTACACCTGGTGGAAAGGTTGAAGTATGGAGTTGGTATCTTCTTAACGATCAGATGGATGTTCTTAAAGAAACCCATAGAATTACCGACAGTACTGACATGGATAATCCGGTAGGTAAAGTTCTTACTAAAATACCGGACGAATGGGTTATGATCGACTGTGATCTTCCTGATATGACAGAGCGAGACATTACGTTCGTCAACAGATGTTATAAGACTCCGGATGGTAAGGTTGAAATAGAAGGATTGGAGGCCATAGATGATAAGATAAACATCAGGGAATCTATTTATACCGTTATTCAATCGACGGACGATAATTTCCCTGCCGGTCATGTCTTTGAGCTAATTCCAGAAAATTGGGTTAGAATGGTTTGTGACTTTCCTGACATGACAGAACGAGATGTAACTTACGTTCTTGAATGTTACACTACTAAAAAAGGAAAAGTTCAAGTAGAAGGTTTGGTGGCCATAGATAACATCCTTGGAGCCAAGGAAGAGGTTTATACCGTTCTTCAGTCAACTGATCCTGATATTAAGGTAGGAACCGTGCTGGATTCCATTCCCGAAGATTGGGTGAGGATGGTCTGCGATTTTCCTGACATGACGGACAGGGAAATTGTTGAAGTGGACGAATGTTATAAGACTGATGGTGGTAAGGTCAATATAAAAGGTTATCAAGCTATTGATGCCGTTCTTGGTGTAAGGGAACAGTATTATTATATTGTTAAGACAACGGATGCCGCCTATCCTCAGTGGACGAGAATAGATAAGATACCTAATGAATGGACGAAAACCGAATGCGATTTTCCTGATCTTACAGAAAGACATATTATGTCCGTAGATGAATGTTATACTACTCCTGGTGGTAAAATACATCTTGGTGGATACAGGTCGGTAGATAGCATAATAGGTGTCCGGGATGAGTATCTTATTGTCTTAGAAACTACCGACCCTGATATACAAAGAGGCGCCACATTCAGCAAAATACAAGAAGGATGGCAGCGTATTGTTTGTGATTTCCCTGATGCTACTACATCCGATACAGAAATAGTAGAAAACTGTTATAAGACGGGAAAGGGTAAGGTTCAGATCCGAACATACATAACAATGGACGGATACGGAAATACAAGGGAATTGAGACATATGGTTCTTAAAACAACCGACCCTGATTACAATATCGGATCCAATATCGATCAGATACCGGTAGGGTGGTTAAGTATCGAGTGTGATTTTGCGTCTGCTACACAGCGCCATATAAGACAGGTCAAAAACTGCTACGTTTCTGATGCAGGGAGCATCTACGTTGAGGGAGAAATCGTTTACGACAATGACCTTGACGTGGACAAGATGGCGCTGACGGTCATGGAAAGCACTGACCCGGCGATAGCCGTAGGGACGGAGCTGGCGGCCATTCCCTCTGGCTACGTGAGAATAGTTTGTAGATGTAATTGTTGCAACCACTAAATCTTATTGTCATGAGCTGTAACGAATATTTTTTAGTAACACTGGAGTCTAAATCGACTCCAGTTCGTCATAAATACACGAATTTAACAGACGAATGGTATGGTCCTGATGGCGTTAAGTACGAAGATCCTGATACGATAGCCAAAATCGAAGAACAAGCTACAGATAAGAATCGTATAGGAGATAACACCTTATATCATAAACTTATTGAAATACATTCTCAAGGAGAGTCAATAAAATCGGACATCGGAGACATAGGTCAGGTATTAGATTACATAAATGGGGAGGAAGTGTAATGGGAACCATATCAGATAAGTTAATGAGGATCATAAATACCAAAGAGGACATAAGGCAAGCCCTTATATCCAAAGGGTATGATGTACCTACTTCCATACCTTTTAAAGAGTATGCGAAAATGATATTAGACCTGCCATGTAAAGCAGATTCCTTCCCGGACATAGAAGGTATCGTAGCCAGATATTCCGCTTCTGGTATCACCAATGAACAGATGGCTGCCAATCCCGTATGGGTTGATAAGACGGGTAACGGACACGATCTACAGTTAAAAAACTTTTCTTGGAAGGGGATGTCAGGGGTTGGGGGATATGTTCAGGATTTTAATTATTTTAAAAATAATGCTACTGTAGATAAAATAAGAATTGATGAGCAAGGTAGCAATTTTATTAAAGTAACCATTTTAACTACAGGAATTGGTAATGCTATTTATATACCAAAGAATATTTACCAATTTAATAAATCTTATTTCATAAAAATATCAAGTGAAGGATACGATGAAGGTGATATGGCTTTATCATTTTATGCGCCTTCTACATCAACAGCAACAACAGTAACGGTATCATTAAACCCTAATGGCGTCACTGAAATTCCTGCAATAAAAGAAGATGATTTTTTAGCTGTTTATATTAATGTTAGCGGCAAAGTAGGTTCGTTTACCGTTGAGCAACTACCCCTCTATCCCGGCGCACTCGTCTTTGACGGAGTAGACGATTATGGTGTTTGTGATAACTTCCCTATTCTGACTAAGGAAAAGGGATATACAGTTGTAGCGTTGAGACAGTGGATTACAAGGGGTGAAATAGCCCAAGGATTAGTATCTAATGTAAAGAATTGGCTCAAGGATGGTGCCTTCTTGTTAGAATATAGAAATATACAAGCCGAGCATCTTAATAAGCCTATATCTTTTGGAGCAATAGGGAGTGAAATGGATTTATCACACATCCTTACTTATCAGACATCTAAAAGTTATAATGGTGTTTCGATTACAACTGGTAATTTTGAAGGAACAGATGTGCTACATGTTGGGAAATTAGCTCCAACTAATGTAGGAACTTGTATTAACGCTGCTATCTGGGAATTTGTATTTCTCGACCACGATGCCACCGAAGAAGAGCTAACCAAGATCAAAGACTACTTCGTCAAAACCTATCCCTGGCTCTTCCCCGACCAAGCATGGACAGTCACCGGCAAAACCAACGAGGACGAAGATCGTGCTACTATTGCCAATATTACAGGCAATGGTAATAATCTTGTGCTGTCGAATTTTGGGTTTGCAGAAGGGAGTGGGTATGGGTTGTATGCTGAGAATTATGCTGGTGGTAGATGGGTTCAATCTACTGATAGAGCGGATTTAACTTGGACGAGTTATTCTGTAAATATAACTTCAGTTAAAGTTGCGTCTACACAGTTATATTATCAATCCTATCCTGAACAACCTTCTTTTATAGTTCCTTCTTATAAGATAAAAGTTTATGGACTGAAAGATGGTCAAACTCTATCCTATAAACAAGTAACTTCTGAAGGACAACAGATATACAAAATATCAGAAGATGGAATTTATACATTACCGTCTTTTTTATTTAAAGCAAATGGAGATTGGTATGGATTTACATTAGATAAAATACAAGAAACCTGTGATATCACCATAGAGCAAATCCCCGAATACGAAGGCTACCTGGTTACTGATGGGGTGGATGATATAGCATCTTCCAATATTGTCGTTTACGAAGCAGATTTTACATTTATAGGTGAATGGAAATTCATTCAAAAAGATGATACTGTGGCTGGTATAAATAGTGTGTCTCATTTATATATACAAAATAGATACAATAGAGGTGCTACTGTAATGATAAATTCAACTTTTGAAAACAAGAAAAATATCACCGACTATATGACATTTAAAGCTATAACGTCTAAAGGTAAGGGTTATGATGAAAATTGGAATGAAGTTGATTTATTATACGGTGATGGAAATAAAGGACCATCTCAAGTGAGTATTGGAGGACAAGGGGGCTCTGATTTTTGTCATATGATTTTTAAAAATATGGCTTTGTATATGAATAAGGTATTTTCCAAAGACGAATGTATCAAAGCATACAACTATTTACAAACTATAAAAGCAAAATAATATGAAATTCATTATCATACCAAAAGAAGTATATGATTCCGTATCTGAAGAAAAGAGACGTGAATTAGGAATAGGCAGCCCAAGAGCGAGCGTAGATGGCTCTAAAGTTATTTTACATGTAGAACATTATGACCTTCTATTCAAGTCTTTAGATATGCAGGCTGATGACGAACCTCAATACCCGTATCCGGTATATGACAGCTCTTCTTCTGAGTTTGAATCTATTCTTTCATCTAAAGAATGGGTGTCCGATATTAATGACGAGCGTCTTTGATCTTGTTATGGTTGGGACAATTGCTATATTTGTAAAAAGTTGAATAATTAAAGCGTGTGGTAGCGTTATCTACCATATAATCATCATGTTTCAGATAATAATCGGATGCGTTTTGGCTAATATTCTTACGATAGCAATCATCGGTTTATCCCTGTATTTAGTGTATCGTAAAAACGAAGACCGTTTAAAGGCTTTGGATTCTAAGATTGATCAGAAGGTTGAGGACGTAAAAAACAAGGTTGGCGCGGTGATGGACATCGTAGACCAGATCAAGAAATTGTTGGATAAAATTAACAAGAAATAAAAAAAATGGCAGAAGTAGGTTATAACAGTAAATTCGAAGGTCAGGAGGTTGATTCCAGACTTGAGAATGTGGTGCAGGCCGCTCCTGGGACGGGCTCAGAGTCGGGCAAAGGAGGCCTTATCCCGGCTCCCCCTGCCGGAAGTCAAGACGGTAGCAAGACTCTTCTTAGCGACATGACATGGGGAGATCATGTAACAAAACAGTACATAGATGATGCTGTTTCGGCAGCAGGGTGGAAGAAGCAGATTGTTAGCAAACTCCCTACTGTTGAAGAAGCGAAGGATAATGTCATGTATCTTGTAAAAGACGATGTGGCATCTACAGAAACTAAAAACGTGTATAACGAATATATTTTGGTTACTGAAGAAGGTGGTGGCAAGGTGCTTGAATCACTTGGTATGGTAAGTACCGGAGTAGATTCGACTTATCTTGATCTATCCATATTTCCCAGTACTTCTGGAACTCTTGATGAGGATTCGTATGCAAAAGTTATTGATGCTTACAATAACAGGATTACATTAGGTAAGCTTAGTCTTTATTATTTTTCTTTGGATTATTTTTTAGATAATGATAATTCTGAATTAAAAATAATAGCTGTTTTATTTAATAACACCAACTCAAAGGAAGACGTATCTGGATCTTATATAGATATTGAGATGGTAACTTATGTTGTTGCCCAAGATAAGACATATAGGGCTATAGCTAATACGGCTACGTTGTCTAATGACATGTTGTCTTATTTGAGGTTTATGGCTAAGACTCCTAATGTTGTCACAACATTAGCAAGTTTGCCAACGGATGCTCATAATATCATAGCTAACGTAGCTTCCGCTACAAACCTGTCTATGTCAGTATCTTCCGAGTATGCCGGGCGGGAATGGCAGGTGCGGGTCAACAACACTACCGGCACAGACATCACGCAGCCGCTTCCTACCTCTGGCTTGTTCCAGAGCATGTCAGGCGATAGCGTAATAGTACCTAAAAACAGTTTTATAGAATTAAGTATCTGGTATATCAATGATAAGTTGGTTATCAGAGTAGGTGAACAAGCTTAACAGAAAGGATAGAACATGTTTTATGTAAATAAGAATATAAAAGGTTTTTACTGGGAAGGATACGAGTTAGACTCCTCTTCTTACGAAGTAGGGTATTCTTACCAAGATTTCTTAGATGGTAAATGGGTTCAACTTGACTCTGATCAAGAAAAATTACATCAAGACAATCCTGATGCGAGTGTGAAAGAAGTTATTGCCATGCAGCTTGACCCTGAGCCTCCTGGACCAACTGAAGAGGAATTGCTTGCCAAGGCTAAGGATAAGAAAGTTTCTGAGGCCAGGGAATACGCTTATTCTGATGCTGTCCGCTCTTATAGCTTGGATGGTAAACAGATATGGTATAATACCAGCATGAGACAGAAGGTTAAAAACGATATTGATGTAGCAAAAGGAAGCGGGATATATACCGTATCCGTAGCAGATTCAGAATACGAGCTTGATATTGCTAATACGGCAATGAATGAAATGCACGTATATGAATCTGAGTGCAACGATCGTACTACTGCCATAGAAAAGGAAATAGCTTCTAAAACCGACAGGAGTGAAGTTGAGTCTATGAAAGTGGATGAAGGTTATCCTGAGAAGTTGGTAAGGACAAAGGATCAGATCATAGAAAAAAATAAGATCCTTGAAGCCAATGATCCAGAGAAGGCTACAGCTATGTACATGAGGGCGATGATCAATACGCCGGCTATGCTTGAAAATACTGACCAGAATCTTGCTCTTAAGATAAAGGGATTATACCCTATTTGGGATAAGGATGGAGTTTACGGCGACAAAGGTCTTCCTATGGGAACTGCTGTTGTAAAAGGGCAGCGTTTCCGTAGCAAAAACAAACCTTCGGATTTGGATTGGACTCTGTTTGAAGTAAGGCAAAATCACAATCTACAAGCTGATTGGGTTCCCGGCCAGGGAGGTGGAGCCGAAAGCCTGTATATGGTTGTTCAGGAAAAGCATTCGGGTACGATAGACGATCCTATTCCTTGGGTATATAATTCTATTTTAGAGAACGGAAAGTATTACATAGACAAAGAAATTAAGTATCTTTGCATAAGAGATTCAGGCATCCCTTTAGCTTACGAGAATCTTGCTGATCTTGTATCAGCCGGATATGTGAGGGTTGTTTAGGTCGTAATTTGTTGTTAATGTTATGGATAACCCCTGTATATTTATTTATGCAGGGGTTTTTCTTTAATCCGAACTCTGCTTATTTTTTATATCGGTAAGGTTCTAATTATCTTTGTGAAAAAGGTTAAGTTATGGAAAGAAAAGATATTATAAAAGAATTGAGTCAGTATTTTAGTATTGTTGAATTAGTTGGTCCTAAAGAATACGGTAGAGACAAAGATCTTTGCTGGAGGTATTTAAGAACTGAATTGCTTCACACGATACTGGTTTTAAGGAAAGACATCTTAAAAACTCCAATGACGGTTAATACCTGGAAGTCGGGTGGAAGGTTTGATGAGCGTGGGTTTAGGAACAATATCTCGGATATAGTAAAATCAAAGACCGTATCAGGGTCGTTGTATATCAGTCCTCATATGCTTGGAGCAGCCATCGATTTCGATGCCAAGGGTATGACGGCAGAAGAGACAAGGAATAAAATAATTCAATCGCAGGATTTACTTCCTTGCCCCATTAGATTAGAATCAGGTACCAATTGGGTCCATATTGACGTATATGACTCTCTTGGAAGTAGCAAGAAAGTAACTATGTTCTAATATGGCTTACAGATTTGTAGGAAGGATGAATTTAGAAAGTTTCTGGGCTTTTCTCATTTCCGGATTATCAGCATTGTGGATGAATTTCCAGGAGATTCACCACCTTATATATTCTATATTGTTTATATTAGCTATAAATCTTTTGTTAGCTACTATAAAAAGTATCAAACACTGCTATATCCGAAGAAAGAGAAAGAGGCCTTTTAAGATATTGACATGCATAAGCGAAATGGGAGTTTTGAAAATCCTTCTTGAGTTCGCGGCCTGCTCTTTCGGGTTGTTCACCATATCCGGAATGGATCTTATTATGTCTATGGGAGGGCATAAATCCCCAGAGTTTATAGACATGCTTCTTCAGTGGATTACGATATTCGCCTTAATATTATACGGTGGAATGGCATTCAAACGCCTCGGTGACCTTGCACCTGATTTGATGATAGTAAAAGGTGTTAAGTATTTTTTTAGCAAAGTAAGTTGGTGGCAGAAAGTTCCATTCGGAGAAGAGCTTAAAGAAGGTATTAACAACGGTGATATACAAGAACTTTTAGACGAAGACAAGGAGGGTAAAAGATGTGTTTGCAAAAAATGAGAGTCAGGCATGTGTTGGGAGTTCTTCTACTGTGTTTTATGTCTTTCTTGTTTGGTAAAACATGCAAGAAACAAGAAATAATACACGATATAGAAATAGATACGGTAATAGATACCATTATCCAACCTGTTCCTGTTCCTCAGTATATAGTTGACGTAGGGGAGGTAGAAATACCTTTCCCTATGGATGCTATAGTTGAAAAAGATACGATAAAAGACACTGTCTATATCAATATTCCTATACAAAGAAAAACATACAACACAGATGATTATCGGGCTGTTATAAGCGGATACAGACCTAATTTGGACACGATGATCATCTACCACAAAAAAGAAATAATATACGAAAAGAGCCGGCGCTGGGGCATAGGACTGACGGCAGGGTATGGGGTTGGGCGCGAGGGCTTCTCCCCCTACTTAGGCGCTGGAATCTATTATCGGATATGGTGACAATCACCTCACCTTTTATTTAATGTCCAATAGTTTAAACTTTTATCACCTCATTTACTTATCTTTGTAGAAAAAGATAAGGTATGAACTATATCGATATTTTACCACAGATAAGAAATAACATTTTCTATGTCAGGATAGTTATGACTGACTACGATATAGAAAATCAGATGGTTATTAGAATAGTAGCCAGAAGAAATGACGGCCTGTACAAGACGGAAGTAGTACAGTATCCAAACGAAGGAACTGACTACGGTGGAGAAATTATTGTTCCTATGTTTGGTATGGCTAAGTCGTTGGTGGCCCAAATAGTAGGAGTCAAGATAAATGGTACCGAGGTGCGTGTTAATAGCACCGAGGTAGAGGGAGCTGATATAACAGCCAGATACGACGATTCCCTTACCAGAATGGGATGGGAAGAGAGTATGAACAACATTCATCTTGATTTTGAGGTTATAAGCACCAACAATCCTAAAACACTTCGCATAGCCGATCAATCGGAATGGGGGATACTGGCAGACAGGCCGGCTATTATAGAGATCGTGCCACCTGAAGATGAGAATAAGTATGTTTATTATCTTGGTAAGAATCAGTTGAATGTATTCAACAGTAAGACCCTTGGCATAAATCCGGGTCGTGGAAATGATTTTAAAAACCTGAAAGATGGTATATACGATATTACCATAAAAGGCAGTCCTTCCTCTTATTCATTTAACAGAAAGTATTTAAAAATAGATCTGATCCGTCTTAACATAGATAAGATATGGGCCAGGTCAACCGTGTTATGTGATCATGAGGATGATGATATTATTAATAAAATAAAAGAAATAGAATTTCTGCTGGCTGCGGCTGAAGCTAATATGAGATTAGGGAATTTTGAAAACGTAAAACAATTATACGAAAAAGCGTCTAAATTGATTTACGTTCTCAATAATTGTGAAAATTGTGGTTGCAAAATATAATCAATTAAATATAAGTGAATTATGGGATGCGGATGTGGAAGAAGCAACATTGCTTCTGTTAATAAAAGTCGGGCTATAAAGCCTCAGTCGAATACGACACCTAAAGCTGATTCTAATGCGGCTTGTATTCAGAAATACGATGAACTTGCTGTGTTGGACAAGAAAATCATAGACCTTCATCGCAAGTTCAGGTTTGTAGGAGGTGTAAGTAAAAGGTATGCTGATATTCAAAAGCTGGTAAGAGGCTGGATTGTTAATTTGAAGAACGAGTGCCCGGATCCGGATGATCTTGCTACTTATTCTGAATACATAAATAAAGAATACGCCAGGTATTTTACCGTGAAATGATATGTCAGCTACCGGAAGTACACAGCAAATTCTTTTCCCTTCATCTTACTTATGTGAGTGTGCTGATCGTTTTATAGCATGTAAGGCTGATCAGTATCTACAATATCATAAGTATAAGGTAGGCATTAAGCCTGATATGGATATGGTTCTTAAAATAGATCGTATGAGAAGAATCGTATGTGAAGGGGAATGCGGGTTGTGTCCGGATGAGATTCAGAAATTTAAAGAAGAACTTAATAAGATCTTGTCATGAAAAAGATGTATTACAACAAGGAATACAGAAAAGCTTTCAAGAAATCGGACTGTCCGGAAGATCTTGGTTCTGAAGAAACGTTTATCGTTCATGAGGCTGAATTTTGTTCGGATATAAGCCAAGATGATGCAGATAGGAAAGCGGAAGAGTTTGCGGAGAAAGAAGGTCCGTTGTATGCTAATAAAGTAGGTGGCTGTTGCGAGGTATATTATAACACAAGACAGGAAGGAGATTTCTTTAAAAATGATTGTCCTGATGGTCAAAAACAAGAACAACCCACACATCACGTGATAGAGGCCGGGCGTGTATGGTCTAAGTTCAGTACCGAAATAGCCAACTACGAAGCTGCGAAGATTCTTGAGCAAGAAGGGCAGGCTGCCGCTAACGAATCTGGAGTATGTAAAACCGTTTATTACAACGAGGATCAACATGGTTGGTTTAGTAAACGTTGTAAGGAAGGATGGAAGGCTCCTGAGAAATACAGGAGGATATACGCCGGTACCGTAACGTCTTTCATTAGCGTTGATGATGCCAATGAAAAGGCTAAGAAGATACTGGAAGAAGAGGGCATGAAATGGGTTAATGAAAATACCAAATGCGAGCCCGTTGTTGATGAATGTTAATTTGATTTTTGAAAATGAGCAACGTAAAATTTAATCCGACAGAAGGCGAGAATGACAAACTGGTGTCGGTGTTTTCTGAAATAAATGAAGGTCTTGATACGACTTTGAATTACACTATTTCCGATGAAGGGAATAAGGCTAAGAAGAACATCGTCGTTAATCAAGTTGGTAAAAGGGAAAAGTTTTTATCGAAGAAAGGGGAGGAATCTGAGCCTTTTGTTTTGTCTGATGGTAATACTTTCAACGTTCTTAAAGAAGGTGCTTCAGGATCGGCATCCGCTTGGGATGAGGACCAGCTTCCTCCAGAAGCCACGGAATCAGTTGGCGACAAGAGTCTTCTCCCTTCTTGGGATTTTTACCTTATAGACATGACTCAAAATACCGGAGACAAAGTGCGTCCGGTTGGAAAGCTTCGTAAGAACAATCTCCTTAGATTTGAAAACGGAGATTTTGCTCCTACGGTAGGTATAACCGAGGAAATGAGAGCCGAATGTGATGTGGAACTGTATTTGGATAACGGTCATAAAAATAAGTATTGTGATGCCGGAGCATTTGACGCTAAGGCTTTTTACGAAGAGTATGGTATTGGTCAAAAACTTTATAATGTATCAGGATCAGAGGTAAGGATTTTAAGACCTTGGGAGACTACTTCAAAGAATTATAGCATATTCTTAGGATGTAGCAAGAGTCTGTATGTAGTTGATAAGGTAGTTGGCAAAAGCGGGAAAATATGGTCTGGTGTGTACGACGCAGACACGGTTCCTATGCTGGACGGACTCGACCTGCGCCAGACGTGCCCTGTGCTGCCGCCCACGGCCTTATCTCCTGGACCGGTATGTACAGTAGACTCTAAGGCAAGATCTTTCTTTTTCTTGTATGAAGGAGAAACAAATTGTAAATCTGGAGCCGGAGTTGGTAACGCCTGCACAATGTTTCTAAATGGAAGAACTTATCCGAGAAGCAATGATGTAAATCAAATCAATATAGCTAAGTATTCAAGGGTAAATAACGTAGATCCAGAATCTTCTTATCCTTTTTCAGAAGGTGGATTTTTGACTTTGAATGCGTATATCATATACCTTGAAATGCTGTACGGTACTAAATACTTAGTTAATCCAGACACTTTCGGTTCTGGAATATCAAGTAATAACGGAATAGGTAATGATGTCAATTATCGCAAATACGGAGGAGTGAAATACCGTAAAAAAGGAGAAGAGCCGTGGCTGTATGGATCATGGGCTACAAATGCTTCTATTATCCATTATGAACCTACTAAAAAAACTCATTTTTCTTACCTCATAAATTTAGAATATCCTAAAGAACAATGCATGGAAAGTCAGATGGCGGCTTCTTTTGCATTTGAGACAGGAGTAGAGGAAGGATTAGAGTTTGATTTTTATGGAGGAAAATACTGGTATAAGAACGTCCAGGGAGCCAAGAGTATGGCTGAAGGTCATATGAATGTTGTTGTGTTTAAGGAAATGACTGGTACCATATCAGCCTTAGATGAAAATGACGAACCAGCAGAATTTGATTTGGAAGTTATTTTAAGGATGTCTTTATTCGATGGTATGAATTTGTCTGGAGACGTCTTTAGATATTGTGGAGGGGGGTACGAACAAGTAGGGACTTGTTTAAATGATCCTAATGTCACTCGAATAGGTAATACTATTGATATTTATATAGAGCCAGATCAAAAGAAATGGACATATGAGAAAAGGTCTACTATAAATAATGGTGAGATTTTTAATTTTGAATCTAAATATAAAAAGATAGCAACTACTCAAAATTTAGGAGATAGTTATGCTTTACACCGTATCCCTTATACCGGATGGAAGGATAAAAAAGGGGGAAGTATCGGAACAGGAGAAAATCTTTATACATGGGACAATTGCTACTGGGCTTCAGCTATCGGTTCCAAGGCCAGAGTGGCTGCTCGTTTCGCTGGTTATGCGACCCACAGTCATTGCTCGCCTCGTGCTCTGAATGCGAGTTACGCCCCTTCTGCTACGCATCGCACCTATTGCGGCCTTGCCCAGTTGTTATTAGACGTCAGTCAACCGCAGGTTTGATGGGTGCAACCCATTGATGGCGCAGCCATCATAAGCGCAGCGCTAAGGCGCAGCCTTATATACTATATCACGGCGCAGCCGTATCTTGTTAATATAATATTTTATAGCTACAAAACAAAAATTTAAAATATTTAATACAAATTGTTTTGTAGCTATAAAATATTATACATACATGTGCAATGTCATTAGACAACAGAGATAGTTAACATTATAAACAATAAAAATCTATTCAATGAAATCCGTTAGTCTGCTAACAAGTCTTACATTGGGATCTGACCTCTGAAATAGCAAATAACGGTTGAGAAAAAGGTTAAAAAGAATTGGCTGCTCGTTTCGGCGGTAATGCGAACAACAGTAATTGCTCGCCTCGTAATCTGAATGCGAATAACGCCACTTCTAATACGAATCGCAACAATTGCGGCCTTGCCCTGTGTGGGCTAAAAAATTGGGTATATTCTTTTTAATCTTTCCCAGGAGTGGAGAATCAATAAAAGACAAGCGTATGAGGTTATATGATAAAAATATGATAGAGATGCGCGACGGTCGTAAGCCCGTCATTAGCCCACAACTGAAATCAGTTTCAAACTATATAGATGTAAGTTTGGATGATATTAGAGAAGCATGCGAAGCAGCATTTAAAAACCATTCTAAAAAGAATGATGTTGTTAATTTTAATTCTGATTTTGATGGTAATTCGTTAAAATTGTATGAATGGTATTTAGATGGTACTTATGTTAGCAAAATCAAATATCGCAAACTTGTAAAAGAAAACAAGAATGGTAAGGTTCGTGAAATAAACAGCCCGGATCTTACCACCAGAATCTATCAGCATCTTGTTTTAGTAAAGTTAGGTCCTTTGTATTATGAGAAGGATAATATGAATGGTCTTAATTGTAAGCCGGGATTTGGCATAACAGCATCGTCTAAATCAAGGTCTCTTATTAAAAAGATGAAGCATGTTTATTATGATAGACTTGATTTGAGGTATTGCCTGGTTATAGATCAACGTAAATGTTATAACCATGTAAAAGACAAAGTATTTAGAAAAGTGCTTAAGAACTTTATTTCAAACAAAAAGTTTATAGATTTTGTAATAGACGTAAGTTTCGTATCTGGAGAGCTACCTATAGGAACCCCTACAAGCCCTTTCATTCATCATCTCCTTATGAAAGATTTTGATGATCTTGCAAAGAGAATAGCTCCTTTTTCATTGAGATATGCCGACGATAATTTCCTTGCTTTCTATACTAAGGAGGATGCTAATACTGCCAAATGGAGGATTAAGAATTATTGGTGGTATGAGCTTAAGATAAGATCTAAAAGGCATACTTGTATTATAACAGACATGGATAGACCTCTTGATTTTTGCGGGTATGTTTTCCACCGTAATAACAAAGGCGTATCTGAACACAATAAAGGTTATGTGACAATAAGGAAGAGGGTAGCCAAAGACGCGAAGAAGTGTATTACAAATGAAAGCTGGTCTTCTTACTTCGGTCTTTTAAAACACTGTGACAGTTATTCATTAATGTCAAAAATAGAAAATATCATGAAATTACGAGATTTAACAAGCACGATTCGTATTGATAAGAAAATGGATGCGGACAGCATCGATGTCAAGAACCTTGAAGGTATTGTATTTGATATCGTGAACTACGAAATACGAAGCAATAACAAGAATGAACCAAACTGGATAAAGTGCTTGATAGGTATTCCTGAAACCAATAAAGAAGGGATTCCTACTGGCAGGAAACTCGCAAGGGAATTTCATGGTAATTATCAAGGTATAGTAAATTTTATTTCAAAATGCGAACTTACTTATGGCAAAGATGCTATTCTCCCTATTACCGATGTAGAGATAGAAGACAGATGCGGATACGTTTTTAAAGGCAGCACTAACCGCTTGGAATACATTGATTGACTTATTTTTGTGATGGTGTGGATGAAAATCACTATCTTGCACCAAAAAAAGAAAGTCATGAACTCATGTAACACTTGTAAAGATGACAGACCTGATATTCTGAGATCTAATATTTGTATCGGGTCTGATCCATGTAATGACTGTACGGACAATTGCGAGATTCTTCCAAAAGAATGCGATTGCCCGTATGGTCATTTAAGCGATCATTGCATTCATTATACAGGATGCAAGACATTCATATCCAAATTAACTCCAGGTATGCCTTATAATGAGGTTATGCATAATATAGAACTGGTTTTTGAAAACATAGATAAGTTTTTGGATAGGATGGTTGAAGAAAATACGCTTCTAAAACAAAGGGTTGAACAACTTGAAAAACAGTTACAAAATGGAAAAGAGTGCACAAATTGGTAAGGACTTAAGTGGCAAACACGTATATGTCCCACATGTGGACGAGGCGCCGGTGCCATGCCCGGACGGATACACCTGCACGAACTGCGTGTACTGCGCGGACGGCATCAACGCTGGCTACTTCAGTCTGGCTCAGAAATCTGATCTTACGGCTTTAATCAATGCAATGATATGCCGTATGGAATACCAGGATAGGGAAATAGAATTTTTAAAACAAAAAATAAATATTTTGAGTAACAATGGCAATAACAGGTAACGGTTGTTTTGGCAGTCATGGTGGGTGCGAACGCCCGCATCATTGCAATATTCCTTCTTCTAACATATTCTATGATGGAGAAACTATAGAAGAAGCTGGTTTGTATCATGGTATGCCTTTAGACGGAGCTTTAGCTAATTTAGCTAAATACGTTTCAAGGGCTATTAACGTAAGTGGATCTGTTAATACAGAAGTGTTTGACGGTACTTCTCATGTGGTTCTAAAGAAAGATCCGGCAGAGATTTTGCTTGTGTCTTATTGCGGAGGTGTCGTGCCTTCTGATATGTATAAAGTCCAGGGTCGTACTGTTAGGTTCTGCCGGGATATGTGTCAACAAGATGAATTTGCTGAAGTGAGGGTTGTGTACCGAGAAGAGGCAAATAGTTCTTATGGGTTCCATTGTTAATTTAGGAGGATAAGAAATGGCAGAAAAATGCAAAGGATTTATATGTGGGGGTAATCTCGTTGATGGCTCTGTGCCTTCTGATAAGTTAGATAAAGAAACCATTATCGAGCTTATTAAAGAGATTCTAAAAGAGGAAATGCATGAATCTTGGCTTAAGGAAATAATAGAGACCATACTTAAGGAATCTATTGATTCAGATTGGCTTCGTGAGTTCTTTAAAGAGGTTCTTAAAAAATATGCTAAAGAGGAATGGTTTAAGGACATTATCTGTGGTTTAGGATGTGTAGGGGTACAAGAGATATTTGACGTTATTCCTACTGACATAACATTTGAAGCCACAGGTGGTACGGCTACGGTACAGGTTGTGGTAGATGATGGCGTTGAATGGGAACTGACACTTTAAATTAGGGAGGATAATTATGTCGAGAGAGAAAATATATAAGATGGATGATGGTTCTTGGCTTACCTCAGATAAGAAGGAGGGTGTCGGTCGTGATAAAATGAATTTCGATGCTCCATCTTGGAAAGGAAGGGAAGACAGGATCACTATCCGAATTGTAAAGAAATCCGATACTGAAAGCATGAAAGCCATTACTTTCAAGCAAAAAGGTATTAAGATTACAGAAGTGTCGGTTAGTAGGCTGGAGTTCCCTATATCTGGTGGAGATAAGCAGATCCTTATTACCACCAACGCTGCTTCTATTAATTCCCTTATTACAGGGGAAAGAGAGATAAAGAGCGTCATAAAGGCATTTACCACCGCTTCTGGTCTAAATATTGACGTCAATGATATTAGGCTTGATTATGGTTTCCCTGGTGATCCGGGTCTTGAAGACACGTTCCAGGTTTCGATGATTGTTTCCATGCCTGGCAATGAGGATGGGAATGAAGTTAATGAGAATATAACTATAAATGGTGTACTGATTCCTATCTATCAGCCTGGAAAGGTTGTTCCTTACATTAAATTGGATAAGGAATTTGAACAAATTGAGGGTGATGAAACAAGCACGCAGTTAAGTATAGAAAGTAATATAAAAGATTATGTTATTGAAATAGTTGAATGCGAGTCTGTGGATAAGGAGGAAATTTACCTGGACAAGGATGTTATTAATCTTGATTCCGATGGATCACCAGATGTAATCAACGTAAGTACAAATCCTGAAAATTTAAGATGGAGGATTAGCGAATGAAAGTAGGTAATTGTTGGGCGAACATAGATAAGAAAGAAGGCGGTCTTAACAGTAAGGTTAATGTTTACTTTGATGAAAATGATACTGGTGCCAACAGAAGTGTCAAGATAAGAGTGTCTTCCAGGGATGGTAGCGTATCTGAAGAATGTACGGTAGTTCATAAAAAAAAAGAACAGGTAGTTTATAGAAATAAAAGGCAGTCGGCTCTTTTCACAAAAGAAGGATGTAATCCTGAGACAGAGAAAGGGGAAGAGCTTGAGTACGTTGTTGAGGCCGGAAAATACACGTCTATCATATCTCAGTCTGATGCTGATGACAAGGCTATGAGAGACATTGAGCAAAATGGTCAGAACTGGGTTAATGAGCATGGTCGTTGTATAACCATATTATGGTACAATGTCAAGAAATCAAAGTCGTTTAGAAAGAACGACTGCGATCCTGATACCGAAGAAGGAAGTTTGGTTACGATGACGATCGAAGCCGGGCAATTTTCTTCTACCATAAGCCAAGAAGATGCTGACCGTAAGGCTGAAGCTGAGTTGAATGCCAAAGGTCAAGACTATGCTAATTCTCATGGTACTTGCAATACCATAAAATGGTACAATGACAGGAAATCCAAGATGTTCCAAAAGACAGATTGTGAAGTGACTGAAGTTGGATCTATGGTAGAGTACGTTGTAGAAGCCGGCCGCTTCTCTTCTTCTGTTTCTAAGGAGGATGCTAATCAGAAGGCTTTGGATGCCTTGGAAGCTGAAGGTCCAGGTTATGCTAATGAGCATGGTACATGTGAAACAAATTTATGGTATAATGTAGAGAAGTCAAAAGTATTTTATAAAAATGACTGCGAAGATGGTTTTATCGGAGCTCCTTACACTTACACAGTAGAAGCTGGTAAATACACATCAGACGTAAGTCAAGAAGATGCTGATCAGAAAGCTCTTGATGATATAGAGAAAAACGGTCAGGAACAAGCCAACCTGAATGGAGAATGCGTTACTGATCCAAATTATTTCGTTGGAAAGGCTTCGGCTCGTGTTCAGAAAAATGATTGCGATGCCGAATCTCAGACCGGAAGCTTCGTTGATTTGACTGAAAAGGATCTTGCCGGATACCCAGATGCTTTTGTATCAAGGGAAAGCCAGGAGGCAGCTAACGCGTTGGCCGAGGCCGCTATGGAAGAACAGAAACAAGATCTTGCTAATAAGAAAGGTACTTGCATAGATAAAAACCAATTTGTTGGTGTATATAGCAAGGTATTCACAAAAGACAATTGTGAAGGAGAAGGCGTAGGTTCGCAGGTAACAGTAGACCAAGACGATGTAACCGGTGGTCCTTTTACTTCATACGAAAGCCAGGAGGCGGCTAACGCGCTCGCTCAGGCTGCCGTCGAGCAGCAGGGCCAGGCCATAGCCAACCGGGACGGACATTGCACGTGGACTGGTAAATACAGTGAAGAATTTACCAAAAACGATTGTAATGAAGGTCAGGTAGGGTCTAAGATTACCGTAACCGAACAAGATGTAGTGGGTGCCCCATTTACATCCACTGTAAGTCAAGATGATGCCAATAACAAGGCTAAGACTGCTGTCAAAGAACAAGGACAGGCTATTGCTAACAGTAAGGGTAATTGCGAGAATATGACGGTCTATGCCGGTCATTACAGCAAGAAATTCGTCCCTGAATGTGAAGCTTGTCATAAGGGCGTAGAAATGGAAGTTACGGCCGAAATGGTTAACGGTAGTCCTGTTACGTCTACAGAAAGCCAGGAGGCGGCAGACGCAGAAGCTCGTAGGATCGTAGAAGAAGGAGGCCAGGCTTATGTTAATAAAAACGGTAACTGTACGCCACTTAGCACCGATCCTGTATGGGAAGACGTTGTTCCTGAAGAACTTAGATGTAATGAAGGTAAGTCTCAGAAAAAGCAACGTGATACTAACGAATGTTCTGAAACTCACAATCAAGAACGTTGGGTAGATGGCGGGAATAAGGTCTGTAGCTGGACCGGTCATTACACAGAAACGTTCCAGAAGAACGACTGTGAGATACCAGATTCAGGAACGGAAGTAGAGGTAAGTGAAGCTGATGTTGAAGGCAATCCTTTTACTTCTTTCGTAAGTCAAGAGGATGCTGATAATAAGGCTAAGGAAGCTGTTAAAGCTCAAGGACAGGCTATTGCTAACCAAAAAGGTAAATGTAGGTTCGTAGGCGTATATAGCAAGCAGTTTACAAAAGACAATTGCGGATCATGTCAGCATGGTGTTCCGATGAGCGTAACACAAGACATGGTAGGTGGACCGTTCTATTCTAATGAAAGCCAGGAAGAAGCAAATAGATTAGCTCAGGAAGCCGTAGAAGCCCAAGGCCAGGCTTATGTTAACAAGAACGGAACATGTGAAACAGATAACACCGATCCTGTATGGGAAGATTCGGAACCACTTGAAACCAAATGCGAAGGTGGTAAATCCTATAAAAAACAGGTTAATACCAACGAATGCTATGGTGGAGAAAATGAACGTTGGGTAGAAGGTGGAGATAAGGTATGTACCTGGACCGGAACATATAGCAAGGAATTTACAAAACAGTGTGATGACGGCGGTGTCGGATCTAAGGTTACCATAGATCAGGATGATGTAACCGGCGGTCCTTTTACGTCTACCGTAAGTCAGGAAGACGCAAATAGCAAGGCTCAGGCTGCCGTCGAACAGCAGGGTCAGGCTCTTGCTGACGCGCAGGGAACTTGTACTTGGACCGGTAAGGCAAGTAAGGTCTTCACCAGAAACAATTGCGGAAGCTGTCAGCATGGTTCGTCTGTTACCGTAACTCAGGACCAAGTAGGTGGTCCATTTACGTCCAATATCAGTCAAGCTGATGCTAATAAGAAGGCTCAAGATGCTGTAAATTCCCAAGGTCAGGCAGTAGCTAACAAAAACGGTGATTGCGTAGCTGATAGCACAACACCTTCTTGGTCTGATACCGGAAGCACCCGTTGCGACGGTTGTACGTCTCAGAAGCAACAACGTGACACCAATCCATGTTCTTCTTCTTACAACAACACAAGATGGGTTAATGGAGGTGGAGAATCTTGTACAGACTGGTCTTATTACGGAACAGGAGATTGCGTAGGTCATACTCAGTATGATGCTTATCGTGATAGCTGCTCTGGTAGCATAGATCGTCAATATTCTGTAAGTTGTAGGAATTGCTGTAATTGCGGATCTTACGGTTCTTGGCAAGAAAATGGATGTAAGAATGATCAAGTTAAATACGTTCGTTATGATGATTGTGGTAATGCCGACTACAAATACGAATATGAAGTTGGAAAATGCGGATATGCGCCATATGTCTTTGAGTTTGTAGATGGAACAACTGGTAAAGTATGGTCTGGATCAGGTGAAGCACAAACTATACAATATACTATTACAAGTACCAAAAGTGGATCGTATATTGGATATAGTGTGCAATCTAAGCCTGATTGGTGTTCTGTAGATTATAGAGACCAGACATCTACGAGTATGCTTGTTAAAATTACTATGACAGCTAACTCTTCCTCTTCTTCTCGTTCCGGTACTATTACTTTCGTCCAAAATGAATCAGGGAAAACTGTTAACGTTAACATTACACAGGCTGTTGCTGCCACTTATGAGTTTAGTGCCGACCAAAGCACTTGGAATGCCGATGCAAATGGAGGTGCAAATAACTCATATTTATGTATTCAATTAAAAAGTAAAAAGAATGGAAGTAAGATAGGATACACTGTATCATCTAAGCCAAGTTGGGTTACAGAAGTTACAGAAAAACCATCAGGAGTAAGTTGTCCTGTTTTGTCAGGTTATGATTATTCATTTGTAATAATCTCATCCGCAAACAGCTCTTCATCTTCCAGAAGTGGCACTGTGACATTGAAGCAAAATGAGTCTGGGAAGACTGTTAACATAACAGTCAACCAAGAAGGAAAGGCAGAGGCTAAACCTGTTCCGGCGCATATTACATTGAAAAACGGCTCTTGGGCTACATATAGGAGGGGTAATGTTTCTTATAATCCTGGCGCCGGTAAGTGTATTGCCGGATTCGAATGGACTGGTGATGAAAATGGAAATATCCGAATCTACACCTGTGATATTAAGGTGGTGGATGCTGATTATCGTGAGATATCTGGAGCTACTATAAGCATCGGAACAACAACCCAGAGAAAACAATCCGGAAGCTCTTGTTCGTATTTCGGGGCTGTAATGGGTGGTATATTGGCAGGATATGTTCATTCTGGAGATGAGAATGGAGATACTACATGGTATATACGAACTATAAACGTGTCTTACGAAGGCAAAGTGTATAAGACCGCTACTGTTAGGCAGTATGAAAAACAAAATATCTCCAAGAAAGGTGGTGTTTTCAATGTATATAATGAATCTCCTGCTTCTTACAACTTTATCGTAGATGGAGCTGAGTGTGGTGATGAAAATGGTACTTTGAAATACACTTATTCTCAAATGGATCTTAATCCAGCATAATTAGCAAGGGGAGGGAATTTAGTTCTCTCCCCTTGAATATTTTAGATTATAATATTGTGTTTTAAGTATTGTCTATTAGAATAAAAATGATTAATATTGCACATCATTCAATTTTAAATTTTTAGTATCATGGCTTGTAAAAAGAAAGCTCGTCAGGGTGGGGAAGTTGATAAAAAGGACAAACCCAAAATGCGTCAAGGCGGTAGTGTTGGAGGCAAGATGAAAAGAAAGAAGACGAGCACTAAAAAGTGATTGAAAACCAGGGGAAGGTGCTGATCGCCTTCCCCATTTTAATAACATAACAACAACATATTATGAGCAACAAGTTTATTAGCAAAGGACAGAGGAATGTCTGTGTGACGTTTGTGAAGTATTATCCTGTGTTGATGCAGGTTATTATGTTAGCCAGCATTTTTGATGAGTTTTATCCTTTTAGTATCACTAATTGGCTGTATCCGATATTAGGTCATCCTCTATCATGGGACCTATTTCTCTTGGCTTTTTCAAGAATGTTCAGGTTTTGTATATGGCATAGGTTATTGATCTATAGTATGATTTTTAATATCTGTGTAGAATGGGTTACGGTTAATATTGAGATGCCTATTGAGCACAATATCGTAGTGTGGTCTGTTATGGCTGTTACTCTTTTGATAATCATTGCCTCTATTGTTTTAAGGTTTAAAACAGGATGTTTTGAAAATGAAAGAAATTCTGACAGAGACGCTGCGTAAAAGCGGTGCGGCGGTATGCGATAAGATAAAGGAGATGTTTTTAAGCGGGGAATGCGATCATCTTACAGCCAACGATCTTGAGACATGGACGCAGCTTGCTAATCCGGCTAAGTACTATACCGGAGAAGAGGCTGTTTCTTATCTTAATGTAACTTCTAAAAGATTTTATGAATATCGTAAGGCTAAGTTAGTTCCTGATCCGGTTAAGATAAAGGGATTCCCTAAACCTTTATATACGAAAGTCATGTTGGATGAGGCTATAAAAACCATATCCGGTATGAGTGAAAGAGATATTTATATGAGGATCTTGAATGCTAAATCAAGAGAATCAAGAGCAAAAGAAAGGAGGGGAGCATGATCACTAATGGTGAATTTGTATCAAGAGTCGTAAACGGTATTCATGCCCTTGACAAAGATTCGCATGTTAGTCGGAGATGGATATTGAATATCGGTAGAACTAAAGCCGAATCTTATACAGCACAGAGGTGGGATGACGGAACGTTACTTGGCGACCACCGGCTCCTAACTTACGTTACTTGCCTGGAGATGATTGAAGTTGATAAAATAGTTTGCTGCGATGCCGAATTTGCGTTATGTAATACGCTTATGCGGTCAAAGCATAAACTTCCAGGACTTCTTTATTCTGCCCTTAGACCGGCTATTACCAAGGTGACTAACGTAGATAACACCATATTTTTTAAGTTCGCTGAAATAAAGTCGTATCGTAATGAACAAAAAAGACCGTATGCTAAATACGTTAAAGAACGGCGTCCTTTTTATTATGTAGAAAACGACTATATTTATATACCGGATTTTCATATAGAGCTTATTAACGTAGAGTTCTTTACAACAAGAAGAAAGAAGGCGCTGGAGTTAATGGCCTGCGATCCTACACCTAAAGGGTGTGAGTCTGAATGGGAATACGAATTTATTTGCCCTATTAAATTGATCGAATATGTAGTGGCAGAGACGATAAAGGAAGTAGCGTTCAGGCTACAGATTCCTGTCGATGAAAATCCGAATCTTGATTCCAATCAGAAAAGTCAAATTGTTCAATAACAAAATATTATTTATCTTTATTTGGGTCTTAGTTGTGAAACCAAGACCCATTTTTATATAACTTAGTGACATGAAAAGAACATCAATACAATCACCGTATTTTGCAGCTTACTACCATCGTCTTATGAAGAGAAAGAATGGTTTTAAGAAAGGCATGATAAGAGACAGAGGGGAGGTTTTAAGGCTGTTGTCTATTATATGGAAAACCGTATCAGAACATTATGTGGAAGCTGATGCCGGTGTTTACGTAGATAACGTAGGATACTTATGCCATGTACTTATACCGGGGCAGCGCTTTGCCGTCAGGCGGGACCTGGACATCGTGAGCAGGCTCGGAACCAACGGCTACCTCTACAACCACCTGGCTATGGATTTCGCAGACTCTAAAATATATTACCATTTTGTAATACAAGATAGCTTGAAAAAGAAGTTAAGGGTTAAAATGAATAAAGGACGAAGATACCGATTTATGTACAATGAAATACTTGCCAAAAGAAGGGTGTTTAAAGATTTCCAGATTAAGAGAGTTTTCGAAGATAAAGAATTAGGACATAGAAAGTCATAGAAAAAAAGTAGCGATCACCCTTTGTAGATATAGGATAATCGCTACTTTTGCATATCCGTCTACCTTCTCAGGCTGGCGGATATAAAAAAATCATTCCTATTATGGGAACAAAGGTAAACAATTTTCAAAACAATGCGAAGAACAGTAACATTATTTTGACGCAAAAATCCAGCGAAACGGAAACAAACGGGAGCGTAACAATCTTTAAAAATTCAGAATTTGGAGATATTAGAACCATAGTAGATCCAAATGGAGATGTGTGGTTCGTGGCTATAGATGTAGCTCGATCACTTGGCTATGCTACGCCTAAAAATCCGATAAAAAGACATGTTGATGAAGAAGATACCATTCTTTTGCAACTGTCTGATTTTCAGAGGGGCTCGTTTTGGGCTCCATTGGAAATCAATGAGTTAGACAGCATACGTGTAATTAATGAATCTGGGTTATATTCTCTTGTTTTGTCATCAAAATTAGAATCGGCAAAGAAGTTTAAACGATGGGTAACATCCGAGGTTCTCCCCTCTATAAGAAAAACGGGTTCTTACTCTATAACTCCTAAAGATTATCCATCTGCTTTGAGAGCTTTAGCTGATGAGGTTGAAGCCAAGAATAGAGCCATAGCAGAAAGAGCGCAAGCAGAGGTGGAGAAACAGCAAGCTATAAAGACAATAGAAGAGCAGCGTCCTGATGTAGAGTTTGCAGAGTCGTTCAAGAAAGTTGATCATGAAAATATGTGGTTGATTCGTGACATTGCGAAGAAGCTTGAGCAGAATGGAATCATCATCGCAGAAAAGAATCTTCGTTTGTTTCTTGAGGAAGTCAAGTTCATGTTCAGAAATGGGCAGGGTAGATGGGAGTTATACAGTGATATTGTCAAAAATAAGTTTGGTGTGTATAGATCATATTTTGTAGATAAGTATTCTGGGGAAAGAGTTAATCAGCAAACCATCTACATGACTGGTGCTGGATATGAAGTCACACTTAAGGGGATAAAGGAAAAGTGTAGGAGCCTTTTCTTGAAGTACGGCAAGTTTGAAGATCCTAACTTTTGAAAACACAAAATAGGGCGTTATACATATTATTCATATCTTTGTGGAGGTCAGGTTTGTTTCCTGTCCTCCATTTTTTTTAAGAGATGACAGTCGAAAATTATATCATAGAGTTAAAATCGTCTTTAAGATCATTTGACAAGCGTGATCTGATAGATGAGGTATCCATCTACAAATGGGTAGAAATTGCCCTGAAGAAGTTTGGAGGCGATATTACTATGCGCAAAGAAGCGGTAGTGGATGTCAAGCGAGGGCAGGCTCGTATGCCTGGTGATTACTTTGATCTTATTCTGGCTTTTAAATGCGATTTTAAAGGATATGAGGTACCTGAAGGTGACAAGGTGATACCAGAACTTCAAAATACAATAGCCTGGAAAGAACGTACCGAAAGAAGTTATAGGTGGTGTTCTTGCGATGAATGTTGTAAAGACGAATGCGAGAAAGTGATAGTTGAAAAATTTTATATCAACACCCATGATCGCGATCATGAAGTTCGTTGCTATTATGACCGGCCAGTAATGTTAGGTCTTGCTAAGCCTATGCTTCGTGATTCTTGTTTAAGTAAATGCCGGAATAAGGTAATAAAGGATAGTCCGTATGAGATAAATATCGTAAACGGATTCCTGTATGCCAATTTCGATGGTCCTATTTACATGCAGTACCGGTCTCTTCCTTTCGACGGAGAATCTAATATAATTATACCAGACACGCCTCAAGGTCTGGTATTGGATTATGTAGATAATTTTGTAAAGATGAGATTCTTTGAGGAACTGATGTATAATGGAGAAGCACAAGGGGCAGCCGATTTGTTCAAGTTGTATGCACAGCAAGATTTGGTTAAGCTGAAAAATGCTAAGACCGAACTTAAGATGATGGGTATGACATTAAAAGGCATGTACGAACCTCTTAGGCGGCGCCGTGCTGAGTTTGAGATATATACTAAGGCGTATCCTGTAATTGACAATATACTTAAATTGGTATGACAGAAGTAGTTCTATTTATATACTTGTCTGGTGTTATCGCATCCATGATTGTTTGGTCAATCAGGCAATTTAAAGGAGATGCGAGTTTGGTAGAGACAATGTATTGCCCGATAGTATTTTTGTCGAGTTGGATATACGTATTCGAAATATTAAAAAATAAATAAGATGTTAGAAGTTAGTGCAAGCGAAATAGTAACTGCCGACAAAATGAGAGGCGTAGGACCGGCAAATATTATCTTCACAGCCGGCCCTAATCCGGTAGCTGAAGATCGTAGAGGCGTAGCTAAGGTAACGGCTGGTGGAGAGAGTAAGAGCGTTACAATCACACAAGCTGCCGGCGAGCAGGTCGTTGTAATTCCTGAGTTCGATTATCTTGTTCTTAGGTACGGATGGGAATCAGAAGACGGTTCCGATTTTGATACTGCAACCGGTTTTACCAATACAGGCATATCAAATGTGGATAACAAGTACGTTGGATGGAGCAAGCAGTGGGCTACTACCCAACAACAGGTAGGTGATTACCTTATCTATGGTGGTGATAACATGCAGTCAGGACTCGAAGGGGCACTTATTAAGATGAAGACCTTGCTATCAGCGCCGGGCATGGACGAGTCGGAACCTAATATCAATGCCGATATCTATGGTAATTGGTATGGGAATAGAGGACGAGGAAATGTCGTTGTGTCTTTTACAGCCTACCTTGGAGGAGAGATGGTTAAACAAGGATTTAACTTCATTAACGAAGGCGGTGAAGAAGTTTACTCCGACAGCATCACTACCAACGTTTCAGCTCATGGGGAAACCAATTACCAAAATATAAAAGGTTTGTACACTAAGATGGGTACGATGGTTTATAATAAGGAAAAGCGTGATTGTGTTATTGTTATAGGTTAAGATATGGAAAGCCTTTGGAATAAATACAATAAGATCAAGGAGGTGTTTTACCGGGATTTCGTTTATGATTCCAGCTACACAGAGCAGGCCTCGTGCATCCCACTGTCGTCGGTGAAGAACGGGGTAGGCTGGGTCGGCGACGGAACTATTAACCTGGCCCAGTATCTTCAGTTTGTATATACGGAAATGATTCTCGGCAATAAGACAGAAGATGATGTCTGTAATGCCATACTGGTGCTTACTCGTCTTGCTGATACTACCTATGATCTATTTTTTAATAGCAATAAAGGTATTTATTTCAAATTCGAAAAAGGATTTTTCTTAAGAGACGATATCCATAGCGAAGATGCAAGCAAATTCGGTCTTACCAAGATAAGTTCCGGGTACACTAATGGTATAGAGTTAAAAGACGAAGATCCATGCTTCTCCCCATTCACTTCACAAGATCAGATCTGGAATCTGGCTCCTATATTAGCTTTCTTGTCAGAAAAAGGATTTGAAGAAGCCAGGCAAGTAGGATACGATATTTTTGAGTACGTTATTAGGAACAGACACAAGATATACAATCCTTATTACAGTGCCTTGCTTCATCATTGGACATTCCTTCCTGATATGGATACCGATAAGGTCAAGCCGTGGGATAGGGTTAGCAACCGTAACAAGAATCTTAAATACAAAGTTAAGGTTAAGAGAGGGGCTAACAATTGGTACTTCTCTGGAGGGTTCAGATGGGCGTTTAAGAAGTTTGGTGGCGAGTGCAGTACATTCTGGCATTGTCTATGGTATAAGCCATTTATATTCTTAGCAGATAGAGTATATCATCCATACATATGTAAATGGTTTGGTATTAAGGTTAAAAACAATTCTTATTATTGTCTTGGATCCACAAATGAAAAATCATGGTACGGTCCTAAGTTCAGAAAGAGGCTGGTTAGTAAGTTTAATAAGTCTCTGGAAGGGGGAAAGCTATTTATGCCGCATCTTGTTTTTCTTAGAGGGGGTGAAGACGTTGATAAAAGCAAGTTAAGATCTTATCTCGAAAAATGGGAATGGGATGGAGTTAATTCTCCTATTGAGTTTTTGATTTTGTGTAATTGGTTTAAAATTATTTTTGGAAATGAAAATATATTATAAATCAAAAATAGCTAAGTTATTTACGTTCATTGACGGCTACAAAACAATTATGTTATTTGGAGCCGTATTTACCGAACGTGATAGTATATCATTGAAGGCCGAATATCATGAAGAGTCGCATTGCAATCAGTATCATACAATGTTTTGTTTTGGTATGTTTATATCATTGCTTACAATAGGATTGTGTCTCTTATTCGGTAATGCAGGATGGTGGATGCTGTGGTTGTCTCTTATTCCGATATTTTTATACTATTCATGGTATTTAATTGAGTACCTGATTAGGTTGTGCATATATCGCAATCACGATAAGGCATATCATAATATCGTATTCGAAAGAGAGGCTTTCGACTTAGAAAAGTATTGGAATCGGCATGATGTTTTGAGGAAGGAGTCGGAAGGGTTTAGTTTCCTCGGTTATTATAGGAAGGAGTATCATTATGAGTAGGAGAAGATATTTTGAGGAACAGAGATCTGGTAATGGAGCTATTTATCATTGTGTAAAAACAGAAATCGAGCCTGGAGATAGGATCAGGTTATTTAATTTAATGAATAAAATCAAATCCGATACAATTAGCCAGGATAAGATAAATAGCGTATTGAATCAACTTAGAGAAGGAACAGCCTTTAATATTCATACTCATAGTTCAGTTTCTTTTTCGTTTTCAAGCACTTCTACCGGTTACGAACCAATGACAATATGGATTAGATTTGACCCGTATCCTGCAAGTGAACAACAGGGTATTATATACAAGTTTCAGATAAATGACCAGAGGTACGTTTTTATGTTTTCTAATAGATACGATGGAATGAGAGATCTTATTAATAATGCAGATGAAGATGTTGATTGTATTACTTCTGCAACAGAGAGTAGTATATATCACAATGATTCTTTCTATATATTTGTGTAAATTATGAGGAGGAGGTTCGAATATAAACACAGGGAACTTGAAGACTTTCTTATAAGGTTTTATCCGGCCGGCAATTACACATGGGTAGTCCCTGGTGGTTGTACCGAGGTGGATGTTTTTCTTGTTGGTGGAGGTGGTGGAAGTGGAAACGGTTCTGGCGCCGGAAGTGGATATACCAAGACCTACAAAAGAAACAATATAGGAATAAAACAAGGTTCTCAAATATCTGTAACACCAGGTCAAGAAATTAATATCATAGTAGGAAAAGGTGGAGCAGGTCTGTATTATGGCTATCCTGAGAAGGGAGGATTCTCTCAATTTATGAACTCATCTTACAGAGCAGATGGTGGAAATCCTTCTGGTAATGGTCTTCTTAACGGAGAAAACTCAACAGGTGGTCCTTATACTGGAGGAAATGGTGGAAGTGGAGGATCTGTAGATCAATCAGGTGATGAGTTTTACGCTGGATCGGATGGATCTGATGCCCCTGGAATAACAGACGGTAATGGGATATATCACCCACCTGGAACGAAATATGGAGGAGGAAAAGGTCAAGGATATACAACCAGAGATTTTGGAGAACCGACGGGTAAAAGAAATGCCGGAGGTGGTGGAGCTGATAGAAATAGAGATGGTGGTATGGGAGGTGAATCCGATTATGATGAAGGATGTGGAATCGGAAGAGGAAACAGAAAAAGTGGTGGTTACGGAGGAGGCGGATGCGGCTCGGAAGGAACCGGCGGTGATGGTACTGTGTTAATTAGGGGTAAAAAATATAAATCGTAAGTAAATGTTATGAGACGAAGATTTGAAAATGTTAATATGGTGATGGGTAATTGTTTCTCTCCTGTAATGGAAGGGAGTCAATTTCAATGGGATAATATTGTAGGGTGATTATATACAACTTTACACCACAAATATAGGAAATTGTTTTTTTATATATAAATAATAATTCCTATATTTGTGTCATGAGATTAGTTGAACAACATATAATCAAACAAAGTTCAATATATTACAATGAGCTTCAAGACCTATTGCATAAGTGTAAAAACTTATACAATAAAGGGTTGTATGTTGTTAGACAACACTACTTTCAATACAAGAATGATAATACTGTAAAGTATAAATACCTCAACTATTATTCTCTCGAAAGAGTGTTGAAAACAGAAAATGATGTTGACTATCGTGCTTTACCAGCACCGGTTGCTCAACAGGTGTTGATGATGGTTGATAGGAACTTTAAATCTTTCTTCAATCTCTTTAATAAAAAGAATAGAGGTGAGTATTCCGAATTTGTTAGAATGCCTAAGTATCTTAACAAAGACGGTTTGTTTCCTGCTGTTTTTACGACCGCATCTTTTTCTCAAAAATGGATAAAACAAGGTATTGTTAAGTTACCTAAACAGTTTTCCTTTACCACAAGAACCAATAAACAAAATATTCAACAACTTAGATTCGTTCCTAAGAATGGATATATTGTTCTTGAAATAGTTTACAATAAGAAGGAAAAAGATCTTATGTCCGATAATGGGAACTATCTTGGTATCGACATAGGATTAGATAATTTAGCATCTTGTGTTTCAAACAACGGTTCTTGTTTTATCATCAATGGTAGACCACTAAAGTCTATCAACCAATATTATAATAAAAGATTAGCATTCTTAAAATCTAAATTAAAAGATAATAAACATACTTCAAAACAAATTAGGTCATTAACTAACAAAAGGAATAATAAGATCAAAGATTATCTTCACAAGGCAAGTAGGATATTGGTTAATCACGTAGTTTCCAATGGTATTAATACGATCATAATCGGTCATAACAAATGCTGGAAACAAGAGATCAATATCGGAAAACGAAATAATCAGAACTTTGTATCTATTCCTTTTAATGTATTTATCTCAATGATATCTTATAAAGCAACATTAGAAGGTATTAATGTTAAGATTGTTGAAGAATCTTATACTTCAAAATGTAGCTTTTTGGATAATGAACGGATTTGTAAACATGAATCTTACAAAGGAAGAAGGACCAAACGAGGATTGTTTAAAACCTCGTTTGGTAGGACTATTAATGCTGATATCAATGGTGCTTTTAACATCATTAGAAAATCAGAAAAAGAATCCTTTGATGTAACGATGTTACCAGAAGGTAGAGGGTTTTGGTGGAACCCGGTACGTATTTCTGTATAAATATATACTATTTTACATTTCTGGTGTAAAGTGGTATATAATCACCTAATTATATTGATATTCAAATAAGAAATTTCAATGATAATCCTATCCCCGATTTTTATGTAGGCGTGGTCGATAAAGTAGGAGACTGAAAATGTATTTCTTTTCTTCACCTACTTTAGAAATCCATTATTAAATCTCTTTTGCTATCTTTGTGACAAACAGTTATTAACATGGCATTAGAAGATAACAGAAACATAGCGATTCCTCAAACAGGTATGAATCGCGATCTGCATCCGTCGAGTCTTACGGATCAGCATTATACGTTTGCCTTGAATGCCAACATCGAATCCGAGGATGGTAATGTTGGAATGAGATCTAACGAGCACAGTAATCTTAAATGCATTGATTTCGATGGGTTTAAAGTTATTGGTTATAAGAATGATCTTACTTCGGGCAATATCTATTTTTTTATAACAAATCCTGAAACAGGCGTATCTAAAATAACTTATTTCAAGCCTGAATCCGATACAAGTATCTTGTCTGATTCTGATATAGAATCTATGGTAGAAGGATCGGAGTCGTTGTGTTCTGGCATGAAAACCCTGCTTGAAGACAACGAGCAAGATCCGTGCCTTAAGTTCTCTATCTACCATCCTATAAAAACCATAGAAATAAAGACAGAGAAATGTGGGAAATGTATTTACTGGACTGACGATTATAATCCTCCCAGGTATGTTATTGTAGACAAGGCTCTGACTCCTGATGATGAAGGTGATATATGGTATCATTATCATGGGTATAAGATATGCGATAAAGAATACGATAGGAAAAAGTTCATGCAGGAAAATGGTTGTTTTCTGGCATGTGAGAAACTTAGGGTGTTTCCACTACTGGACCAGCCATGTGTAGAGCCGGTACAGATAGAGTACGGGGGCAGCCTGCGTGCGGGCGTGTATCAGTTTGCTGTGGCCTTGTGCGATGAATTTGGTAACGAGAAAACTAACTATACTTCATTAACTAACCCTGTTCATGTATTTGATGAGCAATATATCAGGATAAATGATGGTAAATGGGGAGAAAGAACTAATCTTGGTATAAGACTTAAGGTGTCTAATTTGGATAGGCAAGTCAGCCATTACAAGGTGGCTGTTATTCAGAATACTGTAGGATACAATGGCGAAACACAACCTGTAGTTGATTATTTTATAGAAGGTATTCATCCTATTACAGAGAAGACTATATACTATTATTCTGATCTTAATAATAAGAGGACAACATTTGAACACATTTCTTTAAAAAGAGCCATATATAATACATCAAGAGGAATAGTGTCAGTCGGAAACCGTCTTCTTCAATATGGTCTTACGGCGGAAAAAGAATGGAATTTACAGCCTGTAGTTTCTCTTATGGGGCATTTTCTAAAATGGCAGGCATCGGTAGCCCACGAGGATCTGTATAAGGATGGTAATGCCTGTTCGTTGTATGTGGGATACATGAGGAATGAAGTATATCCTTTTTCTATATCATTTAAGACATCCACCGGATATAAAACTCCAGCATTCGTTCTTGTTCCCCCACCTTATGATAAGGCGAGAGAGGAAATGAACAAAGACAGTATCCCATACCAGTCTATAAACACATATGCTCCGGATTGCTCGGGTGTTGATAGGAAATATGTATGGCAGTATAGCAATACAGCAGGAGATGGAGTATTGATTGACGACGATGCGGTTGTTATAGATGAAGAACAGAAAGAGTGTAACAACCCGGCTACCGTAGGTCAAACTGTTATAGTGGAAAGCAATTTTGCCACTTTTAAAGGTAAATCAAGATTTATTATCGATTATGATGATATTGTAGGAACCCCTATAAATTATTTGTCTGAAAATATAGGTCTTGTAGCTTGTAATAATAAGGAGAATGGAAACAATGAAAGACAGATATGTGATATAGCTACCAAATACAGAGAAGACGGAACACAGGATTATATGGAGCCAATTGATCATATTAGGTTACCAGAAATGGAAGGAGACTGCGAAGTCCCTCATCGTCAAGAATCTATATTGTCAGCTCCAGTTCCTTTGATAACAGGTCTTGTGGAAGATTATATATATAAGGTTCTTAGTGAAATGGAACATGTCTCTACAGATTATCTATACACCACAGGAGGAGAGAATCAGAATAAGTATTCTGTGTTGTTTAACTATGAGACAATGGACTCTTTATCTGAATGGATGGAGGAAGCATTTTTTGGGTATAGCGCTGGCAGCATATCAGGTGATGGCAATCAACATCTTTGTTCTGAGTTTTATCCATATTTACAACCTGGATCTGTTTTAAAAACTGTATCTGATGCTATATACGTATTAGATACCATGCCCTGTACATGTGGATGTTATATTGAGAGTTATTGTTCTGATCCTACTGTGTCAAGAACCGATTATAATAACTTTCAAAATTATAATTATCTTCTTGGAAGTTACATCCTTCATATAGATGGATGGAGTCAAAAGATAAATGGTGTAGGGGATTGGAGAGCCGGCAGATCTACCAGTACGGTCATAAACAATCAGTACAGATCTAAGAATGGTCCAAGATATTGTATTGAAAAATTCTGGCCTGAAGCTTCTGAGAAGTTGCAAGATATGATATATAAAAATTCGGATACTGGTATAGATGAAACTGATTGGAAATTTGAAGGGTATGTAAACAATGCTACATTTAACAATCCTACGGGGGATAAGCTTAATATTGGATTCGCATCTGAATTTGTAGTATGGAAATTTGTCAGGAATGTAATGACAAATGCCAGGTTTATCAGAATCAATAGACCAGAAGAGTGGGACATAGAAGGTTATAAAGATGAGAACAAAGTTCTTTATCTTGAAGCTCTTGGAAAGGTAGATGGCATAATGGATGCTGTGTCTACCAATTACGTTCGTGTTTCTTTTTGGAAGGATGTTGAAACATGGTCCCCTCTTGGAATAGTACCAGTTGAATTTGATAGACCTGAGTATGAATCATCTCATTCTGTTATTATTAACATAGCAAAACCAGCTTTCGGAGAAATAAATGAAGAGTTTTTTGATTCTATAGGTCAAAATTATTTTTATGTTACAATAGAATCTCCTATTGTGGCAGTTCCTTGGATAATGACGTTTAGACAAATTCAATTTTGTTCTTATAAAAATTATGATACCCCAGAAGAAGAGGAAGAAGAAGGGAAGAAGCCTTCCCGTGCTATTCTTGGAGTCGCTTTTGCTACGGGTAAAACCATATATCCTTATATTTTTGGTGTAAGAGAAAAAGAAATAAATAAGGTTGATTTGTCTGTTGATTCAATAACATTAAGATCAACAGTCGTATTTGCATCAAAATGTCAGACATGTGGAGATAGGCCCATCAATTGCAAGCCTCGTCCTTATAAATACGGAGATTTTGCATATTGGGAATCATCTGAGAAATATCCTGCTAATTTTGAACTTTATGATAGTAGTAGGATGAAAATAGACACAGGCAGATCTTATGATGATCCAAAAAAATCAGAAGCTTATTCTAATATTATGAATAAGTTAACAGAATATTATGGTGCTCCTTTGTCAGACAAAGATGGATTATCTTATTTCAAGGGCCATTCTTATGGAGGAGTAGATACTTCTACCGTATTTTGCCAACAACCTATACGTCATTACCGGTTCCCAGATAACAAACATATACCTTTTATGAACAGTGATGAACGTGGATATGACATAGCTTCTGAAATATATCCGGTAGGTATTATGGTAGATGAGAACACCATACAAGTGTTTTTGGATTTTGCGGTGGATTCTGGTTTGATTACGCAACAACAAAGAGATACGATCGTAGGATATGAACTGTATCGTGGAGATAGGAGACTAAATAGGTCGGTTGTAGCTTCAGGATTAGCCTATGATATGCTTAGATACATAGGAGACGATGGTAATGTAAATATCTATCCTAATTACCCATATAATGACCTATCACAAGATCAATATAATTATACGTCTGGCAAAAGAGACGAGTTTATATCCCATCCTTTCGACAAAGGAGGAAACGTGTGGTATTCATTTTGTTCGCCTGATATTTATTTTAACAAGCCCGAACTTCCAAATGAAGTATGTATAGACGGGTTTCAAAGAGGAATGTCTGTAGGCAGTTTTATACCTGTCGAAGATCATCCAAAATGGACTATCTTAGGTCCTGCCGCTTATACGATGGCTGCGTCACTTGCCGCAGTTGAATCAAGTGCCACAATAGCCGCTATGATAGCAGAAGAGCTTCAGATAAGGGCTCAGTCTGGATACATAGGAGGGTCGGCTGGTCTTACCGGAGGAGGATTCCTAACGAATTTAAGTGTGGCCATGCTGTTTTCTTCAATGGTGTCAACCATCAGTCAAACTCTTGCTAAGGGCCCGATATTGTACGGTAAGTACCGTTATGATTGGCTTAATACGTTTATAAACAATGGACCAAGACGTAATCATGCATGGTATTATACTTCTGTAGGATTATATAATTCAATGATAGGTATAACGGACCAGGATAAGTATGAACGAAATTTTGCTCGTGGTTTATCTTCTGTTAAGTACATGAAGTCCGGTGTATATCCTATGATGGATGCCAGTATGTCATCTAAATGGGGAACCGGTAAAAACGATAATGAGGGACGATTCTTATTTGTTAATAATATAGATCGTGAATCTTCGTTATTTTTATCATTTGGTGATCCAGGTGAAAAAGGAGATGGTAAATCGAAATATTTATTGGAATATCCGAACTATGTCTACAACTACGACAGTAGCCGTATAGATGATTCGGTTATTGCTGGAAGAGATGTTGTAGCAGGAAGAACATTCGAGCAATCCAAATCAGTTTCATACATCTGTTCTCCGTATATGAGGCTTATGCGATATAGGCCGGATCAATATGGTCAAATAGAAGATATAAAATGGATTTCCATAGGTGGATGTGGATTTTTCACTAATGAAAAGAAACTGATGTTCGGTGGTGATACGGTGATAACCAGATTTTCATTAAAGAGAAAATTTCCTGTTTTTTATAATAGTGCTTTTGGTATTGGAGATATGATACCTTTCCCTTACATGGATTATAGAAATGTAGGATATCCAAGATATTTTGTTAATTATGATACAGGGGAAGATGCGCTTGAAACCACGGATAACGAACGTTTCAATAGTTGGACATCTTCTAATAAAGGAAGATATGCTTTTTACCCAAATAGGAAGAGCTTGTATGAATTGAACGGTGACACCTCCGGTAAGTATGTAGATGGCAGATTTTATACATGGTTCTATGGTATTCCTCAGTTCCTTGTAGAGTCTGAAATAAATTGTAATTTCAGATTAGAGGGCCCTCAGCCTCATGAATTATTCTATCCAAAAGTAGGAGATTTTGTTTGGTGGACACAAGAAAAGAACGTATCTATCCATAGGGACAATGATTACAAGATAAGTCCTATCTATTCATCAAGAATGACATTGGCACCTAATATATTGCCGGCAACATACGAACGTCGTTTTTATGATTGTGCTTACCAGCGACCTAATGGTGTTATATGGAGTAGGGCTGACGTATCTGAAAACAGTCAAACAGATCCGTGGCTAACGTACAAGCCTATGGACTATCATGAGTTCCCAACCAGCAACGGGAAGCTTATTCACATGAAGCGTATTGAATCCGATCAGATTCTTGTCAGGTTCGAGGACCAGGTTTCACTCCATAACGCCATAGACGTAATCAAGGAGCGCACCTCCCCAGGGCAGGCTGAGATGGGCACCGGCGGTCTGTTCGCGTCCAGGCCTCTGGAGTACAACACGACCGACCTCGGTTATTCTGGAACACAGAGCACTGAAATAATTAGTTCAGAATTTGGTCACTTCTGGGTAGATACTAAAAGAGCACAGGTGTTTATGACCGATCCGAACGGACGTAATCTCAAGGAACTTAGTGTAGGTATCAGACATTGGCTCAAGCGTCATCTTCCGTTTAAGATTCTTAGATACGGAATAACTAATATCTTAACCGGCACAGAGATGACAGAAGAAGATACAGACAATAAATTTATCGGTCTTGGTCTGTCTCTTGGATGGGATAACAGGTATAAGAGAGTACTTATCACGAAAAAAGATTATATACCTGTTAAGAACCCGGCATATTACAAATATGATGGTGGAAGGTTCTTGTACAATGAAACAGAGGTGTTATCAAACGATAAGGAAATATCTTTAAAAGACGAACAGTATTTTAAAGACGTGTCGTTCACTATCGGATATTCGTGTCTGAAGCAAGAATGGATTTCTTATTATTCGTTCTGTCCTGACTATTATATAGAACAGCAACAATATTTTCAGACAGGAATAAACTTCCCGACATCAGACGAAGAAGGCGGCTTATGGAGTCATTTGCTGACGAATAAGAGCTTCCAGACATTCTACGGAGCAACATATCCATTTATATTAGAAGTGCCGATAAAAGAGAAATATAATGGCTCTACGCTGGCTTCTGTAGAATACGAGCTTGATGCAAGGAAATACGTCGATGATGTGAATTACACTCTTGACAGGAAAGTAGGTTTAGATACGATAACTATCTACAACGACACAAACAACTCAGGTGAAATTCATCTTGTTCCAGAAAAAAAGAATAATTTAGCGCAACGTATATCGTATCCGAAAATCGTAGGCGACTATACTGAGGTCCTGGATACTGAGGTATATAGAAGACATAAGTTAAATGACTTCTTCAACAGGGTTGACGATGACCGGTCAGATACCCCTATTTGGATCAAGGACGATAACGATATAAATAAGTCAGTTAATCCTGATGCTCTTAATTTCAGACGGTCATGGCTGGATAGGTTAAGAGGAAGTTGGATGCTGATGAGGATAAAGAAAGTAATTAGCAGCCGGAAAATTATATTCCAGTGGTTGATTTCCGAAGATAAGATTAAAAATAGATAATATTAGAAGGAGGTGAGAGATGAGGAGAAGGGTGATGATGGGAAAGAGAGAATTGGTAGAAGTTGTGGAAGAGTTAAAATCATCCGGTACATGGATGGTGCCAGCTGGTTGTAAATTTGTTGATGTATTCATTGTTGGTGGCGGTGGCTCTGGTGCATCGTCAGGCCCTGAAAGAGGTGGTGGAGG